TGTCTGGTAGGGCCGTGTTAAGGTTAACGCGGCGTAACGAAACTTGGTTCACAAATATGGTTAACAAATTAACTTCCCCGCGTTAACCATAGTTTTTGAATTATAGGGGTTGACGAATCACTTCGACTCGTTCAAAAACGAATCATCGAAACCAAGGAGACATTCGATGATTGAAGCAATTGCCCTGATCGCCCTTTTCGTGGTTTTCCTCGGCGCTCGCGCGCTGCTGGTCGCTCGCGCCTACGCTCGCAAGGTCGCAGGCACGCAGGCACGCAGGCCGATCATTACGCCTTACGTCGGGCCACACTATACCCACCATGGGCGCGAAATCGCCCCCCGCTCTGCAATTAACAAATGGAAGGCTTGCTAATGGCTCACGATATTGAAATCATCGACTCAGGCTCTATCGTTCAAGTGATCGCTGTGACCGAATCGGCTCAGGACTGGATCAACGAAAATGTTGATGCGCCTAGCTATATGTGGAACGGGCGAATCCTCAACATCGAACATCGCTACGCTGACGACATCATTGACGGAATGCTCGCCGATGGACTCGAACTTGAATAAATGGCTTGACGAATCACTTGGACTCGTTCAAAAACGAATCATCGAAACCAAGGAGACACGAAATGGCCACTGTCGAAACCGTCACCATCGTCAACGTTTATCCCTTTAAGGGGTTCTTTGATAGTCACGTTAACCTCTACCACGATGAACTTGCTTTTCTGGCCGATCCGTTAGGATACGCTGAGGATCAGGACTATCAGGCGGGAAAACTACTCAACTGCCAAGCGGATTGGGATGCCGATTACATCGCAGGACAGGAGCCGCCTGACTGGGCGCAATAAGCAAAGGGAGGCGAAAGCCTCCCTTTTTTTTGTCCTACGCAAAATTATGGTTAACAAAATCTGCCGTTTCGTTAACTATACTTGGAAAGACGGTGTTAAGGTTAACGCGAGCCTACCAAGTATGGTTAACAAAAACGGCCTAGAAATTAACCATGTTTTAGGGATTGATGAATCTCTTAAACTCGGGCAGGAGAGAATCATCGGAATTAAGGAGACAGACCGATGAAACGCTTTGAATTGACAGGAACAGGAATCAGTGATTCGCAGGACGAATCCGCGCTGCTGGCGGCTGCGAAAAAACACGGCCTGAAAAATCCCCGACTCGCCTATCACCTAGGCTTGTCGAATCAGCCGAAAACGATTCGTTTTAGTGCGCCTAGCTGGACGGATGCTGACAAGCTTTCCGACCTTGTGCGAACCGAATTTTTCCCTGAGAACGCCGAGGGGCGCTTGTGCCCCATGATCCGGGCTTACCCTGTGGAAGCGCTGGAATAGCGCCCTAAGGGCTTCTCTGGGCTCTGCTGGCATAGCAGGGCCCGGAATGCCCCTGAGAATTGAGCCCCGCACAAGTGGCTTGACGAATCACTTTCGTTCTGACATGAACGAATCATCGGAATTAAGGAGACAGACCGATGAACAGCTTCGAACGAATTGCAGGACTTCTCTTCACCGGCTTTGCTGTGCGCGCTGCTGCTGCTGTGGCTGCTGTATGTGTTGCCTATACTGCTAGTGCTACGTTATTCGCTGCTGTGGCTGCTGTGCAGAACACGCTAGACAAGCTACCCTGATGGCTAGTCGCAATCAATGGGAATGCGATGTGCAGGGCCAGCGACTCGGACGCTGGCCCGATCGCCCGATCGCCGAGGCGAGGGCGCGCAGGGCTGCACGCCTAGCCGCTGACTTCCAAAGGGAACAAGCTATGGTAAATAGCGAGTAAACAAAAAGCGAAATAAAGTGATTTTAGGTATTGACCGAATCACCCCGAATCGGTATTACTGAGTCATCGGAAGCAAGGAGACACCGAAATGCAAAATCAGATGCCAGTTTACCCGGTTTGGAATCATTCGGTTTTCATGGGCCACATTAGCGCCGTTAGCCTCAAGCAAGCTAAGGCTCGTGCCCGCGCCAAGTGGCCGCACCGCCGCCTTCAAATTGAGGCTCCGGTTAACAAGGCTCTCTCGGATGCCGACCGATTGGAAAGCAACAAGGGGGTGCAGGCCAAGGCGGTGATCCGCTAAGGCCTAGCCCCAAGGGAAAACGAAAGGCGGGCCGAAAGGTCCGCCTTTTCTTTTGCTTAACGTAAATATTCATTAACCATAACTTGAAAAATTTTTCGACCGGGCAAGGGACCCAAGAGGGTATACCCTTTGTCGCAAAAAGCGGCGCTCTAGGCGCTCACCTGACACAAAATAGGTGGACTTTTCATCAAAGCTGTGATACCCTTTGTCAGCATAAAAAGTTGATATTGTTCATCACGCGCCCCCGTCCTACTCGCATCACGTGATCCCTCGGCATAAAGCCACAATGCCGTAACGTAACCCCGACATCCGCCAATTTTTCAACGAAGGTAACCACAGGTTCAGACCCCTAGGGCACCAACAAAGTTGTCACACCTCGGTGGGACCCATGGGGTATACCCTTCTGAAAAAATCGATTTCCATTTCGCCTCCGGTAGATTCGCTATTTGGGTTGAGGACCTATGATAGCATAGGCGCATCACTCTCGGACACAACAACACAAAGAGGGAGCCAATGGCCCGCAAAGCTCGCGGGACTGGTGCCACCAAAAAGCGAGCCCATCGCAAGGCGAACACCACACCCGCCAAAAAGCAAACTCTCTACCCTTCCAAATATCCAAAGGATCAAGGCATTCCTTATTCTTCGCACAGGGATCATCCGATGTCGGTAATGACCAAAAAGCGTCCTCCACAACTTCAAGCCAACTCTCGAAACCAGAAGGTCTATCTCAAAAAGCTCCGCCAGCACCATCACGATATTCTGATCGTTTCAGGACCAGCCGGAACTGGTAAGACCTACATGGCGGTTCGTCAGGCCATCGCCGATTTCCAGAAGGGCGACATCACGAAGATCGTCATCACTCGTCCCAATGTCACCACCGGTGATGACCTAGGCTACCTGCCGGGCACCCTAACCGAGAAGATGGCTCCATGGACCCGGCCGATCATTGATGTCTTTGCCGAGTGCTATGAGATGCACCAGATTCAGATGATGCTTACCAACGAGACGATCGAGATCGCACCGCTGGCTTACATGCGGGGACGCACCTTCAAGAACTGCGTCGTGATCGCAGACGAAATGCAGAACGCCACGCCGGAACAGATGAAGATGCTCATGACCCGGATCGGGGAAGGCTGTAACATGATCATCACGGGCGACATCAACCAGTATGACCGTCACATTGGTAAGATGGGCCTCGGGGATGTCATCTACCGTCTTGAAGACAAGCGCAATCGCCAGCCGTCGCTGCCGGGTTTCATCACCGGAGGTATGCAAGGCATCACGGGCCAAGATGACGACAATAACGACAATGACGATGCCGAGGTGGCATGTGATGCTTCGTATGACTACGAAACCGCCCTCCGTTACGAGCGTATCGGACTTGTCAAGTTGACACGTGATGACGTTTGCCGTCACCCGGTCATTGAAGAAGTGCTCGATCTGTTTGGGGAGTAAATCGCCGGTGGGGAACTAGGATGGACCCCACCGGCGCTCACGACTCGAAGGGTCATTCGGGGGATGAATGTCCTCAACGATTTTCCAAAAGGTGCCCGGCGCATTCAGGCTAATGGGCGCGCCGGGCAGTCTCTCGGATTGTCTACGAGGCCGCAGACGAATCCTCATTACCATAACTTGAAAACATGTCAACCCCCAAGAGACCACCACTATGATTATCAGACCTCCTGTATTCTTAAAGGAGCCTAAGGGTTCCTACGCATCACATAATGCGTTTTGGCTTGTGATCCGGCGCACGCGGATTGTTCACCCGCTGGCTACGTTGTTACAGGAGTTTGTCGAGTGGCGTTACATGCTAGGTTTCCGCCTCGCGTATTTCTTCACGATTGGCGGCGTTGGTTCATTGCTTGCGGCTGGTGATCCGGTCAACACGGGCATCGCGTGGACTTTCGCTTTGCTTGCTTTTGCGGCTGGCAGCGCTTTGCTCCCGGCTTCCATCAAACAAGAGGTGGAATATCGCGGGAAGATGAGCGAAGTCATTGCTGCGGTCGAACTCTATAACGCCGATTTCGAGAAGAAGCTAGCGGACGAAGCAGGCTCGCTGCGCTTCTATCCTCAGTTCAAGGGTGTTCCGATCGAAGAGATCACACGCCAGATGCGGGAAGAAGAGCCGTTCGCTCGTGAACAGTTCAACAAGCACCGCAAGTTCATCCTGACCTTTGCTGATAAGTGGAGCGAGGCACGATGATCAGCTTTGCATTTTTCGCGTTCATTGGACAAGCCCTGTGCGGCTGGCTTCTCGCCGACTTCATCGGCGGGCTTTTGCATTGGTGGGAGGAGCGCATCGGTAAGCCGACAAACCGGTGGATCGACAAGTGGGTGCTGGAGCCAAACGACCTACACCACACCGATCCTATGGACTTCACTAAAACACCGTTCTGGGCGCGTAACTCGACGACATTCATCGCGGCCGGGGTGATCAGCGTTATCTGGTTGTGGCTCTTCGGTCCGAGTGTCGTGTGGTTCTTCGCCACGTTTGGTGGGATGATGATGAATGAAGTTCACCTGTGGACGCACAAGCGCCAAGGCGGCTGGATCGAGGTGTTTCAGAAGACCGGCGTCATCCAATCTGGCCGCAGCCACGCGGTTCACCACAAGCCCCCGCAGAACAGGAACTTCTGCATCCTGACCGATTGGCTCAACCCGATACTCGAAAAGCTCAAGTTCTGGCAGAGGCTCGAACGGGCTCTGCGTATCAAGCCCCGCAAATCATCAGATCAGTAAGCGCAATTTTTGCTTGACATAGTTAACGTCTTGTGTTAGCTTTAACATCAACTTGAAATTCCTTTTGCATCATCGATCAGTGGTTATCCTGTAAACGACGTGGACCACTCACTCCAACGGCCCGGCGAGTAGCGGCTTTGGTCGGCTGCCAAAGTGGGGAGAGCGGAAGTGAGCACGGCGGGGACAGGTAAACTTATTGCCGGTCAATCTGGACAGAAAAAGCTGTCGCGATGGTGTCCCGGCGAGCCCGGTCCCAGCGGGGCCTAGAGGGTGAGCCCGTCCCACGCGTGGTAGGACGCATGTGCCAATCGAAGCGCGGGGATTGTTTCAGATAGGGTGGCCCCCTTCATCAGCCTGTCTCCTCCGACTAGGCCCCCGGTATCATAAGGACCGGGGGCCGCCTTTTCAGAGATTACATGCCAGATTATACTCCCCCGACTAAAGGCCAAGTGAAGCGGTTTCATAACCGCCAAGCCCACTATGCCTCACTTCGCTCGCGTCAAGAGCTTATTGAGCGTGCGCCGCAGTTCTCAAACTGGGACTACAACAACTGGCGAGAAATCTGGACTGCGATCCGCCACGCTATGATCGGCGAAGTCGAAATTAAGCGCCACGGCAAAATGTATCTCCCCCAGCCCGAAGGTATGGACGAAGAGCAATACTCGGCCTACCTTGACCGCGCTGTTTTCTACAACATGGTGTATCGGACGGTGACGGGCCTGACTGGCTCGATCTTTCGTCGTGACGCCCGTTTGCTCAACGCCGGGCCTCGCCTCAAGCAGATCAGTCGTCGCACCAGTAAGGACGGACTGAGCTTTAACGTCTTCTCTAAGGTCGTCGCACAGGAAATGCTGTCGGTAGGTCGCTATGGCGTTCTGGTTGACAAATCGGCTAATGATGGACCGTTTGTGCGGCCCTATTTGGCAGGTTACACCTGTGAGAATATCCTTGACTGGTCCACGGCCGAGATCGATGGCCGAGACGAGTTCGACTTCATCCTCCTGCGAGAGTTCGAGCCCGACCGTCGGATCGTGACGTTCGAAGGTAACGAGTCCAAGCCGAACCCGAATTACGGCCACCTCTACATCAAGTATCGCATCCTGCGTCTCGTTTGGGACGAAAATTTCGATCGTATGGTCTATCAGCAGGAGCTTTACGAGAATCCGGGACAAGACGCTGACCTGACCGAAGAGCCAATCGTTGCGACTCCGATGGTTTATGGCGTGCCGATGGACCGTATCCCCTTCCGCTTTTTCAACGCTACGACGCGCCTCTCGTCGGTCGAGAAGCCGCCGATCCTCGACATTCTCACGCTTAATATGTCGCACTACAAGACCTATGCTCAGCTTGAGCATGGGCGCTTCTACACGGCAAACCCGGTCTACTACGTCACCGGTGGTTCGGAAGATGACGAATATCACATCGGCCCGAGCGTTGTATGGGAAATTGGCACTAACGAAAAAGCCGGTATCATCGAGTTCAACGGCCAAGGCCTCAAGAGCCTTGAAAAGGCGCTTGAACACAAAGAGACACAAGTCGCATCACTTGGCGGTCGCCTTATCGGAGACTCCAACACAGCCGGGCAGTCCGACAACCAAGTGAAGCTTAAAGACCGCAACGAGCAATCACTGCTTTTGAATGTCACCACGGTTCTCAACGAGAACTTTACGGAACTCGCTGAAATCTTGTCGATGTGGCTGAACGAAGAGCCCAGCGAAGCCCTTGAGTTCCGCGTAAACCAAGACTTCCTACTGGATCAGGCAGCCGCCCGTGAGTTCCGCGCCATCACTATGATGTATCAGGCGAACCTTCTACCGATCGAGATCATCTACGAATACTTCCTTAAGGCCGACGTTATTCCGGAATACGTCACCAAGGAAATTTTCATGAAGATGCTCGAAGATGAAGCACAGTTCCCGAACCAACCGGACTTCGAGAGCCGTCAGGAAGGCTTCCCGGATTCGCGTGCTCAGCGGCAGGATGAACTCCAGCGCGATCTGGACGATAATGAGACCAAGCGCGACGAAATGGACATCAAGGCCAAGGAAAGACAGGCCGCCGCCAACCGTAAGTCGCAAGAGAAGCAGGCGCAAGGCAACAATCCAGATGACACCGACATCCCACCTGTCCCGGCCGCCGCCCGCCAAGCGCAGACCCGAGACAAGCCACCAGCCGAATAATGTCTGACGAATACGACCTTCATTTGGATCGACGCATCAGGGACCGTCTTTGGGCCGACGATCTGGATGAGTTTGATGGAAGCGAAGACACTGACGCGCTGGACAAGGTGATCAGCGAAGAGATGGGTCGTCACCGCCGTGGTAAGGCGATTCGTAAACCTCGTAAGTAACTTTTTTCGGTTAAGCGCAATTTTTGCTTGACAGTTAGCATAATTTCTATTACACTATATGCCATCTTTCCGATAGAACTGCGTTGGGGTCCAACGTCGTGTTCTCGGTAACTTTTCCAACATAAGGTTCCGGGGGAACCAGCATAAGCATTCCCCCATGGTTTTCGACCGCAGTCCGCAAGCGCGTGCAGTGGAAAATGAAAATCCTCCGGGAGGGTCCCGGAGGTCGTAGTGTTCCTACGTTTTTTCGTCCCTCGGTGAGGAACTTTTCAATGCCAGTAATCAATTTCCTAAATCTCGAAGCAGTCCCGGAGGGTCTGAAAGAGTTTGCCCAGACGAACGAAGAAACCGGAGAAGTCTCCGTCAATGTCGTTCCGAACAAGAAGCTCGAAGAGTTTCGCAACAAGAACATCGAACTGTCGAAGACCGTCGAAGCGATGACGCCGCAGCTTGCTCGCGTGAAGGACATCGCCGGTGAAGACTTTGACCACTTCACGAACGAGGTCAAGGAACTTCGCGACATTGCCCAGCGGGTGAAGGACGGCGAACTCAAGACCGACGACCAGATCGAACAGGCCGTTCAGGATCGCCTCAAGGTGCTCAAGGACGGTTACGAGGACAACAACAAGGCCCTTCACCGTCAACTGGCGGAAAAGGAAAACGAAGCCAAGACGCTGACCGAGCGCCTGAACCGCACGCATATCGACAAGGAAGTCACTGCGGCGGTCATCGTTCCGGAAAGCGGCGTTCGCACTGAGGCCCTGCCGGACGTGCTCGAACGTGCCTACCGAGTCTTCCGCGTGGAAGACGGTGGGTTGGTTCCGAAGAAGGGCGAAAGCGTGATTTACGGTGCTGACGGCGGAAGCCCGATGACTGTTACGGAATGGCTCGCAAAGCTCCGCGACGAAGCACCGCACTATTTCAAAGGCAACGCCGGTGGCGGTGCTGGTGGTGGTAAGGAAGAGAAGACTGGCGGTTTCACCGCCAAGCAGATTTCCGAGATGTCCCCTCAGCAACGTCTCGAACTGGCCAACAAGCTGGGCGCTTCGAAGAAGTAAGCCAAGTTCGTTTGGAAGGTTCGTCGTCGGTCACTGTCAACAAGCTTAACCCCGACTGATGGCCGTCTGGTCGGGGTCTCATCAACCCCACCAGTCGATGGCGGCCGACGACAATCACTTTCCAATCAAGAGGATATTTTTCAATGCTGACTCTTCACGAAGCATCGAAGCTCATTGATGGGGACCTCAAGCGTCAGGCGATCATCGAGATGTTCGCTGGCTCCACGGACCTCATGGCTGCGCTTCCGCTCATGGACATTCCGGGCAACTCGTATAGCTATGCTCAGGAAGCAAAGCTGCCGAGCGTCGGTTTCCGTGGCTACAACCAAGGTTATGACGCATCTGTTGGCGTCGTGAACCCGCAGAGCGAGACCCTGCGTATCGCTGGCGGCGAACTCGACGTTGACACCGCGCTCGTCAAGACGCACGGCGTCGGCGTCCGCACGCGTCAGGAAACCATGCAGATCAAGGCCATGGGTGCCAAGATCACGGCTGCTTTCATCAATGGTGATGGCGACGACGGCGTTTCCTTCGACGGCCTCCGCAAGCGTGTGCGTGGCTACCAGCTTCTCGCCGCTGACGAGTCCTCGCCGAACGCGAACGGCGCGCTGAGCCTTGCAACCCTCGACGAAGCGATCGACCGCGTTGACGACCCGACGCACATCGTCATGTCGAAGCGTATGCGTAACCTGCTCTCGCAGGCCGCGAAGGACCGCGACGTGGGTGGTGACCTCCAGTGGGACAAGGACGACTTCGGTCGTCGCGTCGGCTTCTACAACGATCTCCCGATCCTCGTAACCGAGGACGACGAGCGTGGTGAGAAGATCATCGACTTCAACGAAGCCGGTCCGGGCGGTGGTGTTGTGTCTCAGTCGATCTATGTCGTGAGCTTCGGCGACGGCAAGATCGTAGGTCTCCAGAACGGCATCATGGATGTCCGTGACCTCGGCGAGATCGACGCACAGCCGGTGTTCCGCACCCGCGTCGAGTGGTTGGTTGCCATGGCCGTCATGCACGGCAAGGCCGCTGCTCGCATCTGGGGCATCACCAACGCCGCCGTCAAGAAGTAAGGTTAACGGGGACGGGCTCACGTCCGTCCCCATCCTTGCCTCTGGCACGTCTCAATCAGATTCTTGGGGGTTAGTTTCCCCCCTCCACTAACCCCAATCCAAGGAGTATCTTCCAATGGCGAAGATGAATAGCAAGTTCAAGTATATGCTCGATGCCGCACCGGCAATTACCCTTCGTGCGAAGTCGGCTGCCGCAATCACCGCAACGGCTGATTCCGAGGTCTACGCCCTCGAACAGCTTGACGGTTACTGGAACACCGAAAACGAACTGGCCGACCAGACTTTCGCTGTTGTCGTGAACGTCGATGCGATCGACACCACAACCGGTGATGAAACCTACGTGCTTACCCTCGTGTTCGGTGACGACGCTGCTTTCTCGGCTTCGACCGTGACGCACACGCTCACCCTCACTGGCACGGGCCAGCACGTCCTCCTCGTCGATTTCGACACGGTTCGTGGTCTCCTGTCCACCGCTGCGTTCATGAAGATCACTGCGACTCTGGGCGGCACCACACCGATCCTCGACTACCACGCGTTCATCGCGGGTGGGATCATCCGCTAAGCGGTTTTCTGCTGAATAAGAATTGGTCGGCGGCCGAACCCGCCGCCCTTTTCCTCCCGGCCTGACAAGGAGCCCTTCAATGAGCAACCCAAACACCACGACAGTCTACGACCCAAAGGGCGATGCCTTTGAGATGTCGAAGATGAATGCCCGCGATCTCGTCGAACATGCTGGCTGGACTTTCACCAAGCCAACCATTATCGAAAAGGTTGTTCAAGTCCCGGCTGAGCCAGCCGCTGTTGAACCAGCCGCAGAAGACGCTCCGGTCGAGAATGAAGGCACCGAAGACGATGCAGAAGATGCACCCAAGCCGCCGGTGACCGCCGAAGATTTCGCCCACCTTGAAGACCGTGATGCTGCCGCCGCTTACATCGAAGAGAAGTTCGGCCGCAAACCACACCACCTCGCGAAGCGCGAGACCATCATCGAAAATATCGTCGAACTGACCAATGCCTAAAGGCAAGGGATACGGCGGTAGCTCCAGCGGTGGGCGCGGTGTTTCTGCAAAGAACGCCTCCAACATGGGCTCGAACCGCAACAACCGTTCGCGGAGCAACGCCAGTGGCTCTCGCCGCCGTGGCCGCCGCCGTAACGACTAAGCGATCCCTTCTTTCACATCCCAGCGCTCGGCAGGCAGGTAGCTTGCCGGGCGCTTTTTGCAAGCGGAGCTAAAACATGGCAACTCTCGTAGTCGAAGATGGCACCGGCGTCGTGACAGCCAACAGCTACGCGACTGTCGAAGAGATCGACGACATCCTCTCATATCAAGCCAGCGCCAACGGCGCGTGGACACTCTTGGACGATGTGGCCAAGGCCAACCTCATCATCTGGGGCAGCCAAATTCTTGACCAGCGTGTCAAGTGGGACGGCCGCAAAATGCATGAGACATCAGGCCTTGCATGGCCTCGATGCGGCGTGACCGACCGGGAGAACCTTCCGGTTGACGAGGACATTGTTCCACTGGCAGTGAAGCAGGCGGTGGCGATTCTGGCCAATCACCTTATCACGTTCAACCCGAACGAAGTCAACACCAACAACAACCTCACCATGCTCAAGGCCGACGTGATCACGCTACGCTTCGATCCGTATGCCACCACCTACAAGTTCCCGGATCAGATCGGTTTCATTCTGCGTGGCCTTGGCTGGGTCTCGATGGGCCGTGGTGGGCCTAAGCGGATCATCAAGCACTAATGACTTTCAAAAAGCTTCTCGACGATCAGGTGGCGAATGCGTTCACCAATGTTCTCGGTAAAGGTGAGCTTACCGAGAACATCACGCTGCGCTATATCAACGGCCAGCCGGTCTATGACCCGGCCACGGACACGACCACTAACGATCAGGACGACGTGCCTCTCCAGAATATCGTCATCTGTAAAGTTACTGATCAGGACGTGAGAAACTATGAGGTCATGGAAGCGGAAGCCAAGGTTCTTATTCCGGGCAAATTTCTCGCACGGCTCCCGGAAGCCGACACTGATCGAGTCGTTCGAGCATCGGGCCTTGAGTGGACTATCAAGAAACGTGCTGAGGTGCCCGGTGGGAGCCTTGTGATACTGTTTATCTGCCGGACCTAAGACGTGGCCCGCACAGGCATTATCGGCAAGGAGCGGGCTCGCAGTGACGCGCTGGCCTCGATCGACAAGCTTGAGGCCAAGTTTGCCCAGCGTGTCTCTTGGCTGGTGACTGAGATCGACAATCACATCAAGTCGGTTACCCCGGTCAACACTGGTCAGGCTGTTCGAAACTATATTTGGACGATCGGGACATCAAATTCGATCACCTACGACGCAATCGACAACGGCCCGCCCGGCCCTACAAACTCCATGGCGCTTGGCCAAGAACCACGTCGCGGTGTGAACGAAGCGGCCGCAGCCCAGAGCCTTACAACGCTAGGGCTGACCGCCAATCCGTTCGCCGCAATTTACCTGACCAACAACTCTCCGGACATTGTTGGTCTCGAAAAGGGACTGCTTCCGGGACCGCCCTTGCGCTCACGTTCGCCGGGTGGCATGTTCGGACTCACGTCTTCGTATATCAACGCCTTGGTGCGATCGAAAGGAATGCTCTCGTGAGCAAAGAAACAGAACGCGCTTACCTCACGACAATCATGTTCAATGAGGCGGAAACCAACCCGGCGCTTGTGAACCGCCCGATCGCGTATCCGAACCAAGAGTTCAATGTTCCCAAGAACGCACCCTATGCAGAGTTCCACATCAAGTCAGGTCCCAAGCCGATCATCGTGGGTGGCGAAGGACGCGGCCGCGTGCGTGTCCGCTATATCGGTTTCGTGCAGCTTACGTTATGGGCCCCGAAGAACTCCGGATCGGCGATCCTGACACGGGGTGGTGACATTTTCCGAGACCTGTTCCAGTTCCGTCAGGGGCGCGATGCAGATGGTTCGTCTTATCGCTTTGGCGCGGCTGAGGAAGGCGATGTGGAGCAAAAGTCGTCAGGCTGGTATTGCTATGTGGTTCGGGTGCCGTTCGAACGCGACACGATCGAGCCAGTCCAGATCACAATCTGATTCATTGGGAACCATGGTTTTCTTGGTTGTAAAAGGTAATTTTTGCTTGACAAGTTGACCATATTCGTTTACCATTATGATCTCTTTTCCAGCCCTCAATGCGGGGGCCATGCCTCCACGCACCTAACTGAGGGTTTAACCGAACATGGCAAACAAGCTTCTCGCCGAATCCAACCGCGCCTCCCTTCGCGAAATCATTGAGAGCAACGCTGCATGGGGCGAAACCCCGGCGAGCGGCGTTACTCGTAACCGTCGTTTCACGTCTTCGTCGCTTGCTGCGACCAAGGAAACTGTTGTTTCCGACGAAATTCGCGCTGATCGCATGGTGTCCTCGGTCATCGAGACAGCAGCAATGTCCGGTGGTGAAATCAACTGGGAATTTGCGGCAGGCACCACCGACCTCGACCTCCAGCGCGTTCTGATGGGCACATGGTCGCGTCCAATGGAGTTCGACTTCTTCCGTGGCGTGCAGGTCTCGATCACCGGCAACGACACGATCGCCATCTCGGGCGGTGATTTTTCGGCCTACTTCACGGCTGGGCGTCGCCTCAAGCTCTCAGGCTTCAACAACATCCAGAACAATGATTACGTCGAGATCGAAAGCGTTACCTTTTTGGCCGGTGTTACTACGATCACGATCACGACAACCACGCTCGTCACCGAAGCAGCAAGCCAGTATACGACCGTGGCCGACGCCAACGACGTTATCATTCTCAAGAACACCGACATCGGCTTCGGTGCAACCGCCCGCACGATCGACGGTGGCGGCACCGACCCGTTCGCTTCGGCCATCGCGGCAGGTCAACTCAAGGTAGGCCAGCGCATCTTCGTCGAGGGTATCGGTTACGAAACCGGCACTATCACCGCAGTCACGGTGCTTGTCGGGGAGAGCGTCACGATCAGCGACGGTATTGAAAGCGTCACTCTGGTCGCCGACACTGATTTCTCGATCGGCGCGGACGACACCGAGACGGCAACCAACCTCGCCAACGCGATCAACAAGCTGCGCCCGAGCGGTGCTCTGAACTGCTTCGCTACGTCGGCTCTGGGTGTCGTTACCGTCAAGAACCTCTTCAAGACGGGCGGCAAGATCACCCAAGATGACTCGACGCTTGCAGTCACGAACTTCTCCGGCGGAAGCGCTACCACGGGTGGCTTTTACACGATCTCCGCCCTGACTGACGACACCATCGTTGTGGATCGCGATCTTCCGACGATCATCGCCTCGGCCCCGATCACGATCAAGGGCTCGATGCTCCGCAACCCGAGCGACGTTTCGCAGATCACACCGCAGTCGGCCTCGATCGAAACCAGTTTCTTCGACGTTGATCAGCATTTCATCGCAGACGGCCTCCGCATGGGTGCTTTTTCGATGGAAATCACCGCTGGCGCTATTGTCACCGGTTCGACCACGACGATGGGACGTGAGACTCGTCGTTCGGCGATTAACAAGCTGGGCAACACGACCAACTACACGGTTCTCGAAGCCCCGGCTACGGAGGTCGTATCAGCCACCGCAAACGTCGGCTCCTTGACCTACAACGGCACGCAGGCGGCAACCGCGATCCGTTCGATCCAGTTCAGCCTCGAAGGCAACCTGCGTAACCAACAGGCCGTGGGCTCGAAGTTCCCGGTTGGCATCGCAGCGGGCCGTCTGAACCTGTCAGGCACGGTCGAAGCCTACTTCGCTGACGGCGAGCAGTATGACCAGTTCCTCCAGCACGAGACGGTTGCCCTGACGTGGCCGATCATCGACCTCGACGGGAACACCTACTACTTCACGATCCCGGCGTTCAAAATCGCATCGGACCCGATCGCGCCGGGCGGCATCGATCAGGATGTCATGGAGAACATGGAGTTCACAGCGTTCCGCGACCCGGTGAGCGAGTGCATGATGCAGATTGATCGCTTCTCCTCGACCGCTCCGATTACCGCGATTTAACCAGATTGGGGTGGTAACCGACACACTGCCCCTAAACCCCAGCATCCCGACTATTATTTTGCGCTGGCGCGGAGGCGGCTTGTCGGGAGCCGCCTCCACCCCTACCCGACATAGGAAACCGAAAAATGTCCCTGAATATCTATGAAGCCTTTGGCACCAACCTCGTTGATGAAGCCAAGAAGTTCCCGCTCTCAGACACCGCATCAATCACCCTTGCCCCAACAGGCGGTGAAAAGGCCAAGCGCGCATTCGAGAAACTGATGGAGCCGTATTCAGTTCGTCTCAACTCGGGGGGCAAGCTGACCGATCAGGAGAATAAGAACCTCAACGTGCGGTTCTTTGCCGAGCACATCATCAAGGGCTGGGAAGGCATCACCGACGCCGACGGCAACGAGATCGAGTTTTCGGTTGACGCCGCCAAGGCCCTCCTGTCCGAAAAGAAGCTGGAAGGCTTCTTCCTACTCATCATCAAGATGGCTTCCGACGACGCATCGTTCGAAGCCGCTCGTGAGGAAGACGACGTGGGAAACTAATCGCCTACCTCGATTGGACGAGCAAGCCCATTGTCAAGGACAAGGAATGGCTCAAGGAAATCGAGGGTATCACTGGGATTAAGTCCAAGACTCTGGCCGCTGAGCCGATTCTTGGACGCCACCTCCACTGGATTTGGCAAGCGTTCTGCGAACTCAATATGCGTCGCCCAGCCGTGGGTATGGGCGACGCCACCTACATTCCCTTCTCTGAAATCGACGCCTACTGCCGCCTCAAGCAGATTTTCCTCCCCTCCGAGCGGGAGCGCCTTGTCCGCATGATCGATCGGTTGGATCGTGAATGGATGCGTCGCCACCATGAGGAACGGAAGAAAGAACAAGCCAAGATGGCCGGGAAAGGTAAAGCACCTCCACCAACACATTCACCACCAAGGCATCGTCCGCACCGATCCCAGACAACAGAAGTGAGTTAATCCGTGGACCAGCACGGCATGAAATTTGTCGTTGACACGAGCCAAGTCCAGAAAGGTTTTCGGGACTACCGCTCGGCTGTCGAAGGCGTTTTTAACTCACTCGATAAGTTCGAGGATCACGTCAAGAAGACGATGGATGGGGTCAACAAGGCCGCGTCCAACCGGACGGAGATCAACAAGTTCAAGCGTGCGATCAAGGACATCGGCAATGTCAAGATCGACACTTCGTCCGCTCGTAAGCTCAGCACGCTTTCAAAGGCCCTTCGTGAGTTCCGTGCCCCAAGCGCCGCTCAAACAAAGAACTCCGCAGCGTTCTTCCGCACGCTTGGGCGTCTCCCAGACCTTTCGAACGCCGCTCGCTCGGTAAATGCTGTCAGCCGCCTCTCCGCTGCGATGGCAGGCTTTCGTGCGCCTAGCCAAGCCCAGTCCAAGCGGCTGCGTGACTTCTCCAACGCCGTGCAGCGCGCTGGGCCGGGCTTCAAGGCTCTTAGCCATCTTCGTGGCATCTCGGGTATTGCTAACGAGCTTGCCTCGATCAGCATTGCGCTTCGGAACATCAAGATTCCAACCTCCAGCCAAGCGAAGAACCTCGGCCTCTTCGCAACTGGGCTAGGACGCCTCGGACGCGCTCGCATCGGCGACGTGTCGGGCATGACGCGGACGCTCACGGCAATTTCCGGCTTCAAGGCACCTACAGGGGCCCAGATCAAAAACCTTTCAAACTTCGTGGATGCGATCGGCCGTATGCGGACGCCTCGCAACGCGAACGAACTCGCCTCAGCGCTGGTGCGTATCGCCCGCGCTGCAAATAGCGCATCCCAAAGCACACGACACCTTCGTGGGGGCCTCGGCGGCCTGAACGGCGGACTCCGCACTACGGGTCGCCGGGCACGCCAAGCGCGCGTGGAGATGATGGGTCTCCAGAACGCGTTCTCGGCTACCTTCCAGATCGGTTCGGCCCTGCGTGGCCTTTTCGGTGCTCTGACCGTTGCTGAGCTTGCGACCAGCTTTTCCAAGGCCGCCAACGCAGGTGAACGCCTCAAGTCGCAGATGGCCGTTATCTCGACCGAGGCTGGGTTCGCCAACGCACAGCTTAAATTCGTAAACGAAACGGCCAACCGTCTTGGTATCGACTCGGTGACCGCAGCCCAAGGCTTCGGCCGCCTGTCGGTCGCCGCATATCAGTCAGGCATTTCGGTTGCCCAGACCCGCGACATCTTTACCGGCTTCGGCACGGCCATGACCGTTCTGGGCACGTCCACAGAGCGACAAAACGACGTTCTGCTTGCTATGCAGCAGGTCATGAACAAAGGCTACCTTGCAGCCGAAGAACTTAACCAGCAGCTTAACGAACACCTTCCGGGTGCTATGGGTATTGCGGCTGAGTATGCCGCGAGCCTCGGCACGACTCTGGAAAAAGGCCTCAGGGATAAGGCCATCGACGCTGAGGGCGTTCTGGCCTTTATGGCAAAGACGTTCCGCGAGCGGTATGGTCCGGCTCTCGAAGAGGCCATGAAGCGCCCTGATGTGCAGATGACGCGTCTGCGCTCGAACATCAACACGCTTTATCAATTGATTGGACAGGCTGGGGCTAACCAAGGCCTTGCTGAACTGTTCCGTGAGATCGCTGACAGCATCTCGCCTGAGAAGGTTGAAGAGTTTGCCGAAGCGTGGGGCGAGACACTTTATCGTGCGCTCAACCGCGTCAAGGAAGCTTTCATCTTTGTCCGCGACAACTGGGATGACATCAAGGGCCCGCTGGCTACGGGCGTCCGCATTCTTGCTACTTACATGGCTGTAACAGGTGCGCTCCAGATCGGGCGCTTCCTAGTCTCGCCGCTCATCAGTGCGGGCGGCGCTGCGATGCGTATGGTGCCATACATGCGTGATCTCGTATTCGCCAGCCGCGCCCTCGCAGCGACGAACCTCACGAGCTTCTACACAAGCCTTGCTCAAATTAGCAGCCCGGCTGTGGTTACAGGCGTTACGCGCCTCAGCAATGCCATGGCTGTCCTGAACGCTACAGCGGTCGGGCGCGGTGTGCTCACAGTTGGGCGTGGTATCGGCGGAATTGCCAGCGCAGCAAAGAGCGCGGCTCCGGCTGTGGCTCGTCTGGCTGGTGTGATTGGCGTGGGCCTGTCCGCTGCGTGGGCCGCTGCTTCGCAAGCTGCCAATGATTCGGTTAAGAACCAAGTCCAAGTCAACTACAGCGCCAGTGAAATCATCTACGGCATGTGGCTGAGCGCGACGCAGGGCATCGCTAAGTGGTGGTCGTGGGCCATGACTGAGCTTGGCAAGGGGATCAACTGGTTCCTTGGCCTGTTTAGTATCAATCTCTCAGACCTTTCCAAGGCGTTTGCGCACTTCGCGATCGGCATGACTTACACCTTCAACAAAGCTGTTGAAGCGATCGGCCGCGCCTTTATCGCACTGGCTGGTGAAGTCTACAACATCCTTGGAAACATCGGTAAGGGGCTCTACGCGCTCTTCACCGGAGATTTCACAGGTGCCTACAACGCGGCGGCAAACCTCGGTTCCAACCTTGGTAAAAGCTTCTCGGTCGCCTTCGGTGACTTCGCCTTCGGCGGCGCTGATTACGACAAGTTCTATTCAAACGTCGGACGCGGCCTTGCCGCTCAGGGCGGCGTCAACTCGATGCTGAACAGCTTCGGCGCAACCGGACGCGCTGCGCTGGCCAGCCAGACGGGTGCTGGGGCCATGCCGGACCGCGATTATTCCATGATGTCCAAGGAAGAGATCGATAAGATAGCTGGTCTCGCTCGCCCGGAAAAACCGAAGGAAGACGAAGGTGGTGGTAGCAGCGGTGGCCGCAGCGCCGCTGACAGCGCCGCCCGTGAGCTTACCCGCATCGAGCGTGAGATCGCTAGCTTGCTCCAGTCGTTCCGCGACGTGGACCCAGTAGGCTCGCTCTATTTCGATTTCGTCAGCGGCCTTCGCGAACAGTCGCGTGTCCTGTTGAATGATAAGGGTTACGAGCAGTTCATTACCAACGTGCAGGCGCAATCCGCTAATGGCCAAGTTTCGGTTCAGGCGCTGATCGATACGATGCAGGACGGTGGGAATCTTGATTCCGGCGTCATGAAAACCCTGACTGAGCAGTATGACCACAACGTCCACGACATCATCAATTTGCTCGTCGCTCAGCAAACCGCTTACGAGCGCAGTGTTCAGGACGCGACGATCGAAGCATTGGACTTCAAGTATGATAACGTCAAGCGTGTAATCGACGCTGCGGGCGGCTTTATCCCGCGTTTGCAAGCCATGGCCGATGGCATGGACCAAATGACCGCATTCGCCCAGATTGCGCTGCCGACCGACCAGTTCGCCGAGTTCATGGAAGAGCTTCGTTCGGGCGCATTGGACGCTGCTTACGCGTCGGAAGACCTTGCCGATCGCGTGCTCGCTTTGGCAGGTAAGGCTCCTACTCTCGATGCTGCACTCAGAAACCTCGGCCTTTCGGCCGAAGAGGTTGCTGAGGCAATCCGCGCAGCCGGGCACGCTACGGCGTTTGCTCAGCGTGAGGCTGAACGGGCTAACACGTTTGGTGGCGATCTCCTTTTCGAACTCGGCAACGAGACGGCGCTGGCTGGCCTGACCGACCAGCTTGCCGATCGGTATGGTATGCTCCAGCAGGCAGTAACCGATTACCTGCGTGCAGGTTCGCCCGGCGGCCCGCTTACGCAGGGCATGATCGACGGCCTCGAACAGCAGATCATCAAGCAACAGGAGCTTGCAAACCAACTCAAGCGTAACAAGGAGTTCTTCGAGAACAACGGCGTTCGCAGCTACCTTAACGACATCCAGACGGCAGGACAGGCAGCGCAGGAGCTTGACCGAAATATCTTCCAGAGCCTTGAAGATCAACTGTTCAGCCTCGGCACAACGGGTCAGTTTTCGTTCCAAGCGATTTTCGACACGATCCAGCAGGGGCTTGTTCGTTTCGCTGCACAGGACATCACTCGCGCTTTCGGTGAAATGATGTTCTCGGCTGATGAACTTGAGAACGGCAATCCAACTATGGCCGGACATTTTCTAGGAGCGCTTGGACATGATTTCAAAGCAGAACAAGCTGATCCGCTTGGCACCTCGCCGGGCCTCCCGATGTTTGTCCAGCTTGTTCACGGCGGTATCGCAATCGACCCACGCACGGGTGGTTTCACTGATGGTCGTGGAAATACGGTCACCGTAGGTGGCATCGCAGCCTCGAACGACAACTTTACCCTCGGCGGCCACGGCAGCGCCCCGCTGGGTGGTGGCGCACAACAGGCAATCGAGGAAACGGCGCAAGTCACAGCCGGAAGCTTTGGCGATACCATGACGAGCATGATGCCGATGATTGGCCTTGCATTTGCTGGGTCGTTCAAGAGCCCTATCGCTCAAGTGGCCGTCATGTTTGGCACCATGCTCATGCAGAAAATGCTCATGGGCGGTGGTGGTGCTGCCGGTGGAATTGGTGGCGTGCTGGCAGGACTGTTTTCGGAAGGTGGTTATTCTAACTCACCGGTTTCGACCGCCGTTATCAGCCCGGCCGCGTTTCGGAACGCACCGAAGTTCTCGGCCGGGACTACCAATACCAGAGGCGGTATGCCAGCAATCCTTCACGACAACGAAGCAGTCGTGCCGCTCAGCCGTGGTCGCAAGATTCCGGTCGAGATGCCGAACGGTGGTGGAAACGGGCAAGCAATCGTGAACAACTGGAACATCTCTACTCCGAATGCAGACAGTTTCAAGAAGAGTCGTCAGCAGGTCGTCACCGACATGCACATGGTGGCTCAGCGCAGCTTTGCCCGCAACCGGGGGTAATTTTCGCTTGACACCGGGCGCAATCTTCTGTAGCCAGTCGTCTCATTTCAGATTAGGTTAGTTATGGACATCGCACAATTTCACGAAGTGCGGTTCCCCGAGGACATCTCGTATGGCTCCTCGGGCGGCCCCGGCTTCAAGACCAATGTCTTTGAACTCGCTTCGGGACATGAGCAGCGCAACGTCGAATGGTCCTTGGCTCGCGCTATGTATGATGCTTCATACGGCATCAAGCAACGCGAACAGATGGAACAGGTGCTCGATTTCTTCTACGCTCGCCGTGGGCAGGCCTATGGTTTCCGGTTCAAGGACTGGATGGATTTTGAACTGCCCCGTCAGACAATCGGGACTATGGGCAATGCGGGCAACACCTCCACGTTGCAAGTCTTCAAACGATATGAACCTCTGACGGCTTACGCATACGATAGACCGATTCTCAAGATCGTGCCGGGAACGGTAATTTTGTGGCGCAATGGAACCCTCCTTAGCGGCGATCAGACCAGTTCCCGTCTTAATACCAATACCGGCGTCATCACCAACCGCAGCAACGATGACGATGGTGCAGTGTTTGAGATCGCTTGCCAATTTGATGTCCCGGTGCGTTTCGCTACCGACGAAATCAAGATCGCCCACGACGACTGGGAACTCATGTCGTGGCCGTCCATCCCTCTTGTGGAACTCAAGCCGCGTAGCTCATGAAGACGATCAGTCAGGCTCTTTCGGATCACCTCGATCAAGAGGTTACGACCTTGGCTTCGTGCTGGCGCATTGTGCGTCGGGATGGACAAGAGTTTTATTTCACAGACCATGATCAGGACATCCTCTTCGAAGGAAATCTATATGAAGCCGAAGCCAGCTACGATCGCACGGCCGTTCAATCGACTTCGGACTTTGGTGTGTCTAACCTCGATGTGTCTGGCATTTTGGACTCCGAAAAGATCAGGGATGAAGAACTCCGCGCCGGGCTGTTCAATCGGGCCGACGTGTATGTCTTTATCGTCAACTGGCAAGCTCCGGACACTGGAGCCTTGCGTGTTCGTCGTGGGTGGTTTGGTGAAGTCACTCTTCTCGATAATGGCACGTTTGTTACGGAAATTCGGGGCCTCGCTCAAGCGCTGACCCACAACTGGATCGAAGTTTACTCGGCCGAGTGTCGGGCGGACTTTTGTGATGACCGCTGCAAGCTAGACATCGCGGATTACACGCGACGCGGCACTGTAACGACCACCAGTGATGGACGATCGCAGTTCACAGCGTCGGACATCCCAGACGCACCCACAGTTGGCACAAGCGAAGGGGCTCACCGTTATTGGTCGTTCAGGCCGGACGGCATCCCGAATGGCACGTGGTTCGCTCTTGCGCAACTCCGGTTTCGCGACCAAGATGGTAACCTCATTCAAGGCGGGACGGCATTCGATAACATTCCTGATGGACTAAACTCAGACAGCCCTCGCCGTCTTCGGGATGGGAAATACCACACCACTTGGGGTTTCAACTCCGCGTGGAATAACGAAAGTGAAGATGATGAGGACATCGACATTGCTGACGTTCGTTGGTGGATTGATTTTGGGTCCGCGATCGATATTGCCCAGATTGAGGTAATCGCGGGAGAAGCCGGACTGGCCCCGTCATCCTTCGACATTCAGTGGCTCGACACCGAACCTGTCAATGGGTCGGTTTGGAATACCGTCGCCAGTTTCGCATTCAATTTCACCACTGATGGTCAATCAGCCGTGTTTGCTTTTGGATCAAGCGGGCAGGGTCCGATTAATATCGCTGAGACACCGCAAGACCTCCCAGTGCCTTTTACAGGCGCTTCGACCTACGTGGGTGGCACGATCACTTGGTTTTCGGGAAAGAATGCCGGTCGGGTCGTGGAAATTATTGGCTACGACGATGAGACCAACACCATCGATCTTTTCGAGGGTATGTCCTACACTATCGAGCCCGGTGATCTTTTCGACATCGCGCAGGGATGCGACCGATCACTCGCCTCCTGTAAGCTTTATGACAATGTAGCGAACCGCCGTGCGGAAGACTACATCCCCGGTAACGATGAATTTATGCGGTATCCAGATGCAACCTAGCAAGCAGGACTATGTTAACTCGGCTCGCAACTGGCTTGGTGTCCGTTGGGTCCACCAAGGCCGTTCTCGTAACGGTCTTGACTGTGTAGGACTCATTCTCGTGGCCGCTCGGGACCTTGGCCTCGAAATCCCTGATATGCCCGGCTATCGCCGAACTCCGGACCCTCAAAAGTTCATTGGCCACATCTTTGCTAATTCGAACCCCGAGACAGAAACCGTGCCGGGACACTTTGGCGTATTTCGTGATGGAACCCAGCCGTGTCATGCAGGCATCTTCGCAGAGAAGAATGGTGTGACTACATTAATCCACGCCTACGCTGGGACAGGTATTGTCATGGAAGAGCCTTTTATCCACGACTGGCCACGTCGTCTTTTCGCAATTCGCTCGATCAAGGACCTCGTTTAATGGGTCAACTCGTAACAACAGTAGTCGGCGGCGTCGCAGGTTTCCTTGTAGGTGGACCACTTGGTGCATCTATCGGCATGACGCTTGGTGGAATGGTGGGTCAGTCCTTGTTCGGGCCTACCACACAAGGACCGCGCCTCAACGATCTTAAGGTTTCTGCTTCCACATACGGTAAGCCTATCCCAGAGATTTATGGAACCGTTCGTATCGGCGGCAACATGCTCTGGACAACAGGCATCCGCGAAACTAAGGAGACCACCAGAGCCGGTAAGGGCGGACCTAAGCAGACCACATATTCGTATGATGCCAGCTTCGCGATGGGAATGTGTAAGGGACCAATCGATAGCATTCTTCGCATCTGGGCTGATGGCAAACTCATTTATGACACAACCTCGGGATCAACCCGGACGCCGGGTGCTCCCGGAACGGCAGGATCGCGTGTCGCGGTAACGGTCTCTGCCGTAACCACAGGGCGTCGCAAAGATGAGAGCTACGGGCTCCGTATCTATCTCGGCGACGAAAATCAACTTCCGGATTCCCTTATCGAGGCTGATAAAGGAGCGGGAAATGTATCGGCCCACCGTGGTCTGGCATATTGTGTGTTTGAGAACATGCAATTGGAAAATTACGGCAATCGGATTCCTCAACTAACCTTTGAGGTGACTCGAAACCCAAACCGCAACTTCCCGAACGTAGAAGCCAAAGAGCCGAATGGTGAAGACCTTCATTCGAATGGGAACGGTGGAAGCTGGTTTCCGGACTGGGATTTGGGCGTTGTGTTCATGGCTGATACCAATGGCGCTTTTCTGTTTGATTTGGAAACCATGACGGAAATCAACGCAAACGCAAGTCTCGACTGGATGTGGAATAGTTCGCGTCGCAGAAAGTATCTACAAGGAACTGGAATCTTCCTGTCAACCGAAAGTCTGCAAAACTCTGCACCTATCCAACAACACAACATTTTCACGATGAGTAAGACGGGCACCTATGGTATCACGTCGAACAGCACGTCCGGATTTGTCAGTTATTCAGCCAACAGCCAAGCCAGCGGTTTTGGAGAAAGTGAATCTTACGGGGTGGGGAACCTTGGAAAGATCGGATTCTGCCGCACTGGGGGCTCGAATATCTTTCTGACCGTGACTTGGACTCGCTATGTGTGGATTCTTCGTGAAGGAGCGGCGTGGCCGATGGCAGGAGGCTTCCGTGTAGACTGGGAGCCCTCAGCGTTTGTCGAGGGACGACGTGGAACCGGTAACAGCGACATTATCGGATGGCGTGGATCAGGCGGCAGCCTTCAAATTCAACAGTGGTATATCAGCGGTGGTATTAACTTCTCCGTTCGCGATACACCAAACGGACCTGAGTGGGTCTCAGGTGAAGATTACAGCGTAAGCTACTTAAACCTCAATGCGTTCGGCACTCCCAGTGAAAAGTTCCGCGACGAAGCATGGTCCTACAGTCCACGTGTGTGCCTGTATGACCAAACAGACGATTGCATCTTTACTCTTGGCACTGTAACGAGTTCGCAGGGATCGGAAGTGGCAGCTTTCAAATACCAGCGCTCGACTGGAACCTACAAGTTTGCTCGTATCTATTTCGAAGATGAAGTGGGTTATATTAAGCTACCTTCGAATAGTATGCAGTATTCCCGCATCGCAGGCGGCACTTTCGGCTGGGCTATTGACAAGACAAGTGTGGCCACACGCCCTCACATCTTCGAAATCGATCTGCAAACTGGTGAGTTTGTCAATCAAGTCGCCGTTGATGGTATCTTCGGTGGTAATCAATTTTCCGCTTTTTCAGGAAGCCAGTGGGATGATGAGACTGCGAGCTTGCTCACGAAAACTGAAAACCGCGCCATTCGTATCGTCTTTCGCGGTGGTGTCGCCAATCTGACCATCGCAGATGTGGTGGCAGATATTTGTGATCGAACAGGTGTGCTAGGTATCGATGATTACGATGTATCCGGGCTTAACGACGATCTTATCACGGGCTACTTGATCGATCGCGAAACCTCAGCCCGCGATGTCCTGCGGCAGCTTGCAACAGGCTTTCTGTTCGATGGATACGAGAGCGACTACAAGCTTCGTTTTCGCAGCCGGGGCGACGCTTCGCAGGTAACTATCCCTGAGGATTGGATTGCACGCGACAGCGACAATCTCGTCGTCAAGGAGACGGTGACGCAAGAGCTTGACATGCCGATGCGAATGACTGTGAACTTCTACGACATTTCGCGTGATCACCAACAAGGCTCACAGACGCAAAAGCGTATTTCAGGACCAGTTCCGTCAATGCTCTCCCGTAAGGAAGACATTATCGACCTACCTATCGTTTGGACACCAGACCAAGCCAAGCAGTGCGCCGACAAGCTTCTCAAGATGCACTGGGCAAACCGCACCGCTTTCGATTTCACGCTCCCATGGCGCTACCTGAAATACGATCCTAGCGATGTGGCCACGGTGGTTCTCGAAAGTGGGACTGTCTACCAGATGCGCTTTACCGAGTCGTTGGTCGGGGCCAATTTCGCAATCGATATTAAGGCCGTGAGCGAAAAGGCAACCACCTACCAGTCGGACCTGACTGGAAATTTCTCGGATATTCCGCTCCCGACACTGGGGCTTAATTATCCGGCAGCGCCTTATGCGGTCAACACACCCTTACTACGGGATATTGACTACGATGCAAACGAGAACGCTCAGGTATATCTGGCGGTTGGTTCCAACGCCATCAATTTCTCAGGCGCGGCGCTCTTCATTAATGACGGCTTCGACTTTGCCAATCTCGGGATTATCAACAATCGTCTTGTCACTGGTTTCTGCCAAACTGTGCTACCACCTACGACATCATGGGCGGCGACAGACAACACGACCGAGTTCCGCGTCCGTATCCTGAACCCGGCTGTCATGCTTGAGTCGATCACGCAAGAGGATATGCTGAACACTCAAACGAACGCCGCACTTGTTGGTCGGGAGATCATTCAGTTCCGGGAGGCGACACAAGAGGCTGATGGATCGTGGACGCTTCGTGGCCTTCTGCGAGGACGGCGCGGCACTAACGATGCTGTCAACGACCATTTTCAAGGCGAGACCTTCATCCTCCTCGATCCGGATGCCTTCCTTATTCAGGCCCGGCCGCCCGAAGCCTACAACCTCCAAATTCAGTTGAAGGCTGTTCCGCCCGGAACCAAGATTGATGAGGCTGAAACTAGCACATACGACCTCACACCACGCGACCTCCAGCCCTATTCTCCAGAAGATGTGGCAGTTACCGACGATGATACCACGGTCACCGTCTCAATGCAGCGTCGTTCGCGTGTAGTGTTTCCGTTGACCGATGGTGTTGGCACGATTCATTATCGGGAAGGTGATAAGCCAAGCGCAAAGATCGCTTATCGAGTATGGGCTGGGCGCGGGGTCAGTGATGTTGCTGGTATCGCTGCGTTCACACCAGACATCACGGGTGAGTTTAGCTTGTTCGATTCTTCGGGAGCGGACCTCCCCAACGAGTTCACTTTCCCACTGGTTGATCTCGATGGTGAAGACACCATTCTGGTTTATGCGGCTGAGATAGGTGCTGTGACAGGCATTCCCAAGTGGTTTGAAGCCACCCGTATTGGCACCGGGCTCTGGAACATCACAGAATTGTATTGACACGAAGCGCAATTTTTAGTATACAGTGCGTCAACTTTAGAGGACCTAAATGGCAACTACTCCCCTCCTTGGGATCACACAGGTCACCCCAAGCCAGAACAACAAAGAAGTCACGATCAACGATGCGATCGGGGCGCTTGAGAACGCAACCAACGCCAAGTTGGTGGTTGACTTCTCGGCGGCTACAACTGTGCTTCTCAGCAACAGCCAGCTTGTTTCGGCTTTCATTTTCGAAGCTACAGGCGCTACCGCCTCGTCCACTCTCGAACTTCCCACCACGATCAACACGAACCCGGTTAGCCGCATCATTGCAGTTCGCAACATCAGTGGTGAAGTGCTGAAAGTTCAGTTTAACGGCGCTCCGGGCGTGACCGTTGACATCCCGAACAACGAAACGCGCCTTCTGGCGGCCATGGAAGGCACCGATGTTATCGTCGCGGCGGAGCCGCAATCGACCGTCAGCTTCGTTTCGCTCAATGATACGCCGGGCACACTCACCGGTCAAGCCGGTCGTTTTCTTTCTGCCAACCTAGCCGAGAACGCTCTTGAGTTCGTGGATGCTGCTGTGTTCCCGGCCTACACCGACAACGCAGGTAAGTATCTAGTTGTCAACAGCGGCGAGGATGGCGTCGAGTGGGTTGACCTTAACATTGTCACCACTTTCCTTGGCCTCGCTGATGCACCAAGCGACTATACTGGACAGGGCGGCCGCTACGTCGTTGTCAACGGCGCGGAGAATGGTGTCGAGTTCATCGACCTCCCCGATCTGGAAGCGGTCGAATTTGTTGCCGCCCAACGCTGGCGCTTGAGCATTGACACACCGGGGTCGGACCCTCAAGTCGGTTTCGGCGAGATTCAGTGGCTCGATGTGGACGGCACCAATCTCGTGGGATCGGGCACCGCCTCGGCGTCGAATGAAGAGACGGGAAATGAGGCAAGCTTCGCGTTTGACGGCAGCACTAATCCCGGCAACGGGTGGCTGACCGAGGACACGTTCGTCGGTGCGATCTGGATCGAGTATGACTTTGGCACTCCGGTCACGCCGCGAACCGTGCGCCTTTTCCCGGTCAATAATTTCCCGGACTTTACGCCTCTTGGCTTCACAATCGAATATTGGAATGGGGCTTCGTGGGTCAATGCAGGTGCCCGCACCACCACCGTGTGGGGCCCGGTTGCAAGCCAAGCTTTCAAGATCAACGGCCAACCGCTCACTTCGATTCCGGAAGCGCCAAACAACGGCACGGCGTTTGTCCGCAAGAGCGCTGCATGGGTTCAATCGGTAATCAACGACCATTCGGACGTTGATACCGCTGCCACCCCTCCCATGGCAGGCCAGACGCTTATCTGGAATGCTGTGGATAGCCTGTGGGAACCGGGCGACGTTGCCCAAAGCATCAACGACCTTACCGATGTCAACACCACCTCGTCACCTCCAAGCGAAGGACAGGTGCTTGCATGGGACAACAACGCTGGCGAATGGGTTCCACGTAACCCCGAAGCCACCGGCGCTGTGTTCAAGGCTCGCGCCGCGTCCACAGCGAACGTGGTCCTCGCGTCCGAGCTTGAAAATGGCGACGCGCTGGATGGCGTGACGCTGGCCACTGGCGATCGCGTGCTTCTCAAGGACCAAACAACTGGTGAAGAAAACGGCATCTACGTCGTTCAGGCTTCGGGCGCTGCCGTGCGTGCCGAAGATGCCGACGAGCAAGATAAGCTTATCAGCTACGCGGTCTTCATTGCCGAGGGCGCGGTCAACGCTGACAAGTTCTTTCAATGCACCACTGATGCCCCGATCACGGTTGATACAACTGTTTTGTCATGGGCTGAGGTGGCAGGTGCCACTCCGTCGATTGCCACCCTGACGGATACGGACACCACCACAAATCCGCCCACAGCCGGACAGACTCTTGTCTGGAATGACAACACGAGCCGCTGGGAGCCCGGAACACCGGTTGCAGGGATTGGCGATCTTACCGACGTTGACACGACTACGGCGGCCCCCGCCGCTGGACAGATTCTTGTCTGGAATGATGTGGACAGCGTGTGGGAACCGGCCGATCCGGCTTCGGTTGTTACCGAGAGTGTCGTCGTATCGACAGAAACTTCCGATCTCGCTAACACACAGAACACCCAGTATATCCGCTTCACGAGCGGAAACGTCAAAACTCTGAATGTCCGGACTGATGCGAATCACGCGATCGACACGGACGCTGAGTTCCATCTTCACAATGAGGGCGGAAACAATCTGACTGTCGTCCCGGCGACCGGCGTAACGATCACGCCGCCTCCGAGTGGTTCGCTTTCAATTCCCACGGGTGGCACGGCCACGCTTAAGCGAGTGGCTACCGATTCGTTCGACCTGATGGGTGTCACAGTCGGGTCGGGGGCCGCTCCCGTAAGTGGGTTTGATGATCTCGATGACACCCCGAATGCCTATACCGGACAGGCCGGACGTTATGTCGTCGTAAAGAATGCCGAAGATGGTCTTGAGTTTGTTGATCTCCCTACGAACTCTGCGACCTTCCGCGCCCGCGCTGCGTCCACGGCAAATGTAGACATTGCGACTGAACTGGAGAATGGGGACACGCTCGATGGAGTTACGCTTGTCACCGGCGACCGCGTGCTCATCAAAGATCAGACAGCCCCGGCTGAAAATGGTGTCTATGTCGTGCAGGCTACCGGCGCGGCGATTCGTTCCGAGGATGCTGACAGCGAAGACGAACTCATCAACTACGCTCTGTTTGTCAGTGAAGGAACGATTAACGAAGATACATTCTGGAACTGCACGACTGACGCACCAATTACTGTTGATACGACGGCTCTCACCTTCGCCCAAGTCTCGGGCGCGAGTGGGGCCAGTGCAATCAACGGGCTGACCGACGTAGACACTTCAACCACACCACCAACCGATGGCCAAGCCCTGCTCTGGGACAACGTTAACAGCGTGTGGGTTCCGGGAGATGTTGAGGCATCTGGTGGTATTGGGGCAGCCGCCGGAGATGTCTTGTATGTGGCCGCTATGGCGGAGTTTAGCACGCCAGCCACCCCTTCGTTGGATCGAAGCATCAACGTCGCCAGCGTCGTGCGAACAGATACCGGACGTTATCGTATCAATTTCACTACGGCCTTTTCGGATACGAACTATGAAGTTCTGGTCCAATGTCGTTTTAACGATTCAGCGAACGACACTATTGGGATTTTTGGGATTGATCGACGCTCGGGACAAGGCCGTGCCACTACTCATGTTGATATTACGGGCGTCCCTGTTTCGCCTAGCGCAGTTGACCCGTCCTCTGACAACTTCGAATATGTGCGTGTCACAGTCCTTAGGCGTAAAAATGTAGCACCTGCACTCATGAACGCCCTTAAGGGCGGACGTATGGAATGGAGCGCTAATCAATCGATCGGAAATAATACCCAAACAAAAGCAGCACCAAATGTTACGGTATTCGATACCGAGAGCGCTTGGGACGCGTTGAATAGTCGTGTAGTAGTGCCTGCGGGCGTAACGCATGCTCAAGTCGATTTTTTCTTATACCACGGTATATTTTCAGCGAATGACGTTTTCAACACGGTTGTTCAGTTCGACAGCGCTGGTAATGCACTTCGACGCATTTACAACGGCACCACTTCTGTTTGGGGAGGTAAGGGTGGGACGCTTGGGACTGTTCCGGTCAGCGAAGGGCATTACTTCGAAGTATACGGCCAAGTCCAAGGCAGTGGGCAGATCATCCAAGCTGCAAACCCCAACCCACCGAACGAAAAATTATCACATATTTCGTGGCAGTTTTTCAACGAGAGCGCGCCCGTTCTGGGATCGACAATCACCGAAACCGGAACCAGCGCCAATCTGTCGAGCAACAACGCTGGCTTCTACCAGCGCTGGACTGCAACAGGGGCGAAGACCTTGACGGTGCAGCCGAACGCGACCGAAGCGATCTCTCAAGACGCGGAGTTTACGATTGCCAACCGGGCCGCAAGCGGTAATCTTACTATCTTGACTGGCTCGGGTGTGACCATTAATGTCCCGACCAGCGGCGGTCTCGTTCTGGAGCCGGGCATGGTAGCCACACTCAAGCGTGTTGCAGAAGACGAATACGACCTCCTTTGACAAACTACTTCGTAATGCTTAAATACGGAACATTATCTCAACAGGCGCTCAACGTGCCACTGACAGCCGACCCGTTCTACAACGATGTCGTCCTGTTGGTGGAGGGTGAAGGTGTTGATGGAAGCACTGTTTTCACTGACCACTCGCTTTACTCTCACGACATGACGGCACTGGGTATTGTCAACGACACCGATGTTGATGTCGAGGGCACGCCTTCTTTACTATCAGTCAGCGATTCGGAAGAGTTTACGCCCGATAAGTTTGCGTTATTTGAAAGGTAAAATGAAGTGCTGAGCGGTATTGTAGCCAACTACTCTGTCATTTATCAGGAGCAGGACATCATTATTCCCGAGGCAAGCGACGTGGCTTTTCACTTTGCTGCGGACTTTGGTGTCTTTAATGACTCTATTGGCGGCACCTTGGCTGACAGCAACGACACGGTGGCAGGGTGGCAGAACCAAGGTAACGAAGCTGAAAATGCGGTTCAAAGTGATGTAGCATTACGCCCTCGCTTCCGCACAGGTGGGCTAAACGGGAAACCGTATATCGAAGGCATTCGGGCTGTGCCTACTTATTTCGAAAATCTGCAAGCCATTAAGCAAGGCTTGGGGACTCTGACTTGGCAGGAGTGGACATCCTTTGCGCTGGTGGTCGATAATATTTCGGACACCCACTTCTGCGGGCTACTCGGCGATGGGAGTAAGACCACCTTCTACTTCCGCCCTTTTGAAGGGGCTGCGATACACTGGGAAAAAGAGGACTTCCGCTTCGGCACTATCTCTGGTCCAACCGTTATCGTGATGACCAAAGAGTTTGATACTCGGATCACGGCCTATTTCAACGGCGCTCGTCTCAGCATCTCCGACTCCAGAAACCCACCCAGTAGTGCAAGCGCAAGTGCGCCGTTCCTACGGACGACTGCCCTGCCAGAGCCCGCTGACCGTCATTTTAGCGGTCACCTCTATGAGTTTGTCGCGTGGCGAAATTTCCAACGGCTGACCGAATCCCAAATGGTCGATCTCAGCACGCAGCTTTTGAGTAAATACAACATTTCGTAATCAGACAACCGCAATTTTTGGTTGACAACGCAAACAAGGATTGATAGACATGCAAGTCCAAAATCACCTCCTTCGTGGCATCCCTTATGTCGAATCACCGAACCGCTCTGGTTTCATGACTCCCACCGTGGCTCTTATGCACTATACAGCAGGTTACACAGCGCGAAGCGCGATTGCGACGCTGACCAGCAGTCGATCGAAAGTTTCGGCCCATCTTGTGATCGACACAGACGGTTCGATCACCCAGCTTGTGCCCTTCAACCGGGCCGCGTGGCACGCCGGACGCTCGGCGTTTAAGGGCCGAAGCGGTGTCAACAACTTTTCGATCGGTTTTGAGTTCGTCAATCCCGGCTTTTTCAAGGAGGTCAACGGCGGCTATGAGGACGCTTACGGCACCCGGCTGAGCGATCGACGCTTGGAGCAATTTGAACTGACCAATCGTGGCCCACAAAGCCGACTGGGTTCCGGGACCTTCGTGTGGCCAGCCTACACCGATGCACAGATCAATGCCGGGCTGGCCTCACTGGATGCGATCCTCGACGCCTATCCGTCGATCGATGCAGTAACCGGACACCAAGATGTGGACCTTCGTGGATGGAAAAGCGATCCGGGTCCGGCTTTCCCGATGAGCGAGTTTCAGGACTTGCTTCTTTACGATCATCAAGGCGGCCGGGACACCGATCGTTCCGATGGTCTTACTCGCGCCAACGAACGTCGGACCGTCAATGTCGGCCGTTTGAATGTGCGTGATAAGCCCAGTGTTCGAGGCCGCATTTTGACCACGCTTTCGGGCGGATCGGAAGTTATCATTCTGGAAGACACCGGCAAGTGGAGTCGCGTGCAATATGCACCGGGCCTCGAAGGCTGGCTGGCGGACGGATACCTCGCCTAAGGAGAAGCACCATGGCACTAGGTCTCGCCGAAATTTCTTTCTTACTCAAGGTCAAAAGCTTCTTCGGTAAGCTGTTCTCCAGTCCGTGGTTCTACGCCGCACTGGTGTTCATTGCGATCGCGGTGGGCACTGGTTGGTATCTCAAGAACGACAAGGCGGAAGCTGTCGAGCAAGCGACAGAACAGGCGACCAAACAGGCTGATCAGGTAGCAACTATTCAGTCGCTCGAAGCGCAGACAACGGCCCAAGAGCGCACCCAGAAAATCGACCGAGATTTCACCAAACTCCGCGAGCAAACCACGAAGGATTTCACCAATGTCCGAAACAAGATCGACACTTCGCCGGTTGAAGAGCGCGATGCTCCTGCCCCTCGTATCCTTGTCGATACTCTCAATGAGCTTGACCGCCTGCGGCAGGAACGCGCCCGAACCGGCCCGGATCGAGTTTCTGACACCGCAGATTCCTCTGGATGAACTTATCTGTATGGCTGCACCAACCGGACAGCTTCCGGTTGATGCCACCAACGAACAAGTCGCTCAGCGGGTGACCGGGATCGACGAGGCGGGTGAAGATTGTCGTCAACGCCTCAACCGCGCCCGTATCAAGCTCGAAACCTTTAACGAAGTCGTTGCCGAAATCAACGCAGCAAATGAGAAAGCCCGACAAAAATGATTCTTTCTCCACTGATCAGTGCAACCATTCTCGCTGACTCGGTATCACCTGAGGGTGTCCGATTGACTACGATGGAGCTTGTTTACCCACGCTTCATCCATAGCGAACTGATGACGCACCGCGTTTTCAGCCGCAACGCATCGAGTTCACGAGCGATCCCGACCAAGCGTGCTCTCCGTATGATCCGGGAGAACCCTGCCGTGCCTGCGTCTTGGCGAATGAACCAAGCCGGTATGCAGGGCTACGAACATGCCACGGAAGAAGTCGCCTTGCAAGCCCAAACCGTTTGGCTCAACGCGATGGAAGATGCGATCCGACACGCTGAGGAAATGGATGCGCTGGGCATCCACAAGCAGGTCGTCAATCGCATTTGCGAACCGTTCAGCCACATCAAGGTCGTCCTCACCAGCGTCTACTGGGAAAACTGGGATGGCCTGCGAAACCACCACGCTGCCGATCCCACGATCGCAGCGCTGGCCGAGAGGATCGCCGAAGCGCGCGAAGCCTCAACGCCCAAGAAGCTGGAAGCCGGGCAGTGGCACCTGCCCTACATTACCGAGGAGGACCTAGGGACCCACGGGGTGGATATGTGCAAGAAGATTTCGACGGCGCGGTGCGCCCGCGTGAGCTATAATAACCACGACGGGTCGGCTACTGATCCAGAGAAGGACTTGGCACTTCACGCGATGTTGGGCGAATCCGATCCCAAGCACGCAAGCCCGGCCGAGCACCAAGCCACTCCGGACTTCAAGGTCAACCACCGTGGTATGTGGATGAACCCGAAGCTGCATGGGAATCTCCATGGCTGGTGCCAATATCGCAAGACGCTTGAGGGTGAGAACATCGACGCAGTGATCGTCGGTTAACCTTAACGCAATTTTGGGTTGACAATAGGGTCCGTCTCCTACACAGGAGGCGGGCCTTATTTTTTTTTTGCAAGGAACCCCTTGATGACGATTCCCTCGACGATCGAAGCGGCCAAGCGGCTTCGTGATCGCACGATTGACAAGATGGTGGCCGCTGATGTCGCCTATTACGATCACGACGATCCGATCATCTCGGACGCCGAGTATGACGAACTACGCGCTAAGGTAAACGCGATCGAGGAGAAGTTCCCTGAACTGGCGGATGCTGGCAGCCCCAGCCAGAAGGTGAGCGGCGTCGTCAACGAAGCTTTCGAACCGGTCAAGCACCGCGTCCGTATGGAAAGCCTCGACAACTCCTTCTCACCTGCCGAGGTGGCTGAATGGGCTTCCAAGCATCTGGAACCGGGAGACGCCCTTCTTGCCCAGCACAAGATGGACGGCCTGAGTCTCACCCTGATCTACGAAAACGGATATTTTCACAAGGCAGTCACACGCGGCGACGGGGACACCGGCGAGGACGTGACGCATACGGCGGCAGAGATCATCGACCTGCCCATGGACATTCGCGAGAATATCGATCCCAAGCTCGACAAGCTGATTGAAGTTCGCGGCGAGGTCTACATGACCAAGGAACAGCTTGCGATCCTAAACGAGCGGTATGAAGCGGCGGGCAAGAAGAAACTCGCTAACTGCCGCAACGCCGCAGCCGGATCGCTTCGCCAGAAAGACCCGGCCGTTACCCGTGAGCGCGGCATCCGGTTCATGGCGTTCAGCGTCACGGCCGACACGTTCCCCGACATCAAGTCGGATTCGGAAGTTCTCGAAGTCCTGCGTGAGATGGAGTTCGACGTGGTGCCTCACGTGGTCGTTGCCAACTCTCGCGTCGCCATCGAAGCGCAGATCAACGGATGGACGACACAACGCGGCAAGCTGGACTACGACATTGACGGCATTGTCTGGAAGATCGACAGCCGAGATGTGCGTAATCGTATGGGCTCCACCAGCCGGGCCCCGCGCTGGGCAACGGCTTACAAATTCCCGGCCGAGCAGAAGACAACGACATTGACCGATGTCACGTTCCAAGTAGGCCGCACCGGCGCTGTGACGCCCGTGGCGCATGTCTCGCCGGTTCGAGTGGGCGGAGTGACCGTATCGACTGCAACGCTGCATAATGAAGATGAAATCCGCCGCCTTGGGCTCCAGATTGGATTCTATGTCGTTATCCAACGTGCTGGTGATGTGATTCCCCAAGTGGTCAAATCCATCACCCCTGATACGAGTCAATGGGGTGATGCGGAGTTCTCGATGATTCGCCATATTGAGTTTCCTACGCACTGCCCGGCGTGCGACACTCAGCTTGTCCGCCCAGACGGCGAAGCGGTATCTCGGTGCCCGGCCGGTTACACGTGCCCGCCCCAACAACAGGCGTATCTCGAACACTTCGTGAGCCGCGACGCGATGGACATTGACGGGATGGGCCCGGCGCAGATCAAAGACCTCATGGAGGGCATCTCACTGGAGCGGCCGAGCCAGATCATGTCTCTGCCGGAAATGACCATGCATGATTGCTTGCCGCCCGAGCTATGTCCGGACAAGGCGCTTGACGAAAACTGTCTCGTAAGTGAGGCCATGGAGGACTGGTCAGGCTATGGGAAGACCAGCGTCAAGAAGCTCATGACCGCCATCAAGAAGGCTCGCAAGCAGCCACTCGACCGTTTCATCTACGCGCTAGGCATTCGCAACATCGGCAAGACGACGGCCAAGGATATTGCCAAGCGCCTCGGGACTGTGGACGCGTTCTTCGAGTGCGTCCTGAACGAAGGCCGTTTCGAAGAGCTTTGCGGAGCGATTGAAGGGATCGGTCCGGTGGTCATCCAATCCTTCGAATATCACATCGATGATTTTCGCAACTTCGATGAAATCTTCGACCTGCGTCTGGCCTGTGACATTCAGGACATGCCGCAGTATCTCGACGGACCCAAGCCGCTCGCCGGTGAAGTCCTGTGCTTCACCGGGTCGTTCGATCGCTGGAGCCGCGACCAGTGCCTCCTGATCGCCGAAGAGCTTGGCGCTGGCATCACGAATGCACCGGCCAAGAAGACGACGATCCTCATCGCCGGTGATAATGTCGGCGCAAAGAAGATCGAGGCAGCCGAAAAGCACGGCACCGTGATCAAGAACCCGGACTGGTTCATCGAGGTCGTGGAAGCGGCGATCGAGGATGGTTACAAACTGGATGTGATGGATTGACCGACGAGCAAACCCTTTTCGTTGTCGCGGCCGCCGCGTCACGTCGGAATAACTCAATCTGGGTCCGCGCCGAAAGCATCGGATTATGCCAGACACGCCTGAACCGGCTTTACAGACAGGGGCGGCTACAACGCTTGCGTGTTGAGGCACGCAGCTATGCCTATCGCCCTAACGACGACGAACAATTCAATCCCCCTCAGGCAGGATAAAAATCATGTCACATTTAATCCAAACAGCCAACGAGGCGTTCTATCACCACGGCTACGCGGCCGACTCGATCTTCTTCTTCGACTTCGATGGCGTGCTTGCTGATCAGGAGGAGGAGAAGGTCTATCGGCTGCCGGAGAGTGGGAAGGAGCGCGCTCATCTCGAAGCGATCGGGAAGCTCAACGGGATCGATGCGTCGCTCTACCACTCGACCCGGTATCTGCGCCACCTGATCTATCAGGCGAATGCCTTTGGGGAGCCTATCAAGCCGCATCTGGCGGCCGTGAAGTTCGCACGACACCTGACGACCACACGGCAGCCTTATTTCATCGTGACGGCCCGTAGCGGCTTCTGGGCTGTTCAGCGCATGATCCAGTTCTGCCAGCAGTGGGAGCTATACCCTCAGGAGACTTTCTGTCTCGGCCGCATGAGCAAAGCGATTCTGTTCGAGCACCTGCGTAACGATTGGCCTGACCGTCCGTTCGTCTATTTCGAGGATTCCGAATACCACATCCAAGCAGCCAAAAACCTCGGCGATCCCAATCTTGAGATCGTCGAGGTCGTATGGCCGAAATGTATGGAGGATGCAAAGCGCGCTCGTCGAGAACGCTTGGGCTTTTGATCAGTAGCGTGAGAGAACCGAGACCAGCGCGCCCAGAACCTTGATGTCACCGATCGGAACGGTGCGCTTCTGGTTGTGGGCATTGGTGAACGTCACCTTCTCCTTGTCGGCCGAAGGCACGTAACGCACCACGTCAAGCTCGCCGCCGATCTCGATCGCATAGATGTCACGCTCGATCGACATACGGTCAACCGAAGTGTCGAGGAATAAGCGATCCTCGGCTTTGAGGTTGAACAATGCCGCGTCGTGGCTCATGACAAAGACACGCAGATTGCGGATGTCTTCGACGTAACTTTCGGCCAGCGCACGCGGGATCACGAAGCCACCGGTGATTCGACGACCTGACTTGGACAGGCTGACTTCATCGACGGTGACGACCAGATCGGGCTTGGTCACCTTGACCGCGTGCTCACCGAATGCGAGATAGGTCGCAGCGACGCCGAAGCGCTTGGCCATGATCTCGATCTTGTCATACGGCGCGAAGTTGATTCCGGACTCGTAGTTGCGAACGGACTGACGGGTCGCGCCAATCCAACGAGCCACTTCTGTCTGGGATAGATCGCGGTTCAAACGCAGGTAGGTCAGACGGCCGCCGAACGTGTTCAGGTCCAGATTGGCATCCGAACCAGCAACGTCTGAGCGGCGGGCAATACCGCCGATCTGCCCGGTTTTCGATGCGGTCTTGACAAGCTGAGGCTTGCCCTTGTGCGTCACTTTCTTGGGCTTCAAAGCCTTGGTCTTGGCCTTGGCCCGTTCCTTACGAGTTTCACTGGTGCGGAGCGGGCCCTTGTTCGTGGTTTCGATAGCACCCATTTATTTACTCCTTTACGGTTTCGGTAAATCCATATACCGGTCAATGTGTGGGTTTGTCAATAAAAATAGCGGTGAGGGCAACCAGACGTTACCCTCACCGCTACCCTAGCGACATCTTCTGTTGTAAATTAGCGAAAAGTTACGCTGTATCAAAGGCTTCCCAGTTGGTCGAGACTTCCGTCCAGCCGCCCAAGCGCTGTCCCGAAGGATTCGTGATCGAGTGGTTTTCGTCGCTGAGGAAAACCTGTGGCACGGTGTTGACACCGACTCGATCGTAGAAAGCCTGCCGATTCGCATCGTTGCTGAGATCGATTTCATCGAACTCGATACCACGCTTTTTCATCTCCATTTTGAGCAAGGAGCAAAACGGGCACCCTGCCTTAGAGTAGACTACGACACCGGACATGGATTGTTCCCTGCCAGTTTCAGATTATTGGCGAAGTCCCAAGCGCCTCCTCCCCAGCCCTTGACACCGCCCTTTGAGTATTCGGTAGCGCGGCCCTCGAAAAAGTTGGTGTGCGTGTGGGCCGTCATCATCTCGTCGATCCAGTCGAGTGGGTGGTCGCTCACGCCATAGATCGGCTTGAGCCCAAGTTGGATCATGCGGCGATCCGCCGTGTAGCGGATGTAGGTCTTGACCTCCTCGGGAGTGATGCCTGCGATCTCACCCATGGAGAACATCAGATCGATGAAGCGATCTTCGAGGCCGACCATTTCGATGCAGGTCTGCTTGATGTCTTCCTTTAGGCGCTTTGTCCAGACTTCCGGGTTCTCCTTGATCATGGTGTGGAATAGCTTGATCATGCATTCCACGTGGTGGCTCTCGTCACGCAGCGACCATTCCACGATCGTGGACATGCCCTTCATCAGGCCGCGACGCTTGAACGACAGAAGCACGGCAAAGCTGGAGAAGAGTTGCATCCCTTCTCCGAATGCCGAGAAGACGGCCACATCGAGTGCCAGCTTCTCCAGTTCTGATCGCGGCACACCATCTGCGTGGCTGGTGCGATCTTCGAACATATAATCATGCTTGTCACGCATCTCGGCAAACTCGGCGAACGCTTCGTATTCGGACTCCGGCAGCCCCAGCGTGTCGATCAGTTGCGAGTAGGAGTGGATGTGGTTGCATTCCGAGGTCGTGAAGGCTGATAGCATCATGCGGACCTCAGTCGGCTTGAACGTGGTCTGATACTTGTCGATGTAGCCGTGACCGATGTCTTCATCACCCTTGGTGAAGAAGCGGAAAAGCTGCGTCAGCAGATTGATCTCCGATGGTGTCATTTTTGTGTTCCAGTCATGCACGTCCTCTTGGAATGGCACCTCTTCCGGAAGCCAGTGAATTTGCTGCATGGTTTGGTAGGCTTGGAACGCCCACGGGTATTGAAATGGCTTGTAAGCCTTTGCTTTTTCGAAAAGGGACATCAATAGTTCTCCGGCATAATTGTGTGAATGGCGTCTGGGGCGGCAGCCCATATTTCGCCCTTGATGTGGATGTTTTCGACGAAGACGATTTCTTCACCCCAGTCGCCGTAGCCGCCGTCGATAACCCGACCCCAAACGAGACGGGTGGTAGTAGTGGGATCGCCTTCATCGTATTGAGACGGGTCAAGCTCATACTCGTATTCGAGTCCTATGACCCGACCACTCAGGCGAACCGCTAGGTGTTCGTGCCAACGCGCCATGACGCGACGCGGGTGAACAGCCGTGTTTCCACCGACGTGGAAAGTGCCATCCGGGTTGACCTGCGTCACCTCGTATTCTCCAGCCGGGACAATGCAGTCCTCTTCGTGAGCTAATTCAACGATGTCACCGACAACAGGCTGAAAATCTGGATCATCCTTCACAGGCAAGGCACTCCTCTGGTTCGGGCGCAATGAGTTCCATCTGTGCCACTTTGGTGTTCATGTTCTCTGCCTTCTTCAACGTCTTCGAACGGACGTAGTAGAGGCTTTTGGTGCCACCAGCCCACGCCATGAAGTGACATTCGAGAAGGTAATCAGCATCGACGTAGGCCGGGAACGACAGGTTCAGGCTAACCCCCTGATCCACGAAGCCAGCGCGATCGTTTGCCATCTGGATGGTGAGGCGCTGGTCTGTCTCGAAAGCCGTGAGGAAGACACGCTTTTCGTGATCCGAAAGAAAGTCGAGATGCTGCACCGATCCGTCGTTGGCGAGGATCGACTTCCAGACTTTCGACTCGTCCTTGCCCTTGCTGGCCAGCAGATTTTTGAGCGCCGGGTTGTAAACCTTGTGTGATCCCGAAAGTGTTTTGTGGATAAAGATGTTTTCGGGAAACTGTTCGATTGACGGCGAGATAGGACCGTCTGGCACGAAGATTGACGACGAAGCGTTCGGAGCAACGGCCATGCGGTGCGAGAAGCGGTGCCCTGTTCCTTCCATGTCCGGCGCTTCCCCACGCTCACGTCCTAGCTTAAGTGAGGCTTCGACGGTCTTGGCTTGTAGGTGCTCAAAGATCATCACGTTGTAGGCACGCGCTGTGTCACCGCCCCAGACAAGCATCTTGTCTTGCAGGTAGGTTTGTAGACCCATCGCCCCCAATCCGACCGAGCGCTCATTTCGCGCTGAGTTGACGGCACGCCAAAGCTCAGGAGGAGCCTTTGCGATGAAGTCGTCAAGCGTGTTGTCGAGCATCCGCATGAGGTCTTCGATGAACAGAGGATCGTCCTTCCACTCATCGAACTTGGTGAGGTTGGTGCTTGACAGGCAACACACGGCAGTGCGATCAGCCGACGTGGGCAGCATAATTTCGGTGCAGAGGTTGGACTGATTGATCGTAAGGCCCTTGGCCTTCAACGGCTCCGGCAGGGCCCGTTGGGCTGTATCCTTAAACAGAATGAAGGGCTCGCCGGTCTGGTGACGCGTTTCGACGATCTTACGCATAAGACCACGAGCGCTGACGACCTTCTTGACGTGTCCGGTCTTTGGACTCTTGAGTTCCCAATCCTCGTCGTTGATGCAGGCGTGCATGAACTCGTCGGTGATAACCACGGCGTGGTGGAGGTTGAGCGCCTTGCGGTTTGCATCCCCTCCCGACGGCTTGCGGATTTCAAGGAACTCATCGATCTCAGGGTGCGAGATGTCGAGGTAGGCCGCATAGGAACCACGACGCGTCTTACCCTGCGAGAAGGCGAGCATCATGCGATCGAGAACAGCGATGAACGGGATGGCACCACTGGACGCCGAGCCACGCGACGTGGCTTCTGGTCCTCGGGCACCGATATAGCCACCAACGCCACCACCAAGGCTGGAGAGCCAAGAGGTCTCTTCGTAGTGTTGGTTGATACCTGCGCGGCTGTCGGCCATGTAATTGAGATAGCAGGAAATCGGCAGCCCGCGCGATGTTCCGCCATTCGAAAGCAGCGGTGTGGCGAACATGAACCAGCCTTTGCTCGCATAGTCGTAAAGACGCTGCGCGTGTGCCGCGTCGTCTGCGAAGGCAGCAGCGGCTCGTGCGAATGCTTGCTGGGGGCTGGTCTCTCCCTCCACGAGGTAACGATCTCGGAGGGTTTCAATGGCGTGAGCGGACAGCAGGGCGTCGCGCCCGAGGTCAATAGCGACCTCGTTCGGGGAGACTGGCATAGTGTTTTTATCCGTAGCTGGAGTGAACCGTGAAAGGTCTATCAGTATACTAAAAATTGCGGTTCACTTCAAGGAATGAATTTACTCTGCCTGCAAATTTTAACCTTGACAGAACTTAGGTTATTCTGGCCAATGCCTTGGCCACGCTGAAACGCGGCAATGCCAAGCCGGTTCCGTAAATCCACGCTTGGTTTGAAGTGGCGCGTTCACCGTATGAACCAATTTCAATGCCTGCAAGCATGAAATCGAATCCATCACGAGTCTCTTCAACGTCGATGGTGAACTTGGGCTCATTCGCCTCGCCAATGATCTGCATCACTTCGTGTGCATCGTCCATCACCCGAGAAAGGTCAGCCTCTTCACTCGTGACGAAAAGCTCGACCTTCATGAAGTAGTCGCGTGTCAGGAGATCGGTCTTGTTTTCCCAACGGAAGCATGGCGTTACGCCGACGTAAGCGTCAGGTGGGAGGTTCATAGACAGGAAACCTTGCTCGGCCGAACCGACGAGACAGTTGCCTTTCTCTTCGCGCCAAGGGTGCATCTCCTTACGCCCCGCAAGATCAACCTGAAACCCGGTCCGAATACAGGCGGCCCGTTCGTCCAGCGTCGCGTAGATGTCGTGGGGTTTCACCAGCCACGGAACTTCAACGTAGCGGTAGCCACGCTTGACGTATTCTGAGACAGCCTGCCCCAGCAGCGGGTAATCAATCTTCGGCGTCATACTGTTCCCATTCCTCTTGCTCGCGACGGTCTTCGCATCCGATACAATCACCGCTGTCCGTATCGAGATGATCAAGCGGGACGACTTCACCACAACACGGGCACTCAGCCCGGTCATCAAAATCATCAAAGCCGCCGTCATCCCACCAGCCGTCCATCACTCATCCTCCACGACTTTGGGCTTGCGGGCCCCGCTTTCGAAGGCCCGGTCGGTCACCGCAGACATGGCAATGAGATCGTCGAGAGTGATGGACGGATGGTTCTTGACCAACCAGCCCTTGATGGCCCCGATCACGTCTGAAAGTTCTACCAGAGCCATGATCGCGACGCCTTGATCAAGAGCGTCAACGAACTCATCGATCTCTTCGTAAATCTTGGAGTCTTCGCCATAGACGCCGCGAGCGATTTTGGCGATGTGGTAACCATGGGGTGTATCAGATTCGGCCACGTTTTGCCTTTCGATGAGCGCGAGATTCAACGGCCATGGCCTTACGGCGCTGGCCCCGGTTAAGTCCTGCGTAGGGGTCTTCTTCACGCGTTACGACCCAGTTCTCACCATCGAATGCGGTAAGCTCGGTTGTGGACGCGGTAGGTGTGGGGGTGTCGTTCGGGTCCATGTCGTCGATGTAGATCGCGTCGCGTATTCTCAGGCGAGCCATCAGCTTGTCAGAGCGTAGTTCACCAACAGGAGCATGGCCAAGCAGAATGCACAGGCTGTTCCCATTACCTTAAGGTTTATTTCGGTTACCATAACGTCCTCTCTTATATTAAAAATTGCGGCTCATGTCAAGGAAAACCGCGAAGATGAAACGACTTCGCTCCGGGGACGACGCGTTCGATCTCCTGCATCAATTCATCAGGCTCGCTGTCGATCGGAAGAAGCTCCGGGGCCCTTGATGCGTTGTCGTATACAATAACCGAACGTGTGGGGTGGGAAGGGTCCGCCGTAACTGCCATGATCCTCTGGGGATCGATGAAAGCAACGCCGAGGCCATCAACTTCGAGGCGGATGAAACTGATCACGCTCCATTGCCCTCCGCCTTGTCAGCGCGCTCCTGAGCGGCCTTGTCGGAGTATTGCAGGCCCTTGTAGCGGACCGACAGCTTGGCGATATTGGCTTCCAGCGTTTCCTCGCGAGTGACTTGGATGGCTTGCCGGATGACACCGACGCAAACCTCAAGGTTAGCGAGGTTGTATTGGATGCCTTCGCGATCGAGCGGCTTCTTGTATACGACATGCTTCTTGACCGTATCGAGAAGCTGGCCCCCTGCGATCGCCAGCAGCGAGGCACATTCGAGCGGTTCATTGGCAATCGTAAAATGCTTTTCGGTTTGGAACTGCATGATCTCATCGCGCGCGGTGCCGATATTCTGACGGACAGCCTCCATGTAGAACTCGATGTCGCCAAGCTCTTCGACCATGTTCTGAACATCGAGCGAGCCCGTAATGAACATCTGGGTGATGGCTTCGAGGACTTCGGTGGTTTCACCGGCGACACCGGTGGCACCATGCCACAGGTCGGCTTCTTCCGCCGTGAGGTTCTGGAGGATTTCCGGGCCGGGCTTCATGAGCCCGGCCACCATGTCCGCGTGGTTGATTTGGTCTTTCATATTCATCCTTCGTTTGCGATACGGACCGGAGCTTCGCCCGAATCGTTGTCTGCCAGTGCGTGTTCGGCATTGACGATGACAGCCCCATCGGTGTCTTTCGTCAGCTTTTCGGCAAAGTCCCAGCACGCTTGCTGGAAATTGGTGTCGCTCATCAGAGCACGCATGTAAAGTCCAACGCACTGAGCCGTCGTCGGAAGATACTGCCCTTCCGGATCGCCTCCCATGAACTCAAGGTGCGGAAGATAACGCCCGGTGTTGATGTCTTTGTCCACCAGAGTGAGACGGGCAACCACCGGTTCGGTAGCCGAGAGACACGGCGAGTCCGTGTTCTCCTCCATATTTTTCGCAATCTCGTGCGAAAACTTTACTACCGCGTCGATGAAACCATCATCCTCGATAAGCGTGTAGAGGTAATATCCGGTGAAGTAGGCAGCAGTCGCGATCCCCTGATCGATTTGCGCGCCTTCTGCATCGAAGTCTACCGAATAGGTGCCGGTTTCGAGGTCAAGGTCTTGGATAGTGATGGTAATTTTCGACATAGTGAGGCTCCGTTTATTATGTCGTGTTCGATCTCACTGAGCGGCTAATCCGCCAGCGCACTTAGTTGAGCGAGAAAACGTGAGCGAAAGTCTTGGATCGCCAGCAGTTGCTCTTCCCCCTCGGCCCAGTGGTTCGTGACCATCTGGCCCGGATGCAGATTTGCAATCATGTCATCGATCAAGGCTTCGGACTCGTGCTCTCCCTCTTTCGGCGTGATCCAGTCAGCCGTGATTCCAATCACGACGCCACCGACCTTCTCGATCGCCGCCTTCTCATTGGGGAAGCGGACATCGGTGATAACGACCTTACCACCGTTGACCGCTCGCTTCATCGTCGCCGACACCCAGATGCCGTCGTCGATAAGCTTGCGACCCCACTCAGTCCCCAAGGTTTGCATCGCGTGCCTCGGGGTTTGACCGTTCAGGTAATCGGTGGGTTGCTCTTTCAAATCACCCTCGATCATCCGCTCGATCGCGATATTATCTGCACCCTGATAGAACAACAGGGTTCGGAGCATATCTTTCAAGGCTCCGGCGAACTTCATGTTCTCGTAGCCCTGCAACATCAGCGCCTTTGCGCCGGTGTCCTTTCCCGCCCCCTTTCGCCCCGTAAGGCCAATGATTCGAGGAAGTTTCTTCACTTTGCTTATCCAATTCCTACAAGTCCAGTGGGAAAGACGAACCGTGCCTTACGCGTGATGAGTTGAGGAACGTTCCCTCGGTGACAAGCGTATATGTCTGTTCCCTAAATTTTCAGGCTACGATCACCAAACGCTGGGCGGCTCGCGTGATTGCGGTGTAAAGCCACTTATCGGCGTCGTCTCGGAAGACCATTGATTCGTCGTGAACGATCACCTCATCCCACTGCGAGCCCTGAGACTTGTGGCATGTGATGGCCCAGCCGAAGTCGATGTGGGCATCGCGAATGCGAGAGCGGAACGCGGCCTGTTTGGCTGCGGTGGCAAAGTTCTTCTCCCGCTTGATGTGCTCCTCGAAGAGCCCTTGGTAGGTGAACACGTTGTAGCGTCCGCCCTCCTCGGTTTCGATGTTCGCGATGAAACGATCGCGCCCCTCTACGGCATTGCCGTGGTCTTCGGTGGCGAAGACCTGCGTGCCGTTGACAAGCGCCTGGTGCTCCTTGTGGTTCTTGCAGATGATCAGCGGCTCGCCAGCCATCGGCAGTTCATCCAGAAGATCGCCTTCACGGCGCATACGGGCTGTCTGCTTCCAGCGGTTCTTGTTAGTGCCCACGATCACCTGACAATCTCGATCGAGGTCGAGCGTGTAGATGTCCTTCTTGCGGGGCACGATTAGCACGCCGTTACCATAGTCACCGAAATCGCACCGCTTACCCTTGCGGACCATGGTTGCGAGGTAGATGATCGGGTTGTCTTGCGCCTGACGATGGACCTCGGTGAGAAACGCGTCAGGCAGTTCACCGGGGATGAAGAAGCCGGGCTTATCGCCCACAGGCGGAAGCTGGCCGGGATCACCCATGACGAGGATCGGGATGTCGAAGTCGAGTAGGTCTTCGGACACTTCCTTGCCAACCATCGAACCTTCGTCCAGAATGATTAACTGGATTGCTTCCTTGACCAGAAGTGAGTCTGGGTTCAGGCTGAATCGAAGATCATTTATGTCGTAGGCACGATCGAGGTCCTTGGCGATGACCTGAGCCTTCTTCTCCATCTCCTTGAGATCGTGATCGCGGTCACCGGTATAGGGAGGCGCAATTGTGCCCTCCTTAACCATGGCGATCTCTTTTTCGAGGTTCTGGAGATCACGTTCCAGCACTTCGGCCTTCTGCATTTTGGGCAGATAGATGAGCTTGTGGATCGTGGTCGGCACCTTGCTGATGCCTTGTTGCTTGAGCTTTTCGCCCATGACCTTGGCGGCCTTACCGGTCGGTGCCGCGAACGCAATAGCCGACGGCGACAGGCCAGTCGCCTCGATGATGTCGGGCAGGATCGTGGACTTACCGGTCCCGGCAAAGCCACCAAGCGTAAAGGTCTTCTTGTGTTCAGATTCGTGGCGATACCACTCACCAATGTCCCTGACCGCTTTTTCCTGTTGCGGTGAGAGAGTAATCATACGCGCCTCCGTTTGCTCTTGAGAGCGTGCTATCCTTACGAAGATGCGTTTTTTAGCACGTCAGGCATGAGCGGCAAGCCAGCGGCCGACGGTGAAGTCGGACCGCCCTTGGCGGCGAAGCCCGGCGAGCGCGATTCGAAAACGGCGAGCATCGCCGACAGCAGATCGCGAAACTCCTGTTCACCCATCTGGAGCGTTCCGCGTCCGGTGATACCGATCGTGTAGGTGGGCTGGGGCATCTTCTCACCGAACAGGCAATTGACCAGTGCGTGGTCACCAGCCCATGCGCCGTCGATTTGAACGCCCGGAGCCTTGTCCACGACGCCGCTCATGTGGGCTTCTGGCAGGCGGGCGAGAAATGCAAAGGGATTGTGATTGTTCATATTGTGTCTCCTGAGGTTGTAACCGGGGCGGGCAAAACGGAGGAAAACCCCGCCCCGGTCACTAGGCGCGCTTAGTCGAAGTTGCGAAGGCGGCGGTTGCCGCCACGAGCACGACCACGGCGAGGAGGGGTAGGTTCTTCCTCACCGCCATCGTCATCATCTTCCGGCTCTTCTTCCTTGGCGGCCTTGCGGCCACGCGTGCGGCCACGGGCGGGAGGGGCGGCGTCCTCCTCCGGCTCGTCTTCTTCCGGCTCGGGTTCGGCTCGCCGACGACGACCGCGAGCAGTCTTTTCTTCCTCCTCTTCGGGTTCGTCGTCGCAGTCCTCCTCCGGCTCCGGTTCCGGCTCGGGTTCCGGCTCGGGTTCCGGCTCGGGTTCCTTGGCTTTGCGGCCGCGACCACGTGCGCGTTTCTCGTCAGCATCCTCGTCGGCGATCTTGCGACCGCGAGCCTTCTTGGGAGCGGGCTCGTCTTCCGGCTCGTCATCCACGGGCTCTCCGGTCAGACCTTCGAGTTCAGCGGCGGTCATCCAGCCGACGATCTTCATCACCGGCGAGAACTTCTTCTTGCCGTAGCGCTTGTTGCGGGGCTCGTAGCTCTCTTCACCGAGTTCGACGATCGGAAACTCGCTGGGATGCTGGGAAAAGACGCGACCGTAGGCACCAGCCAGTTTGCGAATCTGGCGAACCTGACCACCGGTCGAGGTTTTCCAGAGCAGCGGCGTGCCGACTGCTTCGTCCTGATCATCGTCGCCGTAGCTTTCGAGGACCATGGAGATGGACGACGCTTCGCGCCAGCCATCATCTTCTTCGTAAGGGCCGTAGTCGGTCAGGTCTTCTTCGCGGGGCGGCTTGCCGTCCAAGACCATGACCAGCTTCTCTTCTTCGACCGCTCCTTCGACCCAACAAATCCAGCCGAAGGCCAGCGTTTGCATGTCCATGACGACGCGGGAGCCTTCCGGCAGATCGTCATCATCCTGTCCGAAAGACCAACGACCATCGTTGCCGTTGAACTTGAGGTAGGTGCCGGTTTCCACACCACGGGCGGCTTCCGCCCACGGGTTGGCACCGGCGTCAAGGGCACGTGAGCCCTGCGTGGCAACATCGTTTGCCATATTATCTCCAGATTACTTGAGGGGAGCGTGGAGAAACCCTCTCCACAAAGGTATCGCTTATTCGCCGGTCGGCAGCGATTGCTTCATCTGGGCGAGAATGGCGCGGCTGCGCTTGGTCTCGGCCAGCTTGTCTTCGAGTTCGGCCTTTTCTACTGCGGCGCGGCCTCAGCTTCCGAAGCGCGCCGGGCGGCGTCTTCTTCGACGCGACGGATCGCATCCGCCTTCGTGGCTTCGATGGCGGCCTTTTCGTCTTCCTCGCGGCGGAACAGGTCACCGATGCTGTCCTCGAATCCGGCGACAGCCGCGTCGGCCTTCTCAAGGAACTTAGCGAGCCGGGCGTCCAGTGCGATGACGAAACGGACCAGAGCGTCCGAGGAGCGGGCAATCCAGCGGAAAATCAGGGAGTCGAGGTTCATGGTAAGAGGTTCCGTTTAAGATTTGTCGGGTCAATCGATGGTTGATGTGTTACACAATGGTAAGGTTAATGTCAAGCAAAAATTACCATTAATGCAAATTTAAGTTACGCTCACTCCTTGAGCTTGACGGTTAGGCGTTCGTAGCCCGAGCCTTCCTTCTGGTAGTCGGCGATGTCGAGCCCGGCTTCTTCCAGATCAGCAGCCAGAAGCGTCATGTCGAGTGACTTCTTACCAGCGCGCCACGACAGCGAGATCGAACACGAGTCATCAGTGTGGCCCTTGGTCTTGTGTTCGCGGAGAAGTTGCTTGATCTCTTCGTCGATCAGATTCTTCTCGCGCTTTTCCTCCTTCTGAGCTTCGGCGTGTTTCTTCTGGCGTGCTGCAAGTAGAGCCAGTCGCTCGCGGACTTCTGCGTCCTCGATGTTGCGCTTTACCTTTGGAGCCGCTTCACCGGTGGAATAGGCACACTCTTCGGTGAACTCGCACAGCGAGCACGCGCCTGAAAGCTTGCCCTCGGCCATGAAATCGATCGGCTGCGGGTCCTTGGCAAAGACGGCGGCGGCGCGCTCCTTGGCCGCTTCGTAGATTTTCGGATCACGCTTAACAACGAAGGGGCGAATGTCGGAGAGCCACGACGCATTGAAATAGATGATAACTGCATACTCGGGCCGGTAGTCAGTTTTTTCGTGGAACAGCCCCATCTGGACCTGCGTCTGACCAGCGTGAATTGCCTTCTCTTCGTTGATCGTGGCGCGCGGATCGAAAGACTTGTATTCGATCACGACGCAATCGGACTGGATGTCCTCAATACCAAGCTGCTTGAGCGCGTCACGCGCCAGCCCGATCGCCAGACCATCCGGTGTTGCGGTCAAACGACCGGACTTGAGCGTGTCTTGCTCATCACCAGCGTAAAGCAGTTGCGCTCCCTCTGGCAGAATTGCCTTGGTGGCGGGCACCGCGAAGTAGTTTTCGATGAGGTCACCGCGTTTGGCAGCACCCCAGTCTTGCTCGTGCCCATCGTCCGGCGCATAGCCCCACTTCTTGAAGAAGGTCTTGCGGTGGCAGTCGAATGCTTCGGAGGCACCAACGGACGCGTTGCGGTCGTAGCGCCACTCTTTTTCGTCAGCGGCTTCGAAGGCCGCGAACATTCCCTTGAAGTCTAGTTCAGCCATCACAGTGTTCCATGAATATAGTCAGGCCATTCGCCATGCTTGTCTTGTTGAATTTGGCCGCGATTGCCTTGTTGAGATCGACTCCAAAGCTATCCGCCAATTGAGCGCATAGAAACATCGCATTGCGAAGCGGAACGGCAAGGTCATCGACAGATGAAGTTGACCCAACCATACCAAGCTTGGCACGTTCGAGTTTCTTGACGCTATTGCAGATAGCGCCGACTGCCAAACCGAGGCAGAATCCCTGCATCATCGATGGCGCAATGCGCTGATCTTCCCGGATAGCCCGAACTGGTAGGGGTATACCGAACCGGAGAGCAACTAGGTCAAGACAGATTGCCACGTCAGCAAGTTCATCTGCGATTTCATCAGGGGCTTTGTCACCTAGGAAACAGGCATACAGCGCCTCTCCCATTTCTCCGGCGAGTTCATTTCCAGCATACGTAGCAGTAGTTACGTCGTTTTTATCCCATTCGATCTGACGTTCTTTGTTTGCTTCGCGCAAAGTCCGATAATAGGTTGGCATCACTAATCCTCCTCAAGGCGGTAGGGTGGGTCCATCTCTCGGTCGTCGAACATATTGCGCTTATTGTTCGCGATGAAGCGAGCAAGCTCTTCGAAGAAGTCGGCGAGTGGGATGAAATTGAATGATTCGAATACGGGCGACATGATGGACTTTTCGGCAAGCCAGCGATCCGATGGAGTGCATGTCCCATCAAAGCTCAGTTCGAGCACGGGCGATTCCATGTCGTCATCGTCCGGCACCTCGATCGTGGCCAGAAGGTGGACGACCTCACCGTCGTCATCCATCTCTTCTTGGTCGTTCATCTCGGCGAGTTCGTCGAAAATCGCAATAACTGATACACCGCCGACGTAGGCGCTGGTGTAGTCTTCGATGTAGGGTAGGTCACCGGCGAAGGCGATGTCCCAGTCCCCGTTGTCGCAGAAATACAGGAACGGCGATCCCGGCCGATCCGCTGAGGGGACTGTTTTGGAAAAGAATAGGGTGCTCATGAGTATCCAAGCTTCGTGTCTTCTGATTTTTGGGCGAGCCGACACATCTGCCACGAATGGAAGGGGCCGACGATTACTCCGTCCTTCTTAGAGCGGACCCACCATGTCCCGCGCTTCGGTCCGTTGAAGCCATCCCTGATCTGGAAAGGCATATCGAACCCGAAATGACAGGCCGGGCGGAGGGAAAGGAGTTCACCCATTGTCTGGAATAAACTCCGAAGCGAAGTCCTTGGGCAGCTTACCGACCGCCTTGAGGTCGAAGATTTCCTGATCAAACGCGCCTTCGTCCAGAAGGGTGTGGAACAGGCGACGTGTCGCAAGAATGTCAACGATGGCTGAGTGCGCGCCTTCAAGGGCTTCGTCGTAGAAGAAACGCATGGCCTCTTCGAGCTTGGGCCATTTGAAGGTGGTTCTGCGGCCCTTCTGCGGAAGCTGGCAGATCGGCGTCGCCGCCTTCATCGTGCAGAGGCGTGGCTTGCCGTTGAGGATTTCACGCGGCCCGGCACCGGGCCGAAGGCGGGCGTATTCGAAGCCGATAATCTTGGTATCGAACGCGGTGTTGTGGCAGACGATGGCGTCCGCTTGTTCGGTTGCGATCATGAACATCTCAAGCGCGTCAGCGATCGGGATGCCACTTTCCTCGCACATCTCCTGAGTGATACCCGTAAGTTCAGTGGATTTCTTCGAGATGCCGGTCCCGGAGCATGGGTGAATGCGCCAGTTATCCGGCTTGATAAATGCATCGAGACGCATCACGTCAATACCATTGATTTCCAGCAGCATACCAAGCTGCGTTATGTGCGGCTGTTGATCGGAATCAGGAGGATACTTGTTCGTGGGCAGGCCCGTCGTTTCCGTATCGAAGTAGCAGACACGCATCAGATGTCACACTCCTTCGCGACCGTCTCCATTTCGTGAACAAGCTCGTCCGGGCCCATGCCTTTCTGCTTGGCGTAGAGCACGCCGTTTTCGATGAAGTGATCGAGCCGGTTGTCGGCCGCCGCATGCCGAAGGGCCTCGTGTGTTGCGTTGCGGATCGTATCGAAGAGCACGACACGAAAACCGACAAGGGCTCCGGGAGCCAGAACGACCCACCATGGCATCTCGCCGCCGAAGAGCTTTGCAATGAGCAAGAGGGAAGTCACACCCGCCGACAGGATGTAAAAGCGCAGGGAACCAGCACGGCTGTTTTCCGCATACGGGTAAGGCAGCGGAAGTTTTTCTTTTTCCATGGGAGACTTTCTTGTCGGACGTTGCCGAGTGATGGCTATGTATTAACCAATCTTCTCAACAATGTCAAGAAAAAATTGCGCTTAACGCGTATTACGGTGGCGGATGACAATGCCAACGAAGGAGGCGATCAAAACGAACGCCGCTCCGATGAGGATAGTGTGAAAATCCATCATTCCTCTCCTGTGAAATTGTTAAACTTAGCGAAGACTGTCAGCGCCTTGATGAACGTCGGGAGATCATCAGGCGCGATAGTCAAGGTGCTCGTGACTTCGGGACGGTCAGGTTCGCTATAGCTAAGCTCTACCATGCCGTCCCCGTCGAGCTTAATTCCATATTCGTAGTCACCACCGTTGACTCCGAATACAGTCAGGTGATGTTGGATATTGATGTCCATTAGGCAGCTTCCTTCTTCGCGTATTGTTTCCAGACAGAGAGGTCGTAGTCAGCGATCTCTTCACCAGATTTGTCATCCAGCGCGATGAAAGCTTCCTCCAGTTCTCGGTTGTAGCTCAGCTTGCGGAACTTTTCGAACGGCGTTTCGCCTTCGAGCTTGCTCAGCATCGCGTCAAGCAACTTGGCCTGCGTGCGTGCGGTCTTCCCAGCGACGACACAGGAGAAGAGCCACCACAGTTCAAGTTCGGCGTCAGTGCGGGCGAAGTCAATGACGTTCTCAGGATCAATCAGGTAGTTCACAGCCTGTCGCTTTCCTTTTGTGAGTAACCTTGGGAGTTGGCGTCAGCTTGCACTCCCATTATGTCTTCGTAAACCATGGAATCTCCGTAACTACCGCCTTCTGGGTTTGGTGGGGTCTCGACGCGCCCTATGAACCAACCTACTGTGCCTACGAAGAGTAACCAAACCACGAAAAAGATATAGTGAATTTCCATCAGTGTGTCTCGTGCCATGCATAGCCGTTAGAAGCTGACGCCTCTACAGGAAGGGCAAAGCCCAGTCGCTTACCGGCCTCAGCAGCCGCTTGAATGCAGATGCCTTCCACGGTCTCTTCAAGGCCTGCACGACACGCGATCTGAACTTCGTCGTGGACCCAAGCACAGAACACAAAGTCGCCATCCCAGCCGTAGGTGAGTCCCTCGTCGTAGAGCATGTCTTCGATCAGGATCAGCCACCAATTAGCGATCGTGGCTCCCATACCTTGGAGGTCTGTGTTCAGTGCAGAGTGCTTGGAACGGACAAACAGGCGACGCCCATCCAGCCCGGTGAGGAACTTACGCGAGGCTTGGCGCTGAACATCGCGGATAACGCGGTTTAGAGCCGGAAGCTCTTTGAGGAATCGTGCCTTGAGTTCTTTACCAATCTTCGCTTGCTGGGGCGGAGAAGAAAGCGGCGAAACAATGTTGCCAATCTTTTCGTCACCAGCGCCGTAGAGGAAGGCGTAGATAAAGGTCTTCGCGAGGTCGCGTGTCTCCAGACCTGCACGACGCTGGTTTTCCGAGTGGATGTCACCTTCGAGAAGGATACGCCCATACTCGCCGCCATCATACTTGGCCATTTCATGAGCAAGGCAACGAAGCTCAATACCGGCCAAGTCGGACCCGACAAGCTTCCAGTCCTCCCATACTGTAAACAGAGAGCGACACTCATAACCCCAGCCGCCCTTGAGGCCCAGAATAACGACTTGGAACTCGCGTTCGTCACCTGCCTCGGCCTTGTCCTTCTCGACCTCCCAATCACCAACGCTGTAGTGACATGGCATCTTATGCCAGTCATCACAGCGCTGGCCTTTGTAGAGCACCAGCACCGGCCCATTCTCGAACATGGCATTGGGTCGGATGATGCCGCGCGGATTGGCGATCTGCGTAAGCTGTGAGAAAAGTGCCTTCTTTTTTCTAACAGCCGGAACCTGTGCCAAGTTCGGAAAGGCGTGGGTCGCACGCGTGGTAACAGCGCCGCAGGGATTGACGTAGCCGTGGATACACCCGGTCTCTTCGTCGTAGACCTTGAGCCACGCTTGATTGCCGTCCTGCAACTGGCCCATAAGCTTGCGGATCGCGAGCAGGTCTGCCAGCTTCTCAGCAACCGGGAAGTCCTGCACGATCCGACGCAGGATCACGTCGTTCGCTTTGATGTTGCCCTTCTCGGTGTAATCCTCGTCGTCAGGCTCCCAACCCATCTCTTGCAGACGGTCGGTGATCTGTGGACGTGATGTCGCCTTGAACTCTTGCCATTTGACGGGCGTGAACCACGAGCCCTTGTCGTAGCGAGGACGCATTGTGTCCTTCCACTTCGGGCTGTCTTTCTTGGTGTTCTTTTGTTCCGGATAACCATACCAGCGGCGCTCCGGGACGACCGTATACATTGCGTCGTTCTTGGCTGCAATCGCTTCCCGCGCTGGGAGTGATGGATCGATCTCGGTGTCTTCGATCAGGTAGAAATTGGGAAACTGGCCTCCGTTCACGTCGCGACCGACAGGTGGTGTTTCCATACGCTTCTTAGGAATAAACCGGCCGGGGAACTCGACAGCCAGTTCAGCCTCAAGACGCGCTTGCTCGACGCTCAGTTCTCCCGCCAGAATCTTAGCTCGCGGCCTGTCGAATGGGAAACCATTCTCTTGCTGACGCGCCATGAGATCGGCGAGGCGATGCTGGACGTAGATCGCGTCGGGAGATTGCTCGCGGCTGTCGATCATCTTGATCAGCAGCGTGGTCACGTCCACGTCGTTTACGCAGTAGTCTTCGAGGCCCTGAGTCCATGTGCCCCAAACAAAGAAGCGCATTTCCTCGGAGTCCTTCTCGATTCCCTTGGCTAGGCCTTGGGCGGTCCGAGTGGCCTTGTAATCTCCCTTGTAGAGACCAAGACGCTGACCCCACGAGTCGAGAGTGTGCTTGCCGATGTTGACACCATCGAGCTTGCCCGCTTCAAATAGACGAAAATCCTTGTCCTTCTGGTCGGGGAACAGGAGACGAGCGAGAACGAGAGTATCGCGGATGCGGGCTGTCGGCGTCCATCCAAAGAGGATTTCGAGCATCGGAATGTCGTAGCCGACAATGTTGTGCCCCCAGATTTCTTCTGCATCATCTAGGAGCTTGAACAGCCCTTTGATGGTGTTCTCGCGCTTATTGCGACGGAACACCCAGCGCTGGCCCGTATCATAGTCACGCACAGCCACACAGTGACAGACCGTCACTTGGTGGAGGAGACCGTCCGTTTCTGCGTCAAATACTAAACGCCGGTGGGTTTTGGGCTTGAGCTTCACGTATTTCTCTCAGTCGGGAGACTGGTGTATATAAAAATTGCGCTTGGTGTCAAGCTCAATTTGCTCCCCAATGAAGCAAGACCGTGCCGTTCCAGCTACCGTCTTCGATCTCGAAGTAGAAGGAGTTTTCCCCAACAGAGACGATGCCAGCAGCCCTGATCACAGGGTCTTGTGGGCTTCCCACACTTTCGACGGAAATGATCTCGACGATCGGACTGGGCGCTCCATAAGCCGCCTCGACCATTGCAGTCAGGATCGCATCCTGATCTAGCAGAGGCACATCCAGATCGAACTCTTCTTCTGCCTCAGACATACAGGTCCTCGTCATCATCATCTTCATCGTCACCTGTGAGTAGCTCCACGGTGATTGTAAACAGGAGCATTATGACTTCGCCCATCAGCACGCCAAGGGCAATAACCCAGATAAGTCCGTTAACGGTAAGATCAGAGATCAAAGTGAAGTTGTCCTTCTTGGTTGAAGCGGTGCGTTTTCACTGTGTCAGCAGGCTCGTCAAATTGCAGATAACCAAGCTCTTGGCACATTGCTTGAGCGCCTTGACGCAAGAAACGGTGGTAGCCATAATCGTGGCAGACCACTTGGTCGTTCAGGAGGCCGAAATTGTGGTAATGCGTGTCGGCTAATATCTCCGGAAGACGCCCACCACGTGTGCGGCGTAGCGCCTCATTAAAGTCTTTCTCCGACTCAAAAGGCTGTGTCCGGCGCTGTAATAGAGCAGAGCCCCAGCTATCGATTGCAATACAAGGTGCGAACCAGTCGTTGATCGGCCAATCCTTGACTTCGTTCCACACCAACCACTCGACTGGATTGTGAAACGTCTTTCCAGTGTATTCGATCTTAAGCACGAGGCTGTCGTCACGCGTCAGGGTATAAACCCGGCGAGAGTTACCCTCGCCAATAGGATCAATACCTACAAAAAGCTCAAGCACGCAGTTCTTGAGTTGTTGCACTTCATCAAAGATCGCGGGCATTATGCAGGCCTTGAGAAACGGATTACGGTAAATGGCGTGTCGGGACTGGCCTCTGGATAGCGGATCGCCATGTCGGAGCGAGCATTGTCACCGTCTATGTAACCGGCAAGCTGGGCATCATAGTCATTAATTCCCAGCCACGTGGTCCGGATCACTAAATCAACGTTGACGATCATCGGCAGGAACCGTGCGGTCGGCGAGACAAATACGAGAGCGCCCGGCGCAATGATAGCTGGGCGCTCACCAATACGGATTGTGGCAGTTACCGAACCAGCAAGCGCGGATTGGAAGAAGCCATCGTCCATTTCGAGTGATGGGTAGCTAAAAGCGGTCATTCTGTAGTGTCCTCAATTCCGCTTGCCACCCTAGGTCGTTTCTGGTTGCGGCGTTTCACGCAGTCTTCCAGCAGCGGCCTCGTATGGTTGATCACACCCTCGATTGGGTCATACATCAGATCAAGGAGCATTTCGTCGATCGCGACATAGCCAATTAGGCCATTTTTCATTTCGATGGTCACCATCATGCGTAATACCTTCCATTGTGGAATGTGATGATGGTCCGCTTACCGTTCGGGTAAGTGATGATGTGCGATTGCGACCACGAGGATGGGCCCTTGTTGTAACCAAGGTCGAGCGTGGCGCTAACGCCGCCGACGTAGGCTCCGTCACGGATCGCAGGCGAGTGGGTGTGCCCGGTGTTGGACTTCATGCCCGCTCGGCTGATTGATAGAGGCGAACCACGAGCCCCGTTAGGCCCAAGGTGGCCATGCATACCGCATTCGATGTCATCGCAGATGACGAAGGACTCGTCTTCGTTGACGAACACCACATCGTCCGGCACGCCCATATGACGCAGGACATACTGGAACACGTCTGGGTCGGCGATGCCTTGCTCAAGCATCTGGTAAATCCAGAGTTGACAGAACAGAAAGAAGATCGCGTTTTCGGGGTCTTCGCGATAGTCAGCCTGCTTGAGCCACTTGAGCAGTGCTTGATCGTGGTTCGATTCAATCACGACCGACATAATGTCTTCGCGCTGGATCACCCGCAGGAACTTTGCACATCCCTGCAAGGCACCGTCCACGTTATTGTCCTGCCCTCCTCGAACATGAGCGGCGAACCGGAAGTGGTGGTCCTTGATGTTGTGGTGGTTTCGCGGGCTAAAGTCCGACAGGTCGTGATAGAACTCGTAGACCGGATGCAGGAAGTCGCGAAGCGGAAGCTCGCCGTGGAGGCTGGTGTAGTCCTCGTCCACGGTTTGCGATTCCACATCGTAAGCCCACGTCGCCATGGCCAGCTTCGGATCGAGCTTTTCGTGGTGGATGTCTCCGTAGCTGATCGCTTCGATCCGGTGACCTTCGGTGACGCCTTTGTTGGTGATGTGGCGATCAAGGTCGTAGAATGACCCGTCTTCGAGATCGGTGGCCAGCAGGTGGCGGCAATAGGTCGAACCGTCCGGGCGCATCTCGACGAGAACAGCGCCGATCTGGTGGTGGAACATCGCCTTGATGCCAGCCTTCTTGCGGATGTAGTTGGGCATGGTGACCGCGCCGGTCGTCATAAGCTGCTTGGCTCGCTCATGCTTCATGGTGGCGATCGATTCCAACTGGACCTTCGGGTGTGGGAAGATACCCCAGCGCCCACGAGTGTAGGTCGAGAAGCCGGACAGCGGTGTGACAGCGGTCGGCAGCGTGTTCATCTCGCCGCAGAACTCGACTTCATCACCGCAGCGGATGCGATCGTGCAGGACGAATGGATCGATGTCTGGGTGGAAGTGAACACCCTTGGCACGCTTGTCGTGTTCTTCAAACAGCTTCTTCGAATAGGTGAAGCCCGAGACGATGATCTCACAGTTCTCTAGCCATTCCGAATAGACGTGGAGGCAGTTCCAGAAGTCCTCGTGGATTTCAGAGCCGTCCTGCGCGGCGGTGAAGATAAAATAGCGATTGTGAGTCGAGATCGTATCGAAAATGATAGGCTTCGGGGCCCGGTATGACTTGAACTCGGGATCGTCGGCTGATTCTTGGGTCAGCGTCTCGGCAAGGTCGCTCTTAAGCCGGTAGCGGATCGACGATTCTGCCATACCAAGCTCTCGCCCGGCTGGGCGGATGCCGCCATAGATCGCTATAGCTTCCCGGATTTCGTCAATCGAGATGTCGGTGCTCATTCGTATTCCTCGGTAGTTGCCAGCTTGGCCAGTGCTGGGTGCGAGTAAGCGATCTGACCTTCTCCTTCAGAAAGACTCCAGTCCCACACGAACCACGAATAATTGTGGCGCGGGGAGCCGGTCGATCCTTCGACCCAGCGCGGGCGCTTGGACACAACGATCTTCTTGTAGAATGGTCGGTTCGAGAACAGGTCCATGCGCCCCTTCGAGCAGTCGAACTCGTTTCGCAGGAACATCGCGACTTGGCCCTCACAGGCTCGGGTCAGTTCGACCGCGTGGCGGCAAAAGAGTTCGGCTAGACTGACCGAGTTGCCTGTGATGCCATATTTCTCGGCAAGGGGCTTGAGGTGCGCCCAGTTCGGATCGTTAAGCTTAACGGTCTCGTAGGGCGGGTTCGACACAATCGAGTGAACCAGCGGGTCAGGCATCTTAGTCTGGGCAAAGAAGTCGCTTTGGGTAAAGCGTTCATCATAGCCGTAGTTGATGATGTCGCTGGACCAGACGGTGTAACCCATCTCGTGCATTCGGGTTGCGAGGTTCCCGATCCCGACGGCGGGCTCCCACACGTTGGTGTGGAGCGATACGTGCTGGAGTAAGCAGTCGAGATTTTCAGGAGGGGTGTTGTAGTGATCGGCTTCGATCCGGTCGTAGCCGGAATCCCCGATCATCGCGGCGTCCTTGAGAGCGGCCTTGCGGCCCTTTGTCATTCCCAGCGTCGCGTCTTCGGCTGCGTCGGTCATGCGGCTTCGGACGCCTCGCCGAACGTGATCTGTTGCACGGTGCCATCAGGCTGGTGGACAGTCGTATGGAAGTGCGGCGTGCCCTCCTTAACATACCACCGCAGCGCGATGAAGTGGCCCGGCATGTAGTGGACGACGCCCTCGGCATCGACGATGCGGTGAGCGCCGTGGACGGGATTGACGTTCAGGAAGCGGGGTTCTTCAATGCCGATCGTGGCGATCGTGCCGTTCGGCATGGCGTAGTCGTATTCGCGCCAGATGTCATCGAGCTTGGAAAAGGTGAGCGGGGCGGCGTTTCGGAGTTCCATATCAGCGGTCCAGAATCTTGAGTTCGATGCCAGCTTCTTCGAAGTAACCGGAAGCACGGGACAAAAGCCCTTCCCAACGCTCAGCAAGTGCGGGAGGGGTGGCGTAGGCCACGACGCGCTTGATGCCCGATTGGGCGATCACGACGGCGCAGCGGTCGCACGGAGCGAGGGTGACATACATGGTGCATCCATCCACTGGTCCATGGGAGTTCACGATTGCGTTGATCTCAGCGTGAATGATCCGCGAGTATTTCTCATCGCGGTTCGCGTAAAGTTCGGGTGCATCGTTCATGTTGCGAGCAAAGCCATTGAAGCCCATGCTGGCAACGGTCAGGTCAGGCCGCACAATCACAGCGCCGGTCTTGGTTGATGGGTCCTTGGAGGCTGACGAGACATACTCGGCCATTCCCAAATAAAAGCGATCCCACTTGTCCTGACGGGCGCGGATTTCTGCAAGGGTCGGTTCGTTCACGCGGCAAGCCCCTCGTAACGAGCGATGTAACGCTCTTTTGCTTCGGCAGCCGACCACACACGGAAATCCGGAATCACGTCTCGGATGTTGATGCGCTGGTGATCGTTTTCGTTGGGATAGGGAATCACAGGCGGACCCATGATTTCGTCGCGTTCGAGAAACACCATCATGTTATCGATGCGACGAACACATTCTTCGATCGCCATATCTCGCGGGACCTTGAGCACTCGACAGATTTCATCAAGCAGCGCTTTCTCGGCCTCGGAGTAGCCTACAAGCTGCTTCTTGACCGGGCGACAGACATCCGCAAACCCGTAGCCCTCAGCGGCGTCGTGGACGAGCCCATAGAGAGCCGGAGAGGCGGAGCCCGTCCAGTCCCACTTGGGCACGATTTCAGTGTAGGAGCGCTCGGCGATCTCGGACACATGGACCTGATGCTGAGCGATCGAAAGCTGAATTGGGTCACCGTTCTCGTCTGCCGACTGCCCGCCCCAACGTGGTAAGGTCGCAGTGGCGTGTGCGATCGTCTCGATGTCAATGTCGTTACCGGGATGGCATGGAACCAGAGGCCAGAAATAACGCCCCTTGTAGATTTGGATCGCTCCATTGATACCGGTTGCGTTTGCGATCGCCCTGTTGCGAGTGATCTTGGCTTGCCACTCAGGCGCGGTGCGGCGCGCTTGCGGCATCGTCAGGGGCATATTCATAGGAGGTTCCTTGGTTAAGGTGGTAATGTTCTAGTAAAAATTGCGGTGATTGTCAAGCAAAAATTACCCTTTGCGACGAGCTAAGAAGCGGAATGCATTTTTGATGCCGCGTGAAACACCTTGGTAAATCTTGTTGTCCATCTCGTAGTAAGTGAACGCTACGAGTATAACGGTGATCAGAAAGCCTCCGATCATCAGAGCGATTGCTTCGTCAATGCCCGTCGGATTCTCCATAAGGACGCTGACGCTAGGCGACTTCGATACGACCATGGGTGAGTGTCCGGTCACGATCCTCGTTCGGTAGATGCTCCATCCACTTACTGGCCCAAGGTCCTCGGATCGAGAAGACCCACGAAACTGGAGTCACCGAAGACACTTTGTGGAAATCCTTACGGGTCGTTAGGAATGGAAAGAGCGATTGCTTGATCTTGTAAGTCCGGCCGTCACGCATCTCCTCATGAAGCTCACCCTTCACCAACCATGAAATGCAGTTAAAGGCGTGCGTGTGAAATGCCTCTCGGCTCTCTCCGTCGAAGCGAAGAAGAACAATTGAAAAGAGTGGCTTGATTGCGATGAAGAAAAAGCCTGTGACAGTGCTTTTGTCACCACCATCCTTCCGCCAATCAAGAAATGAGAACAGATTTTTCTTACCAAAACGCATAGCAAACTCCTAAGCAGCAGCACGTTTACCATCTACGCCCTCTTGCACCATTGCAATGCGGGTTACGAGGTCTTGAATTGTCAGGGCGTCGATGGTGCCATCGACCACGAGATATTGCACCAGCACATTGTGTTCGAGACCGATGCGGTGGGCGCGGTCCTCGCATTGTTCCATGTCGCCGGGCACCGACCACATTTCTAGGAAGCAAACGACGGTGGCTTCGGTCAGGGTGTGGCCGACACCACCCGCCTTGAGGTTACAGATGATGACCCGACATTCCGGATCGGGCTCGATGCCGTTGTCGTTATCGCCTTGAAACCGAAGCTTTTCGGCCTCCACTTTCTTGGCCCCTAGACCGCCAATGATCCGGGCGGCCGTGGGAAAAGCCTCATGGACCTTGGCAACCACATCCTTGTGGATTGCAAAGACGATGACCTTCTCTCCAGCGTCCACAAGGCGCTTGATGTGCTCCACCGCCATCGGGACCTTGGACAGCGCCAGATCGTGACGCGCTTCGGAATAGGCAGCAAAACCGGGCTGAACCTCGCCCGGATCAAGCTGGTCGATCTCGGGCGAATCGAATCCTTGTGGAAGGAACCGTGTCATTGTATCGAGTATAAATGCCGGGTCTTGCTCTTCCAGCGCCACCTCGGGCTTGTATTCCTCTCCTAGGTTGGCAGCATCGAGCATAGCCAGCGCTTTAGTGAACTTGTCACGCTCAGTCTTGATGATCCGCTTCATCCCTTCGGGCGGGAAGACCACGACTTCGCGCGTCTTGGCCGGTAGGTCTGAAAGCACGTGCTTTTTCAAGCGCCGGATCATGAAGGTTCGTCGAAGGTATTCGTTCAACTCTTCTAGGTTCGAGCCGCCTGATGCGTCCATCCCGAACGCGGTCATGGTGGCATCGCAATAAGTGAAGGCAAAGTGCTCCCAGTTATTGCCAAGCCCGCGAGGGTCGAAGTCGCGGATTATCGTCCACATATCCTTCGGCTGCTTCATCATCGGCGTGCCGGTCAGCATCAGGCGATACTCGGCGCGTAGACAGGCCATCCGTATGGATTTGTCAACGTGGTTGCAGCGCATTCGTTGCTTCATGCGCTCAAATTTTTCAGACTTGTAGTCCCATTTGTAGGTGCCAAAGATCGCCTGTGTTCGCTTCGATTCCCCATTGGAAAGATACTGGGCTTCGTCGCAGATCAGGATGTCCCAATGTTCCGCCCACAGTGCATCCTTGTTGCGATTAAGGATGTCATAGTTAATGATCACGAAATCGGTCTCTGGGATTTCGCCGCCATAGGCGACGCCCACGGTTAGGCCCTTATCGAACAACCACTTCGCCATTTCCTTGAGCCAGTTAAGCTTTAAGGTAGCTGGGCACACGATGATGCCACATCGAAGGTCTAGGTGATTAATCAGTCCTATTGCTTGAATCGTCTTCCCTAGGCCGGGCGGATCGCCGATCAATGTGTCTCGTCGCTCGGCCGCGTAAAGGATGCCAGCCTTTTGGTAAGGTAAATAATCGAGCTTTTCGCCCTTGTGATTGTAGATGTCCGGAACCGCGATCTCGGCGTCCACATACATCGAGTAGGACGCCTCCATCGCTTCGTCACGCTCGTCGATGAGACCCTTGAGATAATCGTAGGTCTCATCATCAGCAGCATATTCAACAAAGGGCTCAGCGTTCTTCCAGTCCGAAGTCTGGTAGACACGGTTGATCCGGTCAAAGACAAAGCCAGCTCCTCTCAGATCGCCCCAGTGTTCTTCGGCGGCATCAGCGAGGAACCGTCCGTCTTTATAGTAGAGGTCAAGTTCCATTGGTTCTCTAAATGAGAGAGGTCAGCCTTCCAGCTTCTTCTTCCACCCCCTCAGAGTTGATTCGCCGATGTTGAGTTCACGAGCGGCGGCACGGATCGCAGACGCTTCTTCCAGAGCGGCGGTCACCTGTTCGGGGGAGAAGACCCGACCATCGCTCGTCTTGAACAGAAGATCGTTCGCTTCCGGGAGTTCTTCCGTCGAAGTCACATCCGCTTCGCCATTGCTGCCGTTGTCCAGCGCCTCGGCTACGATGTCGGAAAGCGTCTCAGGTTCACCGGCCGCCGCAGGGAACTTGACCTGAGCAAGCACCTCCTTCGGGAACTCGGCCGGGTCTTCGAGATTGACGACGCCCTTCTTCCACACCTTGTCCCTCGCAGCGCTCTCCGACGCCAGTTCAGCGACGACCTCGTAGTGGCAGCAGCGTCCCTTGGTGTAGCCGTAGTCGTTCGGGATCGAGGTAACATCACGCGGATTGATCTTCACAATCACTACGCGCTGTCCGCTGAACTGCGACAGGTAGCCGACCGAGCAGAAATGGAAGCCAGTCGAGCAGTGGTTCGTCCGGATGGGATCGCATTGCTCGCGGGGCATCTCGATGATGGTGCCGGGGGAGTGGTCGAACTTACCGGTGTGGCAGTCCGTGAAGTCTTCACGCACCTTCTTGAACGCGAGGAAGTGACCATCGTCGGTCAGCGGCATTTCCGCCTTTTCCATCCATTCGTAAAGCTCATCGTGAGCATACTTCGCCGGATTCTCGTAGACATTGTTCATGAATCGGGCCCACGGCGTCAGGTCGAAGCCGTCGAGGAGCAGGTCCATCATGCGCTTCGCCATATAGTTGTGGACCGGCTGTCCGTCGAAGCACACTTCGCTGTTCGTGACGGTGACGCGTCCTTCGGACATGATCTCGACGGCGCGCTTGACCGATGCCCATTCGACGATCTTCTGAACATCACGCTCGGATACCGGCTTCTTGAGTTCGTCCCGGATCGTGCCGTAGTTGATATGGCTTTCGTCGATCGAGAAAACATCTGCCTTGTAGAGGATAGTGATGCACGAACGGTTGATTGTGAAACTCAGCATCCGATTTGCTCCTTAATTGCGGTGTATACCAGTTTGCTTTCCGGGGGCCCTGAGCCGACAATATTGACTTTGTTTATGAGGTGGATAAAACGTTCCCAGCGCGGTGACATCAACGGGTAAGGGTAGAAATTCTTGTAGCGGATTTGCTCAGGGAGGACTTCGAGGCCATAGGCGAGTGCCCGCGTGATGACGATCTCCGTCAAGGGCGGGTAGATATGCAGGTAAGTGTCGAGGTTGGAACGACGCTCACGCAGAATCTGGTCATAGCGTTTCTCGAAACGGCCAAGTTCGTAAAGCTCCCCCGTCTTCTCCATACCGGCGCTTTTCCACCGTTGGAGGGCCCAGTAGTAGCGCGAATTGTAGAAGCGTTCGTGATTGAGGATGTTCACCATATCTCGAATGTCGCGGAAAGTCAAGAGCCCATCGATCGTATCTTCCACGCCATAATAGAGCGGAAAGTCAGACCAACGGTCCAGCTTTTCGAACTCATTTTTCCGGATATTGATCACCGAAATCGTAGGCCCTCCAAACTCTTTCAGGACCTTGTTGAGGGTGTTAACCTCAGCAAGTGTCCGGTCAGGATACTTGTCCGGGTCCGGGTTCCAGCACTCACCGCAGTTTACGTAAGCGAACAAGTGCCCCTCGTAATCCGATTCATCCAGAGCAGCCACGAGGTGGCCTCCTTCGAACACTTTCATCCGATCGAAACCACCGTAGGCGTATTCGATACCATTCGAATCACGTGGCATCTCGGGCTTGGGAGGCAGTTCGAGATCGCTTGCTTTGATGATGGGAGGCGTCCCCAGAGCCTTGTGCAGCTTCTTGTCGAAGTCGGCTTCTTGGATCGTGAACCCGTAAACGAGATCGTTCTTTGTCAGGTAATGCCCGATACGAGTGTTGTTCTGACCAGTCCTGTCGAGGATGATGAAAACTGACTTGTGGAGGTCTTTCGGGACACCACTTGTGAAGTCTTTCAAGCGAGGATCGTCACGGTCGTATACGAGCGAATAGTAGTCACTGCCCTCCTTACGGTAGACGATCGAGAAGATCGGATATGCCGGGCTTCTCTGCTTGCGGGTGGGCGCGATAAACGCGAGGAACTTGGCTCGAAGCTCATCGGCTTTTTGATATTGTGCGGTCTGGCGATAAAGCTTGCCCATGCTTTCCAAAGCGGGGAAACCGGCAAGACTCAGGTATTCCCAATCGTTCTTGGCTCCGTCGAAAACGGTATCAAGTCGGATGCCCACGTCATCCAGCATGTCCTGCCAACGCGACTTGAGCGCAGCAACGGTGTCATCGGTGTAAGCCAAACGCTCGCGGCCTAGGTCGAACTCAAGCGAGCCAATCGGAAAGTCGATGATGAAGGTGGACTTCATGTTTTTGAAGGCTGTGAACTTTTCGGAATGCTCCACGATCTTGACATCGACGTATCCGCCGATAGTATGATCATACTTTTGCTTCGTGGTTTTGGTAGCGCGATCATCGATCTCCAGTAGATCGATCGGGTAGAGAACGCAGCCTTGCTTGGCCCAGAAACCAGAGCCCGGCAGATACTCCTCGGGGTAGACCTTGAACACCGAACCGCCTTCCAGTGGCTCGACGCGAAGCTCGTCAATGACGCGCTGACGTAGGCCATTTGGGATGGATGGAAAGCCACGAAGCACGCGGATCGCCGACTTCTCGAACTGGTCGATGTCCTTGTTCTTGACTGGGAACTCAATCTTGACGCCAGTGGGCTCGTGACTCACGTCACCGCCCGCGTAGGCAATCTGAGGCTCGCCGCTCGGGCCCATATAGACCGAATAGAGCTTGACGCGGCCGTCCTTCCAGACCGTGATGGCGCACGAGTCAGTGTAGGCAAAGAAGCTCATTCGGCCGAGACCTAGCATCCCAACCTGATCGTTCGGGTTGCAGCCCGCGTCCTCTTCGTTGAGGCCGTCTTTGGTGCTTTCGAACATAATAGCGAAGCGGCTCATCATGAAGTCGTGGCTCATGCCGACGCCGTAGTCGCGGATCGAGAAGCTGGGCTCAAGCGCATTCGGCAAGTGCATGTCGAAAGGCGCGATGGACCCGGCCATCTTGTGGGAATCAAATGCGTTGGTCGCCAATTCCCGGATTGCTGCTTCAATCTTGCGAGAATACAGGCCGTCGATCAGACCACGAAAAGCCTTCCCGTTAGCTGAAATGGAAAACGATTGGGTGTGGCCAAAGCCCTCTGCTTGGGCTTCTGCGTCGGCTGTCTTGAACTTCACGATGTCTCCTTTTCTGTCTCCGATTCGTGCGTTGCCTACGTAAATCAGCTTGCATTGTCAAGCGAAAATTGCTATAGTGCAACCTATGGCTGGTAGTATGAAGCAAGTTTCCGGGCGGGTTGTCTCATCGCGTCCTCTGCAAGAGGATTGGGAAGATGACGAGTGCCTATGCCAAGGTAAGGTTCCGGATGACAAGCGAGTTGATGTGCAAGTCCGAATTTGGGACGAAAAACGTCAAAAGCACCGCTGGCGTAACATGATCCGATACCACATCGAATGTCCCATCCATGGGAGCAGCCGGGGAGGCGACGAATGCCCGCAGGAATGAACCCCCTCACGTGTAACGAAATCGAGCGCAGCGGCGTGATCCCTGAGGAATGCAAGTTCCTGAACCCGTCTCTGCATTTTTGCCCCACGTGGGGTGGGATGTTGCTCGATAATTCGGACCCCGAGTTCGAGCACTGTCAATGTCCTGAGTTTCAGAGGTATAAAAAGTGAATCAGCCTGAAAGCCCGTTCCGCGCAATCGCGTGCCAAGTTCTGTTTGATGACCAACCCGGTATCGATGGATGCTCCAATGCTGATCGGGCGCTCTTCTTCTGCAACGTCATGGACGTGCAGACGATTGATCTCAGTCAAGGGCTTGATCTTACCATGCTCGTTCAAGAAACCGACATTATGGTGGTTGACGCGGCTATTCACTACCTCATGTTGCAGCTTGCCTACAACCGCAAGCTCCTCGACACAGGTTTCATCGCTCCAGAAGAATTTCAACCAAAGTGCGACTCGATCGCCCTTGCTCTACGTCGCGTGAAGTGGCACAAGAAACACCTCGCCATAGGTGTGCCTACTCCTCCGTTCTCGATTACAGACTGAGTTCACTTCTTGAGTTCACAAAGTTGTTGACACGAATCGGTTCACCATGCATACCGGTGTTACCGAAACAACAACGAGGAGTGAACTCATGGCTACCAAGCGTGCCAAGACCCTAAACGACAAGCAGTTAGCCAAGATGTGCGAAGTGGCTCGCCGCACCTCGCCGCTGCCCGAGCGCGACATCCTGATGCTGGCGCTATCCTTCAAGGCCGGTCTACGTATCGGAGAGATCGCCAAGATCGATCTCGACCACATGCTCGACATTGAGGGCGACATCGCCGACACTATCACCGTGTTCTCGCACGTTGGTAAGAACCACCGCGAGCGCGTGTTGCCCATGCACCCTGTGGTTCGTGATGCTCTCGCATCCTTCATGGACGCCTACCCGAGTGCCGAGTTCGTCGCTATCTCATCTCAGCCTTTCCGCTGGATTCTCGCCCGGAACGAACCTATCCCGGCCGATGCCCAGCACCGCCGAGCCTCGGTGGACGCGCTTCGCGTGGCCTACAAGGCGATCTCCAAGGAAGCAGGCTTCAAGGGCGTCAGCAGTCACTCCGGTCGGCGCACCTTCGGCACCAAGCTTGCCCGACAGGTGGGTCAGGACACGCACACCACGATCCGTGATGTGCAGCGTTGCTTGGGCCACGCTTACCTCGAAACTACCGAAGCTTACATTGACGTGAGCGAAGATGTGCGTAGTCTGGTTGCCGCCATCTGATGAAAAAAGGAGTTGACTTTGGTTTCCGTTTGAGCCAAACAACCAGCATCGAAAACGAATCACCAACAACACAGGAGGAAATATGACTACCCAGAACAAGAACACCCGCAAAGCCGGAACTGCCAAGAAGACGCCTGCCCGCCGTGCCGACCCGTATGTGGACAAGCAGGGCCAACAGATCGACTCGGGTGGCACCGCTGACGTGCCGATCGTGATGAAGGCTGTGGTCACGCCGACCTTCTCGGGGCGCACGGCCAAGCCGGAGAAGTATCCGTTCTCGAAGCTCGACTACTCGAAGGATGTCAACGGCGAACGCATCGGCCCCAGCTTCTTTATCCCGGACAGCGACGATCCCCAGCGGGTGCTCGCTGCAAACCGCAAGCGCTGGAACGGCCGTGACGGAAAGGAACTCCGCAAGTTCTGGGCCCGCTCGGATGAGGTCGAGATCGATGGCAAGACCACTGCGGGCGTGAGCGTCTGGCGCGCTTCGAAGGAAGAGGAGGCCAAGGCCAAGGTCGAACTCGAAGCGCCGCTCGCAGACAAGAAGAAGGCAGCCTGATTTAGGGCTTGCGAATCAGGGAGGGCAGAGCTACCAAGCCGCCCCTGATAGACAAGGCGGCCGTCCGTGAAGGATACTTGGCTGGGAATTGATCACCCAGTTTTTGCGATCCTTGAGTTCGATTCTCCCTACCGGCTCCGGATTATTTTTGCGTTAGATGCAATTTTTTATTGACAAGCCACGCTGATTCGGCTATCATCAGGGCTCAACACGCGGAATAGTCTGCACACTAGAGGATTAAAGAGTTTTTCATGTTCAACGCATTCGCCATGAATAACCCCGCACCGGTGGCCATTATGGTCCCAGCGGTGGCGCGTGCTTATGTGGAAGGCTATGTGGACTAAGGTCCGCACCACAGCACGAGTTACCGGAGAGGGCCTTCACGAAAGTGACAGGCCCTTTTCCTTTTCTGGGGTTAGCTCAGTCGGTAGAGCGCCCGGTTTGGGACCGGGAGGATCGGAGGTTCGAGCCCTCCACTCCAGACCAGTTTACATCAGGCGGTAGAGGAGTTTGGCCGTCCTCACCTCCCTCGGACGGAGGGGATCGCAGGTTCAAATCCTGCTCGCCTGACCATAGCAGTGAAGTAGTTTGACCGGGGGCTCATAACCCTTAGGTCGGTGGCGCACCTCCACCCACTGCTACCAGTTTCGTCCCCGACTTCCGTCAACTCGGAAGGGACAAAGAAGTTCATAGGCGATTAGCTCAGCGGTAGAGCGGGGTCCTTACACGTCCCGTCAGCGGCGGTTCGATCCCGTCATCGCCTACCAAAGTTAACATCCACGGGTAGCTCAGTTGGTAGAGCGGCCGACCGATAATCGGCGTCATTGCGTAGGTTCGAACCCTACCCTGTGGACCAGATAGATGGCTGAAACAATGCCTGAAACGCGAGGGTTAGTCTCCTCGTAAGAGTGAGAACAAGAGCACCGAACCTGCGCTGGCGGATGAGTTGACGACTCGCACTCCCAGTTAGCTTAGTAGGTTGAGTTCTCACTACCAGTTTCCGACCAACCTGAACAGCCTTGGTCAATGGGGATGTAGCTCAGTTGGGAGAGCGCCTGCCTTGCAAGCAGGAGGCCGTCGGTTCGATCCCGTCCTTCTCCACCAGTTTCGTTGACTTGACCGGTCAACTCATGTATACTATTGGGTAGTGACAGAGTGGTAATTGTGCCCGGCTGTTAACCGGTGACCTCGAAAGAGCGTAGGTTCGATCCCTACCTACCCAGCCAGTATACAAGGAGTTTTCATGGGCCAACAACTTCTCAAATTGTCCTATCGTCGTGGCGGCCTCCGCTCCGGCTATGAGACGCCGCCGTCGAAGCCCGATAACTCGTGGCATGGCGTCCGACAGTTCTGGTCGCGGGGCTACGATGGGCTCTACAAGGAAGATTACGATCGCGGCGTGGTAGACGCTCAGGCCGATCTCGACGAAGAGGTTGCAACGCGACGAGAAGCCTTGCTTGCCACACCTGTCGTGGATAAGGACAAGGCATGGGAAGCTTACCGCGATGGATTCGAGGATACGCTTCGCAAGAATGATGGAACAACGCTTCGTTAGCTCAGTGGTAGAGCGTCCCCTTGACTCGGGGAAGGCCGGAAGTTCGAAACCTCCACGAAGCACCAATCCCCTTAGATGGGGCTAGATGAGCCGAGCATAGCAGCGGACTTCGCGAGCCGTCCCTTTGCTGGGTTGTCGTCGAGAAGGGGCGGCGGCGCGGCCTCAGATCGCCTTACACCGGTGAGGCACGATCGATCACTGAGGACCGGCCGCCGTTACCCGATGTAAGAAAAATTGCGGTGAATGGAAAAAAGTTGTTGACATCACCAGCCGAATCGCATATCATCCCCTCATCTTGACGCGGAATGGTCCGCACAATAGTTTAAGGAATTGGAAAACGCTATGACCTTTGAACGCACCAAACGAGATCGCCGGGAAGGCGATGAACGAGGTTTTACCTCGTAGATCGGTAGTGCGTGCCTCGGCTACTGATCTGTTTTGACGGATGTGTAGCTCAGTGGGTAGAGCGTCGGATTCTTACTCCGAAGGCCGTGAGTTCAAACCTCACCTCATCCTCCAAAACAGATCAGCTTCTTAGGAACGCTCTATCGGCAAGCCCGATGGGGCGTTTTTCGTGTTCCCGGTTCATGTGGACCGGTAGCTCAGTGGGTAGAGCGGCGGGCTTTTAATCCGCGTCGTCGTGAGTTCGAACCTCACCCGGTCTACCAAAATTTTGACAGGATGCAGGTGTAGCTCAATCGGTAGAGCACCACGTTGCCAACGTGAAGACACGGGTTCGATTCCCGTCGCCCGCTCCAGTCACAACAGTCGGCTTATGCCAGCGCCTCGTCCTCCCGAACGCGTCGGGTGAAAGAGAGGATGGTGTAAGTGTAAGCACAGTAAACCGAGGGCCGTTCGAATCGGCCGTTCCATGGTGGCAAGGGGTCAGGTGTCGGGATCGTAGTCCGACAAGCCTCGTCGGGGTGCTGGCGTAAGCCGACTACAAGTTAATAGTGCCGTGCGTTTACAAGTTAATAGTGATGATTGATGATGCGGATGTAGCTCAGTTGGTAGAGCGTCTGGTTTCCACCCAGAAGGCCGTCGGTTCAAGCCCGTCCGTCCGCTCCATCAATTATCAAGGACACGTAGCTCAGAGGAAGAGCACCCGCCTGTCACGCGGGAGGTCGCGGTATCATAATCCGTCGTGTCCGCCAGTTTACCGCCCCGTTGGTCTAGCGGTCAAGGACGCCCGGTTCTCAGCCGGGAGGACGCGAGTTCGAACCTCGCACGGGGCACCACTTGTTGAAGCGCCGTCGTCTAGCGATCTAGGACACGTTGGCTTTCACCCTTCGGACGCGGGTTTGAATCCCGTTGGCGCTACCAAGTGATGAACGAGTTGATGCCCTAGTAACCGACCGACGCTACGAACGTCGGACCCGTAATTGGAGTTGAAAATGGGGGTTCGAATCCCTCCTAGGGCTCCAGAGTTAATAAGGTGCCGCGTCCGGCTGGAACGGGCGTGACCGTCCGAAGGTCAATGGGGTGGTTCGAGTCCACCACGCGGCTCCATGGTGACGTAGCTCAGTTGGTAGAGCGGGAGCCTGAAAAGTTCTGCGTCGGTGGTTCAATCCCATCCGTCACCACCAGTTTATGGGTCGCCGGTGGTCCGGAGAAGCGCTCGATCGGTTCAAATCCGGTCCGATCCACCAGCTTGCCCCGGCCGTGGATCGGGCTCTGAGCCTTCTAAGCTCACAGGCAGCGGTTCGATTCCGCTCCGGGGCTCCAAAAATACGGTCTTTGCCAGCAAACGCACCAAGAGTGCGTCTAGTTGGAATGATCAGGGAGTATCCCTTGCTCTCGCTCAAGGGCAGCACGAGCAGCACCCTTGGCAAGAGATTCCTCCACCTCCTCCTCAGTGAGCCATCTGCCATCATACCACACCTGAATGCTCACCACATTCGGATTGCTTCGAGACCGTTGCTGCGGCGAACGGACTCTTAGGGCTGGGCGCTCGGCGGGATGGGGGAAGGCGTCCTGAGCGCCCAAGAGTTCTTTATCAACGTAGCCCACGGCGTGGCCCTTTCTCGGCAATTTTTGCCGGATTTCGAATTGTTGGAGAAGCCCATGCGAACTTCGCAATTCAGCGCTGCGAAGTTTAATAGAATTTGTTATGCTTGTCAAGTTTTTGCTCAGGTTTTGTCAGAAACGACCGGCAATCCAGCGGTCAGCGCAGCCACGTCACACCCCATCGCCCGACACAGCCTGACCAACGAGACAAATGTCAGGTTGTGCTCGCCGCGCTCGATGCGACCTACATAGCTGCGATCCAGCCCCGCCTCGTTGGCCAATCCCTCTTGCGACAAGCCGAGTTCGCGCCTCTTGGCGTGGATGCGTTGGCCGATTGGCGCAGGCTGGAGAAGGCTTCTCGGAGGCCGCGCTACGCAATAAAGTGAGCCGAGGGTCCTTCACGGCAGACTTCTTTCTTTCCGTGTTGGCCGTGATGAACGTGGATACCCTCAGGCTCACCGATTGATGCGATTTTCGCTGGACTCCTATATCGGGGTCAAGTAATAACGCTGCGTAGCGCGAGTAATGCGCACGACATCACCCTCCTTTCTCGAACAAAGGGGCGCGTGAAAGAGACCCCAGATCGGTTGTCGCCGCTCTGGGGTTTCGCTTTCTCAAGCGAACGAATCATCATTCGAAGCTAGTCTGTTTGTCTTTGCCATGCCCCGTATGATCGTCGGGGCGGGCCAGAAACGCTAGCTGGGCCTTGGTGCGTTTGCTGGTAAAGGCCGCAAAAATAAAATTGCACTTAGTGCATTTTTTGATTGACTTTCGCTTCGAATATTCATATACTCTCCTTCATGAACAAACAGACCCACCTCTTGAAGCCGCTTACGCAGGCTTTGCTATGCCAACATTGGTATAGCACTAGTTCATCCCTCTAGGGAGTGGTTCTGACGCGCCACTTCCACGTAAGGAGGGTGGCGCACGGGTGTGCAAACCGGTCTCGAAAACCGGGCTAACCTTGACAGGTTAGGGGTTCAATTCCTCCACCCTCCTCCAGCGCTTTCCGCCGCGTCAGTCCCTTCTAGGGTCTGGCGCTTTTTTTTTTGTTTCAACTTTAAGGGCAGGCTGGGCATGAGTGAGCCCACCCGACTGTAAATCGGACGTTTGACCGCTGTGAAGGTGCAAATTCCTTCTCTGCCCACCAAAATAAATTACTGTGGTTTGTGCCTCTGGGCAAATTGGTAAAGTCGCTCGGCTCAGGTCCGAGAGTTTTCCCGGTTCGAGTCCGGGGAGGCGCACCAACCACGATCCGCGACTGGCGAAATTGGTAAACGCAGCGTCTTGAGAGGGCGTGGCTTAGGCTTCCCGGTTCAAGTCCGGGGTCGCGGACCAGAGTTAAATGCCGGGTTAGCTCAATGGTAGAGCAACGCCGTCGTAACGCGAAGACAAGAGTTCGATTCTCTTATCCGGCTCCGAAGTTATATCAAAGTTGATATATGTCTTGACATATATATCATAAAGAATATACGTTCAAATATATAGGTTCACGGATTAGGTGTGGCCGAGGCAGAATTGGTTGATGCGCTGGCTTGTGGTGCCAGATATAGTGGGTTCGAAACCCACCGGTCACCCCTAATCCGTGATTCTTGTGGTCCTGTAGCTTAGTGGTAAAGCTGCCCCCTCATAAGGGGTAGAGGCTGGTTCAATTCCAGACGGGACTACCATGGTTTCACTGCACGGTAGCTGGTAGGTCCGGCCGCTGCGTTCTGAGCGCAGAAAGTTAAAGGTTCGAATCCTTTCCGTGCATCCAGTTAGGAGACGATTAAATGACAGATAACACAACCCCGGATCGACAACCTAATGCCCCTTCGGCTAATGGTAAGTCAGCGCCCTTTGAAGGCGAAGATGTTGGTTCGATCCCAACAGGGGCATCCAGAAAAGTAGGCGAGTGATGACAGCACCCATCGACCGCCTGAGAGCAGTTCCAGTGGACGGCAAGGAAGGCACGTTCATTCTGGTAGGCAAGGTAACAGGAGAGCCGTTCAATGTAGCGGCCGAGATCAACAAGGCGTTCATCGCCGGAAAGTGTAAGTGATTTGGAGTGTGCTGGGGTTGGCTCCCCAAGCGGTTTGCTAAACCGTAGTGACCTTTATGGGTCAGAGGTTCGATGCCTCCACGCTCCTCCAAATAGATGCGACGGTGGTGGAGTATTATCACACTTAGCTGCAAACTAAGAGGACGCTGGTGAGATTCCGGCCCGTCGCTCCAAATCAAAGACACTGTGGGGGTGTCGTCTAATGGTAAGACCCCGGCTTCCAATCCCGGTAATTAGGGTTCGATTCCTTACGCCCCTGCCAAATAAAATATGCCGGTGTAGCTCAGAGGCCAGAGCAGCGCTCTTGTAAAGCGAAGGTCGTCGGTTCGAATCCGACCTCCGGCTCCATTTTCCACTTGACAAGTTTTCCAATGTTGTTACGGTTATAACACCGAAACGAATCAAAGGAGAAAGTCATGTTGCTTGGAGGTCTGTTTTTCTTATTCTGCCTTTACCTGATCGGGGGCAGGGAACTCGCAGGGGGTGTCGTCAAGTTTGTTCTGGGCATCGGGCTCCTCCTCATCTTCCTCTGAGCGGGGGTGGCGAAATTGGTAAACGCAGGGGACTTAAAATCCCCCACGCTGAGGGTTCAAGTCCCTCCTCCCGCACCAGAGTTGTCAGCATTTTTTGCTTGACATACGCGAATCAATCTGACATGATTATCACATGATCGTAATTCGATCGATTTGATTTTGGTCAAGACGCGGGGGCAGAGCCCGCCGCCTCCACCATGAGCAGCCAGCGGGAACCGGCGTCCGGACGCTGTTACACGAGAGCGAATGGTAAAACCACGTTCTGGCTGTTCTTGATGGGGGCGAATTAGGATCGATTGGCCCGATGAAATGAGAACGCGATCAAGCATGACCGACTTTGACAGGTCAACGACGTAACTGTCAACGACAACGCTGTTGTCGTCGCCCGTGATGAGGTTCGCCTCGCCGCGTAAGCGACAAAATTCCTGCGGCGATCAACTCCGTAGGTGGCGTATGGCTCCACGTAGCAACAGGACGGGCCACTCAGTTTTATGGCCCCTGCACCCCCTACGAGTATGCGCGAGTGTCATACAATAAGGCCGGATCGCTACCGGTTGAGTGTGAGGCGACGAGATTGCTTGCAATTGGGGTCCGCCAAGTTGGAGCGCGTGGCAACTATTGGATGCGCTACACCGTCGGAAGCCACAAAGACGACGGTGTTGAAGGTAGGAGCCGACAATACGCGTGAGGCCCGGCAAGCAGCAGCCTACCACCGGGATTGAAATTAGATGTTGACAGGACAGACAAATTGTCCTATCAGCAATCCAACGAAGCGAATCACTCTCTTCGTCAGACCTGATCTAGCCGACGGGCGAAAAATCGTGGAAGCGGGTCAAAGGTAGCCGACCATGGAAACGGCCTATGGTGCGTGGAGATTGGTCAGGGCTGATGAAGATAGTAATTATCGTCTAACACCGGTCAGCCGGGTATAGAGGTTTAGCCTTCTGTGGCGTAAAGCCAGAACAGACAGAAGGTAGTTTAACGGCTAAATCGACCTCTGCTTGTGGTGCTGATGCTCTTGAAGAGACAGCGTATAAGGGAAGTTTCTGTTCGTCCCTAAGGTTGCTCTTCTACAGTAGTATCGAGGTTCGAATCCTCGTCCGGGGACCAATTATCGGGTAGTTGTCTGATTGCAGACTAGCTTAAACCAGAGCCTAAGCGGGGAGAACCGATTGGCGATGAAGGTGTGAGTGAGGGCAAGACAGGCCCGGCAAGCCCGCCAGTCACCGCGTCTCGGAGATACGTTTGTCTCCGCTTTCGATGATCCGAGACGCACAGGCCCGCCTCCGCTGAAAAGCGTCGAGGCGGGTCTTTACTTTCTGGTTGATGAACAAGGTGGGCTGTCATGGACTTCTGCGGATACAACGACCTGACAACCGCAATTTTAGCTTGACATCAAGGGCACATTTCGGTAACAATATAAGCGCCTTTCCCGACAAGGACCTTACATGACTACCATCGCTTATCGATCCGGCTTGTTGGCCGCAGACACGCTGATTGCCTACAATACAATCACAAATGGGGAACGTGACAAGATCGAGCGGTGTGGGGACTATCTGGTTGCGATGGCCGGAGTCACATGGGTTCGACCAATTCTCGAAGAGTGGGTTCGGGCTGGTTGTGACCCAAATGAAGTCCCAGAACAGCTTCTCGATAACCAAGACAAGTTTGCCGCACTGATCGTCGCTCCCAACGGTCTCGCACACGAGTTTGACAGCGGATACCTTGTCCCTGTTCACGCCGATTACACCGCAATCGGATCAGGCGCTCTCATCGCGATGGGCGCTATGGCTCACGGAGCCACTGCCGAAGAAGCCGTGATGGCCGCTTCTCGGCATGACAAAGCAACTGGTGGCCCGGTGACCGCCCACAAAGTTGAAGGCCTTCCATGCACCTGACAGAACTTATCTGCGACCTGTTCGCAAACACTACCGGTGCCGTCTCGGTTCTCAATGATGACGGTGAAATCTTTTCCAGCAACGACCTCATCAAAGTTGGCCAATATGCCAGCAAGTGTGATGACCCATGGATCGATCTTGTCACCGACAAGGGCGAAGCCATCGGTATGTTCGTTGCCGGTAAGGCCGACGCTCTCATAAACGAGCCGACCGTTGCGCTCGAAGACGGCGCTGTTTATCTGTTGGACGGCGATCCAATCACCTGCGACAAGCAGGACTTTCACTGGCTACCCTTGGTTGATCTCAAGGAAGCGATCGACAAGGCTGGCTCGATCGATGACATTCCATGGTATGATTTCGATGATCTGGACGTGACGACCAAGGCCGCCACGCGTGCGATCACGTTGATGACGGGCCGCAACCGCTCCGAGTATCAGGGCAAGTGGAAGCCGGTCGCTTCGACCTTCGGTCAGTTCACATCGGCGCTGCGAGATCACCAAGCGGGCAAGAAGGATGGTCCATGCTTCCTGCAAGGTGAAGCTGCTGGCGGGACACGTAAGGCGGTCGCTATGGTCGCCAACGAAATTCTAGGCGTGGACCTAGACTCCGGGGCTCCACTCGAAGAGGTGATGCACACGATCCAGAAGCATGGGCTTGAGGCGGTGATCTACACCACCCACAGCCACATGAAGGATACCAGCGTCATCAAACGCGACCACTTCATGAAGAAGATGGATGCGACCGAGGCGGACCCAGACCTCATCCGCGATTACCTGATCGAGTGGAAAGGCATCCTGCCTGCGATCGTCGAAAACATCGAAGTGCTTGATGACGCTCATCACTCCGAGGAAGGTATCGTAATCCTAGTCAAGCACAAGCCGATGCCGAAGTTCCGGGCGGTCTTCCCGCTCAAGGAAAGCTTTGTCTTCGCCAAACGAGGCGGAACCCAGAAAGACGCCATTGCGGAATGGAAGGAACGCTACGCTGGCTTCTGCACCGAACTCGGGCTCTTCTTCGACGAAAAGTGCGTCGATCCGGCGCGTCTGTTCTATTTACCACGTCACCCCAAAGGCGACACGAAGCATGGCTCGTGGCTAATTGTCGGTGATCCGCTCGACCTTGATGATTACGATCGAGTGAAGATCAGTCGTCGTCGCAAGAACCAACGCGGCACTGACGCGGCCAACGCGTTCACAGATGCATCGGGTGGTGAATCGGCGAGTGATGACGAAGACCGCGACCGTTACAGTTATGACGGAAAGAGCCTCCTTAGCTGGGCGAAGAAATATGCTCACAAGTTCGAGATTGAAGTGATGCTTGATGAGTGCATCGGCGGCGATTTCATCCGCGAGGATCGGGGTGGCAAGCCCGGTGTCCACGTCGAGTGTCCCTTCGAAGCCGAGCATTCCAGTTTCGGTGGTATGGGCACGTTCGTAGTCAGCGCTTCGGACAATATCGAAGAAGGCTACGATTCTGGGTTTACCTTCACCTGCGTCCACGATGCGTGCTCCGGCCGCGATCGCTTGGACTTTCTTCGAGAGTTGCTGGAGCAAGAGGTAATCACATGGGAGGACTTGTCCAACCCCGAGTTTATGATCGAGCTTGAGGAAGAGGAAGAGGACGACCAACCGGAATCCAAGTTCGGGCACCAACCCGCGCGGCAGAAGCGACACACTCAGCTATCGGACGAAGCGCGGGAGGCCGAGCACGATCAACAGGTCGCCGATGATGACTTCGGCGACGATGAAGTCTCGATGCTCAAGGCGTTCAACCGGCGCTACGCCGTTATTCGGACGGCTGGTGGTGTGCGTATTCTCGTAGAGCCGCGAACCCCCGACGAAGACGTGTTATTCGAAACTCAGAACGATGTGTCGCTCTTCGAGAAAACCCGCGTCTTGTTCATCGAACAGAAGAACAAGCAGGGAGGCACTTCGGTGCAGAAAGTTCAGGCTTTCTCGCGCTGGCTTGAGTGGGATCAGCGTCGCACCTATCGCTCGGTGGTCTTCGCACCGGGGCGCAAGACGCCCAAGGATGTCTACAACCTGTTCCGTGGTTGGCCCTATGACCCCGTGGAAACGACGTGGAAAGAGCCGATGGAAAACCACGACAAACCTGTCCAAGGTGATTGGTCGATGCTGCGTGGTCACCTCTACCAGAACATTTGCGAAAACAACGACGAATGGTTCGACTGGTTCATGACTTGGATGGCCCAGCTTTTTCAACGCCCGGACTCCAAGCCCGGTTCTACCGTGGTGATTACCGGCGACAAGGGGACCGGTAAGTCCACCTTATTCGACTTCCTGAATCAACTTCTCGGTCGCTGCGGTATCACCGTATCACAGCGAAAACAGATAGTCGGTCAGTTCAATGGCCACCTTGCAACTTGCTTGCTTATGGTCTGCGAGGAAGCGTTCTGGGCGGCCGATCCACAAGCCGAAGGTGTGCTCAAGGACATGATCACTAACAAGAGCGTGCTGATCGAAAAGAAGGGCTATGATCCGATCCAGTCGCAGAACTACACGCGCCTTGCATTGATCTCAAACAACGACTGGGTTGTCCCGGCCTCTCTCAAAGACGAACGGCGCTTCTTTGTGATTCGGTGCGGTAACCAGCGGCGTGGCGACATCCAGTTCTGGGAGGACGTTCGCACCCAGATGGAGAAGAAGGGCGGGCTCGAAGCCATGCTCTACGATCTCATGAACTGGGAACCACACGGAGGCACTTTTGGTGTGCTGTTCACGCCGCCACATACGCCTTACCTGCAACAGCAACAGGTGGAGACACTTTCGGGGCTCCAGAAGTTCATGCTTGAACTGGTCAAGTCCGGTGTTTACGAGCCGACTGACGAGCGATTCGAGCCGATCGAGCTTTCGACAGACAGCGAAACCAAAGTGTTCGCCATCACCGTGCGGGGTGCGATCGAGGACTACATGCGCTTCAAGTTCCAGTCTGATCGGGCCAAGGCCAGCTACGACGACATCGCAAGCGTGGTCACAGATTGGTTCGGTGCTCGTGAAATGCTCGTCCAGATGGATGGACAGACCAACAAGAAACGCTGCTTCATCTTCCCGCCGCTTGCTGAGGTTCGCGAGACCTTGAAGGAACGTAAGGGGCTTGACATCGACGCGATGCCTGAGGAAACGATCAAAGCGATCCGGATTCGCGGAGATTAAAAATTTCCTTGACGTAAAGTGCGGATTGTCATAGTGAACCGGAACCGAAACAATCTGGTTCAAGAGGAGGTCCTGTGCGAGTCCATCAAGTCGAAGACGCTTTCGGGCGCAGGAAGTTGATCAAGATGTGGGAGCCGGAAGGCTACCCCTTCGAAGATGAGGCCGTTTCCCAGATTGAGAACATGGCCCGGATGCCGTTTATCCACAAGCATGTCGCTGTGATGCCGGATGCTCACGCGGGCAAGGGCTCGACCGTGGGCACCGTCATCGCGACCAAGGGTGCCATCATTCCTGCTGCTGTTGGGGTTGACATCGGATGCGGAATGATGGCCGCTCGGACCACACTCACCTCAAACGATTTCCCGGACAGCCTGTCGCATATTCGCGGCATGATCGAGGCTGCGGTCCCGCACGGGCGCGGCTCGATGGATCAAATCCGTCGGGGTGCTGACCCCGGTTCGCACACCACGCCGACGCGTGATGCCGAAGAGGCATTTAAGGGATTGTATGAGCGCTACAGCGCCATTATCGAAAAGCACCCGAAGATCGAACAGCGCCGCGATCCGTCGCATCACATGGGGACGCTCGGCACCGGCAACCACTTCATCGAAATCTGTCTCGATGAAGAAGACCGTGTGTGGGTCATGCTGCACTCGGGGTCGCGTGGTATTGGTAACTCGATCGGAAGCTATTTCATCGAGCAGGCGAAGCGCGAGATGGAGCGCTACCATATCGCCGCCTATCTCCCGGACTCCGATCTGAGTTACCTCGTGGAGCACACGGAAGTCTATGACGATTACGTCAACGCCGTGGGCTGGGCGCAGGATTTCGCGTTGGCCAATCGCCGCGTGATGCTCGAAGCCGTGCTGCGTGTGATGCGTCAGACGCTCCCACCTCACCTCGTGGAGACGGCCGCTGTTGAATGCCACCACAATTACGTCACGCGTGAGAACCACTATGGTGAGAACGTCTGGGTGACCCGTAAGGGCGCTGTGCAGGCGCGTGAGGGCACGCTGGGCATCATTCCGGGCTCCATGGGCACCGGAAGCTTCATCGTGCGTGGTAAGGGCAACCCCCAAGCTTTTCACTCGTGCAGCCACGGCGCTGGCCGTGTGATGAGTCGTGTCAAGGCCAAGAAGATGATTACGCTCGACCAGCACCGCGAAGCGATGCAGGGCATCGAGGCTCGACTGGATGCTGATGTGATCGACGAAAGCCCGGCTGCTTACAAGCCGATCGGTGCTGTGATGGACGCTCAGGATGATCTGGTCGATGTCGTTCACCGTCTTCGTCAAATCCTCAACGTGAAGGGCTGATCGTGGACTACATTTCATATTCCGAAGATGATCTGGATGATGCTATCGCGTCATCTATGAGCATTCTTTGGTGGCAGAATAACGGCCCGAGTAGTCCCGCTACTCGCGAGTTATGGCCATGCGCGAAGCGATGATGAACCGCTGGGAACGACAAATGCCCGAAAACCGAGACGCCCTAATCATCCGCAAAGCGTGGTCTGATGTCAAGACACTCGGGCACTTCGACTTTCGGCTTGAGGAGGATATTGATGGGTAATGTAATTCTGTTCACCGGCTGGTATACGCGGGAACTGTGTCAGGACCACCGGGACAAGTTCTTCGTATTCGGCGACAACACCAAACGGTTTGGCATGGGCGGACAAGCTATCATCCGGAACCAGCCGAATGCAATTGGGATTGCCACAAAAATTCTGCCCGCCATGAGCAAGGAATCGTTTTTCTCGGATTCCATCCCTTCGCATATGCTGACCGTTCTGGACGACATCGCGGCTGTCTGGCAACTTTTGGATGAAGACAAGACGATTGTCATCCCCGTCAATGTGGGCGGCAAGCCCACGCTTGGTCTTGAGCGGGCTGAGCTTCCCCAGCGAGCGCCGCTGATCTACGATGCAATTTGCCGCCATGTGGCCGAAATGGATGCCGTCTACGGGTCAGGTGAGCTTGTAAAAGAACTGTGATGGACGATGCCGCCAATGCCAAGGTCTTGAGCGGTTTCGTTTACGGCCTGAGCTATTTCACCAAACGTGGTTACGGAATGGTCGAACTTGAGGTGCTATGCGCCATCAAGATGATGTGCCTTGAAGCCCCAAATTACCCACCAAGCGCAGCCAATATTGCGACTCGACTACGCTTACCAGCTTGCACAACGACTGCGGTCCTTCAAGCCTTAGAAGACAATAGCTTAGTTCATCGCGAAATTCCAAAATACGGTGACCTCGCAAAATCAACCTACCGGTTGGCCGCCAAGGGCGGCACAATGATGAAGAAGGTTCTCCAGCCTTAAAATTAGCTTGCTTTAGACAGCAATTTTTGCTATACTTTGGCACTCACCCAAATTCATCGGGTCGCAAGCCCTCGGAGCCACCGCAATGACCGTTGTCGTCCTCGCCGCGATCCTGAGCCTTATCGCGCTAATCACAGGAATCGCAGCGGTTGGCAAAGGATCAAACTGGAAATTTAAGCCAAAAGACATCCTCCAAGGTCGTCGCAACGCGATCATCTATGTCTGGGTAACCTTTTCGTCAATTTTCTCTCTTTTCCACACGGCCGCGAACTTTGGATACATACTTGACCCTGTGTGGGGCACCGGGCCCGTTATCCAAATGTGGTTCTGGTTACACGCCACCGTTGGCCTGCTTCTGACCGTAGCGCACGCCATCATCCATTTCACTCTTATCCATGATAATCTTCTCGAAACCTATTTCTGGGGTGATGGCCAAAAATAATGCCGTTCGATCCAATCCTTGTTACTCTGCGTGATGAACAAACACAGAAACTTGTCTGGATCGGCGTCGCCGGTGCCAGCCTCGTTCTGCTGCAATCGATCCTTTCCGGAACGCGCCGCTCATGGTTTAAGCTAGTTGCCTCGTGCATCATCGGCGGGGCGGCGGCCGCCCTTACAGGGCACGTCTTCTCGGATTCGCCTTACGTCTACCTGTATTGTGGCATCGCGGCCGTGATGGCAGAGAACGTGATCTTCGGCCTATTCAACGCATCCGAAGAGTTCAAGGAAAACCCGATCAACACCTTCGCCCAGCTTTGGCGCATCATAATGCCCGCATGGGGTCGTCAAACCGACAAGCCGGGACTTGACCTACCCACCAGCGGGCCGCAAGCGCACGAGCAAGGTGGCGGTTATGCGCCACCGTCACGTCGTCGTCGTAACCGCGATGATCTTGATGAACCGCCTTACGGCTGACCCGCGCTTCTAGTGTTTCCCAGCAAACGCCTCGGCAGTGATGTCGAGGCGTTTTGCGTTGACACACAGGAAGTATTATCCTAAAAGGTTGGTGTTAACCAATTGAAAGGGGAGCTATGCCTGATTACCATAGTGTCGCGATGATGGGCGACAGCGTTATCGCCACACTACCACCAAGCGAGCGCGGCTCGTGTCCGAATTGCGGGACCAAGCTAGACGGTGGTGGTATCTGGCTGCACTTCTATCACGAGTTTACCGAGGGGAGCGGCTACTGGCTCGACGCGGAAGGTAATTACCTCGGAAGGGACCAAACTCGGATTCTGTCTCAAGAAGAGGCAGCACAGGTCGCCGATAAGGTGGCGGAGAACTACGGCGCGAACCGAGTGAAGGGGCGCTGGGGCACCGCGATCACCCTCGTGCAGAATGATCGCGTGCAATCCCACGCTTGCGGGAAATGCAGGGCTATCTGGGACGACGCTGGCTTGACCGGCAAGTTTCTCGACATAAAGACACACAAAATTGGCTGAGCGTTTCTTCATCGCCGATACCCACTTTGGGCATCGCGGCATGGTCAAATTCGCCCAGCCGGGCGGAGGCCCTGTTCGTCCGCTTTGGGGACGAGTCGATCCTGACATGAGTGACGAGGAAGCCTACGAGCGCGTTGCTCAGATGAACGAAGATATGATCGATCGCTGGAACGCGGTCGTTGGTCCGGGCGACAAGGTGGACATCTTGGGTGATGTCACGATCGGCCGCCATCCGTTGCTCGAAGTGATCCCGCGCCTCAACGGCAAAAAGCGGCTTCGCTCGGGAAACCACGATCTTTACCACAAAGATTACCCGAAGCTCTTCAAGGAGATCACGGCCTACAAGGTATACGACGGGTTCTTGTGCTCCCACATCCCCGTCCACCCTAGCGAGATCGCTCGTTGGGGAGGTAACCTGCATGGACACCTGCACACGGAACGCGTGATGCGACAGCGCCACTTCACCGAGCGTGGTAAATCCTATGTGACGCAGGAAATCGATCCGGACTACCTTTGCGTTTCGGCCGAACATACCGACTTTGCTCCGATCTCGATGGATGAGGTTCGCGAGCGCTTTGCCAAGCAACGTAAGGAAATGTGCAATGTCTGAACGACCAACGCCCAAGAAACCTTCGACGCCCAAGGAGGCTGTGCTGGCCTTCCGGGAACGACATGGGCTCGACCAGCCGGAGACCGATCGCTTGATGGGCTTCTCTTCGCTGGGGCGCACCACACGCCGCTGGGAGGCCGAAGGAGCGCCGTATTACGTTTCGCTCCTTATTGCCTACGCTGATGCCTACGGGCTCGATCTCATGCGTCAGATGGCGGCAGAATTGGAACTCGAAGAGGCTTGACTTCTGTTGTAAATGAGCGCATTACGCTCGTGAAGCCAAGGGGTCTCCGCCCTTTTGTTTCGGTGGCATTCGCCCCGGATCAGTTCGTCTGGTCCGGGGCGATGTCGTTTAGACCTCTTCCTCGTTACGCACCCACATCGCCACGGGCGGTAGGGACGTGCCCGATACCATGAGCCGGATTGGCTGACCGGCGTTCAGGCGCGCAAGCTCTTCCGCCGTCGGCATCCACTCCGATACAAAAACCGGATAAGCCTCCTCACCTGAGGGCATGATGTGCCGGTTGATCCGCGCGGCCGGTTCACACAGCATGTCTCCGGTAGCGGCCATGCGCCGGACACCCAGCACCTTACAATCTTCGTCGGACCAGCTTTCGGGCTTGCCCATCTTGAGGTAGTAGTCAGGAGCCTCGGGGTGAGGTCCAATATCGATCGCGTCCATGATAGCTCCTTAATGAGTGACCCGAGGGCTTATCAAAAATTGCCCTCGGGGTCAATGCTGTTCGACTACTCGCTGTAGCACCCATCCTTGGCCAAAGGTGGCGATCGGGCTTCCTTTTGAGCTTGGCCTTCTTTGGCTTGGCCAACCGCGCCAGCGTCTTCTGAGTGGGCTTTAGGTGATCGGGCTCCAACCAGCCGCGCTGGATCGCATAAGTGACCATACGGCCTTCTATGGAGGCTTGACGTTTAGAGTGCGGCGCATCCTCCGGATGCAGCCGCATGTGGACAAAGTGACTCATCGAATGGATGATCTCACGCAGCCCACCATGGCCTTTGAAGACACGATCGTTCGGGTTGACCGTGAGCACGCCTTGACGTATCCAAGTCCGTCGATTACCGGAACCCAGCTTCACCGATCCGGTAAACTAACGTCCCATGAACTTGCGGTAGAGCCGCAGGGCCGCTTCAACCGACGCTTCGGGAGAGAGCACCGGGGCCCGGCCTTCGAACTTCTCGTTCACCAGCCGGTCCCACAGGCTCTTGTCCCTTTTCGGTCCGTATGCTTTCATGATTCGTCTCCTTCTTGTCGTTGCTGACAAGGAGTGTATAGGACAAATCTTCCGGTTAGTCAAGTCCGGAGTTTTGAACTCAGCCCGGATCGCGCTCCCGAGCGCGGCGGAAACGGTAGGTTCCACGGCGCGGGCGGTCGGCTTCCCGGATCGCGTCGCGAATCTGGCGACGTTCGAACTGGGACCGGTTGCTGTAGGGCGTCCGGGTGCGTTCGCGCTTGTCGGCTCGATCACGCTGCTCGGTCCGGTCGCGGCGATCTTCACGGTCCGGCTCGGCGGAGACTGGGACCGCCAGCGTGGCGAGAGTCAGTGCGATGGCGATATTGATATTCTTCATGATTTCCTCCTTGATTACCACCCAAAGCGCTCAGCGCAGATGGGGCCGATCCCGCGTTCGATCGAGACGTGTTTGGTCAGCGTGCGGCTGCACACCGAACATTTGCCTTCACGGCGTCCGAAGGCGATCGCGGCCGCCTCCGGGTCCGAAGCGGCTTCGATGATCCGCTTCTCGTCTTCGTCCGTGCATTTGAAGGCACGGAAAAACCGACCATCGGTGATCTTGCCATAATACTGGCGCTCACCCATGTCGTCTTTCTCGATCGATTTGATGTAGATCGAGCCAGCGTTGCGCCCCGAACGCACCATCGAAAAGAGATAAGCGTCGAGACGCAGCTTCGGATACTTGATCGACTGATCGAGGGCATTATGGAAGGCCAGCATGATCTTGTCGAGCGCTTCGGCGTTGATGTCCGGAGCGCGGTTGGTGATCTCCTCGCGCTCTTTCTCGCGCTGGAGGTCTTGTGCCAGACAGCGCCGGACGGCGACAAGCTGCTTTTCCGATAGCGATCCGCGCTGACACAGCGAGTCAAACAGCGACTTGGCGAAGTCAAAAGTCGGGGCCTTCTTGACCAGCCACCGCCATTCATCGGTGTGCTCCTCCACCCAAGCCGACAGCTTGACGGCAAGCTCCTTTTGGCGACGCAGCTTGACAGCCTCCCGCTGCTCGGCGCTCTTGGCGCGGGATTCCGGCGACGTTTTGAACGTCAGGAAGCCGGTGCCCTTGCACTTGAAGCACTCACCAACGACACGGCCGGTGTAGCTTTTGAAGCGGCCGGAGCCGTTACACTTCGGGCACTCTTCCTTGTATTCCTCCTGCACAGGGGCGCGCGAAACCTGATCGGAACCCTTGTGGCGCGACAGGTAGTCGAGCACTTTATCGGCGCGCTCGCTGTTGGTAGGCTGGGACGACCCGAAGATGTCTGCAATGTCGTCGTCAAAGTCATATTTCTCGCACATCTGTCTGTCTCCTGATTCGTTATTACACGAACGGAGTAGGCGATTCGCTATCCTAAGTCAACATAATTAGTCAGGTAATTTTCCATGAGTCGGCGAAGCCGACTCATGCGTCTTCCTTCCACCTCGATCCGGTGCGTTCCATGGCGTAGCTGGCATCCGTGATCCCAAGCTCCGGGTTGCCCCGTGTGTGGGGTGGCACAAGGACGACAGAGACGTTCTTGTAGCGCGGGTGGACCAAATACCGCAAATGGGCCCGGACAAAGTGCAGACACCGCTCAGGGCCGTCTCCCTGCCCTTCCTGCACTTTTAGCACATGCTTGTCGATGTTGAGCCGGACTTCGTGGTGTGGGTGGTAGAGATACTTGCCACGCTTCAAGCGGCGCGCGTTCAGCTTCTTCATGTCGTGGTGATCCTTGCGGATCAGCTTCGGCGAGTTCAGGAACGCCAGAAGCGTGAACAGGACCTTCTTCATCTGGGACAGGAAGTCATTGGTCCGCATCTTTGCGAGAATGGGGTCGCCGATCGCCTCCGTCGTAGGGTGGTCCAGATTGAACATCTTGCGAGTGCGTTCATCCACACCTATTCGATCAGCCTTGATGGCTGCGTATTGCTGGAGATCGATGAACTCCATGCTGTAGTCCGGCAAGCTAATCTTAAATGGAACCAAGTGCGGGTTCACTTCGCCGGGGAACTGGGCGATGATCATGCCGATGCCGCGAGTGACGCTGCGTCCTTCTTCGCCGTGGTAATAGATGCCCATCTGGACGCCTGCCAGCTTGAACTCCATCCACGTGTCGTAATCAGGCCAGACCACGAAGCGGGCTATTTTGGCCAGCCGGTCGCCGTCGCGTGCTGCAAGGTCCACCGCGTGTTCGATCACGTCGTTGTGGATTTGCATCATCCGCGTGCCGTCAAACAGCGCCTTGAGCGAATGATAGAAGTCATCCTTCACGAAATGTTCTGGAAGCTTATCAGCCCACATGAATTTCCTCCTGACATATTTGATGAACGCGAGAAAGCGAGAGACCAAACATATTTGCTACTTCTACGCGGCTCAATCCGTAGTAGCAATATACTTGAATCTTTCTATTACGGGCCCGCACTTGTTCGTGTGACATACCCTTTGAAGGATAGGTCTTACGTTGGGTCTCTTCACTTGCTTCGGGCGCTGGCTCTGTAACACGCATCGGAGCTTCGTGCTGGTAGGGTTCGCTCATGCGGGCGCGGGCGCATTCCTTGCGATACTTTTCTGTTGCGTGGCCCTTTTGCCCTTGAATCATGGTTTGGGCGGCACTCAGCGAAAGATCGTATGTTTGCATGAACTCCTCGATAGACTCCATGGAAAGATACGCCTTGAGCATTTCTTTCCTTCGCTCCGCTGTGATGCACTTCTTGGGCGGAGTCGGGACATGCTCAGGTTCTACGAGTTCCGGCTTAGCTTTCGGCTTTTCGTGGTGACGTTGATCTGGAGGAACGATCTTGATCAATTCACGTAGATCGCGCCGCAATCGAGTGATAGTATTCTTGGCACTTCGCCCTCCCTGACGTGGTGTCAGGGCATAATGGATGCTTCGCTGTTCATCGCCCATCTGGTATTTGATGACATTATGACCAGCCCCATCTATGCCACGGTGCGTGATTAGCGCACCGTGGCCGAAGATCATTTTTGCCAACTTGGCTTCCAGTTCGCGTGAGGTCTTGCCCATTTACTTTCCCTCAAACAGGTCACGAAAAGCGGTCGAATGCTCGCGAACCGATTCCCACGACTGCTGGTTGTAAAGCTGACCATCTTCGTAAACGAGGGCAAGCCAATCCCGGTGGTCGCTCCACGGGTCGATGTCGGAATCGGGCTGATAAGCATAGGTAATCAGCGGACTACCTGCCTTGGGCTGAACCACCTTGAACCGGCCTGCCTTGGATGCCTTGGTCGGATCGGTCGCGACGACCTTCTGCACCGCAGCACGTTCGCCGCCGACGACGACCTCGCTGGTTTTCATGGCAAAGCGGTGCGTGTCGCGTTCGGCTTGGTGGACAAGCAGCCCCCCTCCCGATCCGAAGACGAGATTGTCCATCGACCACTTGTGATAGGCCGCCCGTGCCATGATCCGGCGCAGCGATTCTTCGTTGATGCCATCGCCTTGGATCACCCGGACGTAATCAGGCAGGACACGGTAGCCCTTGTCGTTGGTCTTGGTGCCAATGAGGGAGCCCGCCAGATCAAGCACGTGGATGACGTTGATGATGGGGTCGCCGGAGTCGGGGCGAAGAACGACACGCATGTTCGATTCCCTGAGACGATCAAGCAAGCCGCCTTCGCTTTCAGGCGTCAGCCACATCCGGATCGCTTCGTCCTGATCGTAGGTGTCGATGACGACCGAGACAGGATACCGCGAGCCATCCGGCATTGCTTTGTCGCCGTGGGTCGCCAAGATGTGTTCGAAGAAAGCCTTCTCATTGTCCCGGCCCCATGACGTGGTGACCGAGTGTTCGGTCGCCGGGATCGAGAAACCGGGCATGGAGTCGGTCGGGTAAGCGTGCTTAGCGAAGCGAATGCCCATCAGGTTGTCGGTCACTTGGAAGTTGACGAGGTGCGCCATACCACCCAGCGCCGCAGCCTCGGTCGAGTGAGCGCCGCGAGCGCCGAAATCGACCAGCGCGAAGTCGGCCGGTGCCTCGCCGGTCTCGGTATAGTAGGAGTTCATCATCTTCCACCAGCGAAGCGAGCGGGTCGCGATCGTGGTCGGGTAGTGGACGGCACGCAGCAACATGGTCTCGACATAAGCCGCCATACCTGCCAATTCAGGATCGGTGGATTCTACGGTCACAAGCACACAGCCTTGGCCGACGACAACGCCTTCCGGAAGCGCGTGGACGCGGACAGGGATGAAACCGTTGTGGACCTCAACCACACGCTCCCACGCCTTGCGATTGAACGGGATGCCGTGGGCGGTCAATTCCGCTTCGGCCTCGTCGATCATGGCAGGCGTGACTTGCTGCATCAGGAAGTAACGCAGAGCGTATTGCAGGCCGAGGAATTGCACATAGGTGAACTCGCCGCCACGCCGCGCTTCGATGTAGCCGTAGCTGTTCTCGAACTCAGGGTGTTCGAACGTCCAGTGCGTGGCCTTGTAGGTGTCAGCGTTCAGGATGGGTTGAGTGAGCAAATCACCCACATTTTTGGCTGGGAACATGATTGGCCTCCTTACTGGATGTTGAGGGTGTCAGCGAAATGCTGGATGATGAGGTAGTGATCTTCGAACATCATGTCGCGAGTGATCTCGTCGATGTTCCAAAACCGTGCTTCGGCCGCGTCGTCAGCACCGCGCACCAACAAGCGCCGCGTGCCCGGCAGAATGCCGCCGTAGGCCATGCCCACCGTCCGCATACGAGTCGAACGCCACGGGTTGTCGAGCAGCTTGCTACCACGCACAGCCAGTTTGAGATCGTCGGCGGTAAGATCGGCGTTCAGTTTGAGGATTGACGTTTCCTCGATAAGCTCACGGATAGCGGCCGCCTCGAAGCGTTCCTCGAAATTGATGTGACCGCCCGGAAGAGCCCACAGCCCTTTACCGGGCATGAAGCCGCGCCGCACGAGAATGACACCACCTGCTTGGAACATGCACATATCAGCGGTCAGGTGGAACGCAGCGCCCTCGCCATGATAGGGGTGCGGCGGGAACTTGGCAGCCTCTTCATTGTGGAAGAAGAACTCAGCCTGCATTCGGCAGAACGCATCGGACACCAACCACTGGCGCAAGAACACTTCACTGCCCTTCGGCAGCTTCATCGCTTCGAGCGTTTTGATGCTGGGCTGCTTGTAGAGGGTGTTGCGGATACCGGTCGAAGAGTAGCCGTCACGCCAGTCCGCCGTGTTCGTGCGATCCCACTGTGGGAACAGCCGGAGGTAATATCCGGACTGGTCTTTCGAGTGACCCACAAGGGTAATTTTCGGGTCGGTGAGTGAGAGCAGTTTTGCGCCACCACTGACCTGACGCTGGACCTCGGCCACCCACTTGAGATCGGAATCTTGATCTTCCAATGAGAACAGGTAGACGCGATCGTTTTCGAGCGCCGAGAGCGAGCCGCGAACCATCTGCTTGACCTCATCGGCCGTAAATGGATTGCGAAAGTTGATGGGCTCATTGGCCGAGCCGATCATGACGAACACATACTGGGCGACTTTCATCGCCTCGTTGATGTTGTGCAAGTGCTGAGGCCCGAATGGGCGAGCCCGCATTGCGAAAACTGCGATGTCGAACATTAACTTTCCTTCCTTGGTCGAGGTGTAATACCAGTAAGCCGCTTTAATTCAGTGATAAGTCCACCAGAAATCTCCGCCGTGCTCCTATCTGCGAACAGGAAAGAGGCACGATTTTCGTAGCTGAACCCAATACACTTAGCGTTCATTGCTTCGGCTAGGCGCATCCAAAAATCACCGTGGTGGCCAATAAACCAACCTTCCTACCAGTCCCGGTATTGAAATTTATCATAAGGTGATCCTGCCTCCCACGCGAGGAGTCCTGCCTCAACTGTGTCTTGTTCCAGCATAGTCAATCAAACGCGATGAAGTTGATCTCGATACCAAGCTCGTCCAGCTTGGCAGCGAGGGTGCGGAGCGCCCCCAACGCCTCGGCGATGTGAGGCGGGCTATCCTTGGTAGGCGCGAAGTTACGGTAGGTGTTAATCCACGTGGTCTTCTCGACACACGCTTGCAGGATCGCTGCCTCCAGTTCGGTCCATCCGCCTTCCAGCTTGTGGCCGTAAGCTACTTCCCACAACCCCTCGACCGCCTTGGAAATTGCCGGACGGGCGTATCCCATGGCCAGAAGATCAAAGAGCGGATCGGTCCGGTCTTCGACTTCGCGGTCGATGTTGTCCCCGACTTGAGCCAGTCCCCACATCAAGGCCTCGGCTTCCTTGTCGTTCAGAGGTATGTATCCTAGTGCAGCGTTCATATCAGTCCTTTATGTGTTTGCGGCTGAACTGCTTGATGATCTTGCCATAGGCAACGATCTGGCAATATGCCGTGGTGGGGGTAGCCCGCATGAGTGCATAGTGAGAGCGCGCCTCGGTCTCTTCGAGATAGGTCACCGTAGTTGCGCCGAACGTGGTGACGTGCGTAACGGAAAAGCTCATTGCGAAGGTTCCCGGTAGTTGCAACCCCAGCCGCAGCCGAGCTTGTTGGCGAGTGATGCAGCGATGTCCTCGGCGCGTTGGCGTGTCTCACCTCGGGTGGATCGACTAGCATAGCGAAACTTTCGTTCCGGCGCGATGCGGCCACTGTCATCGTAGACCGTGATAAGGCCCTTACCATCGTCTTCGATGTAGACATGATTGTCCTGCATTTTCACTTTTCCTTGATGCCCAGCAATTCGATTTCTTCCGGAGTAAGGTTTGCCAAAGCTTCTCGGCGTTTCTCCTGCTGCACCTCGGGAATGTCAACGCTCAGCGGATACTCAGTCGGGCTTTCCAGCAAGAGCACAGCTTTGCCTTCGCGCTTGTTGAGAAAGACCGCGTGCTGTTGAGCAATGCTTGCATCGCTACCAAACCAACCCTTGTTCTTGGCCATACGCTTCGCTTCCTCCTCTAAGAGGGTTACGCCGATGATGCCCGGCGTGCGGCCGTATTCATCGATCGTGAGGCGGACAACGTAGACTTTGATAATCCTGTTGTTTCCGATCATACCAGCTTCTCCACGATGCGGCCTTCGCGACGAGCCGCGTCGGTATACTGCTTCATGGTGCCGGACGCTTCAAAATGAATGTCACGCTCGACCTTGAACCCGAGCGGTCCGCGAACGCTTTCGAGTTCGGTGAGGCTGATATAGCCGAGTTCCGGGGTGCCGTGGCCCAGATCGCACAAACCGAACATGGCATCGCCGTCAGGGCCGATCTCGCTGATCAGCCACGTCGCGGCCGCGTCCGGGTTGAAGAACTTGACTACCGGGTAGTGGTTGGAGCCGTCGCCGGTGCGGTCGCTCTTGAGACCGTTGTCACGCAGTTTGTCCATCTGCTTCTTCAAGATCAATTTCTGAGCCATTTGTCCGTCTCCTTCTTTGTTTCGGTAATTCGTTGATTAGGACAATTTTTCCGGTGTGTCAACCCTTGAAAAGTCGCAAGCCCTCAGTGGCCGTCCCACAATCGATACGGCCGCCGAAGATGTAGGCACAGGTGTCGATCGGAAGCGTATGTGTTTTGTGCCCGTCCCGGATTGGATAGGTCGGGTCGTGAATTACCCCAGCGATCAGGTTGTGGGAACGGGCGATTTCGACACGTCGGATCATCTCGGCGTAGTCACAACCAAGCACGATACAGGTGCCAAAGCCGTTGGCTTCCTGCACCCATTCGCGGAAGGGTTCGACGAGAAAGTGGTTTATGTTGAGGCCGAAGACCTGACCGGCATCGATGCAGAATGTAGTGCCCGCGTGGTTGGCTTGTGCCAATGCCTTACCCGGTTGGTAGTCCGGCACATCCTCCCGCATGAGCACGTAAAGAATTGGTGCGTTTTCGATCAGTCCCATTGTGTTCCTCCCCGGCCTTGTTCGCCCAGTTTGAGATTACCTGCGTGGTATTCCTCAGCCGCCAACAGCATCGGGGCCCACTTGAAATACTCGGCCCGCGTGCGTGGATCGAGAAAGAATTGTCGGTAGTCGCCGGGCTTGTAGGCCGACACGTTCAACAGCGCGCTTTCAGGAACCGTAATAGAGGTGCTAACTTGTTTGCTATAGTCCGAGCGCCAGTCACGGCTATCGCGGTTCCAAAAGAACTTGGCCTTCCGAGCGCGTGGCATCCATTTGTCGATAGCTGATACAACACCGGGGGCGGAATCGCCGTAAGGACGATACGACTTGTAATAGGTGCGGTTACCGCCGCGACGGAATGAACGATCTTCACGAGCATTCTCCCGTTCAGCTTCGCGGCGCAGCCAATACGCTTCCTGCCCAGTCACGATCGAGTCCGGTCCAAGACTTGCGTTCAGCTTGGCACGGAAAGCCTTAAAGTCAGGTGGATCGCCGTAAGTCAAAGTCATAGAGTCGTAGATCAACGCCACACTGGCCTCGAAACTCACTGGGTCCCATACCTTCACAGGTTGATGAGGATGAAGCACGAGGCTACGATCAAAAAGGCCTTGCAGAACAATACCGATACGATTGAAACGCTTCATGGCTTCGCCCACAAGCTCACAGGCATCGTCGTAATAGACGCTCGTCGGATTGAATGGTTGGGCCCCGGAGCATTTGGAGGGCATAGAAGGCTTACCCATCCAATTGCTCTTGTCATTGGGGTCCTTTTCCGCTTCCCACTCGGTGAGTTTGCGTTCGTATTCCTCCATCAGGCCGTCGTATTCGGCCTTGGGGAAGACGCTTTTGACTCTCGTGAAAATCTCGATCATTTGCTCGCGACTAGGATCAAAATCCTCCTCGTCCGGGAAAAGCTTGTCATCGAACTCGATGACGGTTTCGATGCGCCATAGCTGGTCGCCGTTCCGGACATAAAGAAAGGTGAGTTTGTCAGCCTGTGCAAGCTGGATGTTGATCATGGCATCAGCGATGCTTTCAGCGCTGCGTTCCTTCTGAGTGCGACGAACTCGAAAAGCGATGCAGCAGCGCGGAAACGGCAACAGGCGCTCCATGACGTGATCCTGAGCGATGAACTTGTCGAACTGATCGATCTCTTGGATCGTCATCCCACCCGTCTGGTAGTCAACGAGGCATTCTTCATCCATGTAATGACGGCGCTGCATGACACGCAGCTTCTCGTATGTCTGTGCCGGATCGCCGTCGCGGACCTTGACAGCATCTTCGGTCAGGCCAGCATAAATCTCGACGGTGAATACGCGATCCTCGATCGCCGCAATTGACTGCTTCATGGGCTTGATCGATGCCTGCATCGGAAGGATTGGCGCTTTCATCCACTGGGCGACTCGATTGTTGGCCTCCTCAACGCGCTTGAAGAGTTCCGGAAGCTTTTCATCTTTCGCCTCGATCAAGGCGTTCTTGTAGGCATCAGTGTCCACCTGTTCTGACAAGACTGCGAGGGCACTACCGCCCTCTTCGTTGGCATTGACGATACGTTGAGTAGGCACGACGCCCAAGCGCTTGGTGACATCATTGATCTCTCTCAAGAGTTCGTTGACTTCGGTTTGTGAATTGACCAGACAGCGGTGGATATACTCCGCAGCTTCCGGAGCCTTCTTCACACATTCATGCAGCTTGTTGAAATGAATCCGAGCCGAGGAATATGAGCCGTGGCGGCCCTCAGGAGGGCTCTGGACTTCAATGTAGTTCGAGCCGACATGCATGACACAGCCCAGCCAGCGACTTTTTTCGCCCCGGTGGTTAGTCGTGATCACCCACACCCACTCGCCTAGCTTGTAGCTATCATCTGCTTGGCCGAAGAATGGGTCGAGGTTTTGGCGCGTTATGTCGTTCATGCTTCTCCAACTCTCTCCAGCAAGGCATCGACCGCCTCATTGGCGGTGCCGAAGTTACCTACGATATGCTCAGGATATTTGCGGCCATTATCGACCCACGCCACCCACGTCATGCCGCTATTGCGGATGAGAGTGATCTTGATACCGGGGCGTAATTCCATCAGGCGAACTCCACCAGAAGCTCACCATACTCGCTCATGAACGCATCGATGTCGCGAACCTGCCGCTTGCAGGCGTCGGTGTCGGCATTGGGAAAATTACCGGGGCGCTCGATCACGCTCATCTTGGCGGCGCGGTTGTTCTGGAGCAATTCCAGATCGACTTCCGCCAGCCGGTCCCAGCCATATTCGCGGCCGATTGGGGTGTTGGTGATGAATGCATTCAGGCTCATTGTTTGTCTCCTTCTTCTCACTGATTCGTTGTCATTGAGTTGGTGATAGGACAATTTATCCGGCATGTCAAGCGCAGATACAAAAAGGCCCCAGCCCTTTCGGAGCCGAGGCCTCATCGTTAGCACCGTTACGGAGGTGTGATCAGGTGGACTGACGGCCGACGGTGTTGACCTGATCCCAGACCTGATCGGCGTGGATCAGCCCGAACACGAAATCAGAGGAGCCGAGCGACTGGTCCTGCTTGCCCATGCGGATCGCGTTGATTTGGTCATCCGGAAGCGCCTGCGACTGGCCACGATTGAGGATGGCGGATTCGCGGAGGAATGCGGTCGCCTGTCCTTCCTCGATCTTACCAAAGCCGGACTTTTCCATCGTTGCTGATTGGGTCATGTCATTCTCCTTTTGTTGTGGCCCATCATTGAGCCACGACTCAGGTATGCCATTCTTGCTGTGTAATGTCAAATTCAGCTTGTCTCACAAACGGACCACCCGACCACCTTTGTGTTTACACATCGTCGTGATATGATCGAGCCAGCGGCCCATGTCCCTACCGTGTGCGCTCCCGGTATAATAGGCCTCGTGGTAGTAGCTGTCGGTCACCAACAGGAACTCGAACTGTAGGCCGCGCCACTCCATCTTGGGTGGAGCACGCAGAACTCACGTCGCTTTGGGTCAAGCTGCCTCTGGAGATCGTGAGCGTGTTGAGGCGTGCCTACCACGATGCCGATACGGCATTCCTTCTTACTCACGCTGCCTTTGCTGCCTTGAACTTCATCTCATCATACAGGGTGACCGTAGTGCCCGGCTCGATCTCGATCCATACACGGGCCCCGCAACTGAGTTGACCATGGGTGCCCACAGCCCGGCTGGTTCCGGTCCATTCAGCGTCGCGGGCATAGACAGCCGCAGAGCTTGGTCCGTTCGGCTTGAGCGTGAAGACCGGGCGGTTGCCTCCATCCTTGGCATTCATGGCGATGAATTGCCGATTGACGTGAAGGACACCGCCCTTAGGTCCGATGGTAATTGTGCTGGTATTGGTCATAACCTGATTAACTCTCCTCCCGAAACCAAGCGACATTGCGAGCACTCGCGGATCGAGGTCTCGAAGTTGTGCCGCATATCCTCGTCGAACTCCTTGGGGATTGGCAGCACGTAAATCCTCTTAGCGCGGCCATGCCAGATGGACCACACCGAAAAAGCCACTGTCCGGGGAGGAGACAGTTCACGGTCGTAGGTATGGTTCAACGACGACGCGATGTCCGAATTGGGAGCGATAAAGACCGTCTCGTAGATCATACAATCTTCTCCATGAACATTGCACGCATAGCTGAGCCCGTCATCTCTATGTCGTTGGTGACTTCAAAGTCGGTTGGATCAAGTTCAAACAGGTTGGCCATGCGAAGGAACTCTTGGTGTCGCAGGCGGCCCAACTCGAAAGTCTTGTCAAAGCGTCCTTCGCGCTTGAGGGCCGGGTCAAGCTTCTCGTGGTGGTTGGTGGTTGCCACCACGACAAGACCGTCAGGACACAAGATACCGTCAAGGACGTTCAGGAGAGCCGACAGTGAGAGGGGTCCACTCTCTTCGTTACCGTCCTTCTTCTTTTCGGCGTCCTCACGGTTAACCTTAACGCCCGCCGCGTCGATGTCCTCGATCGCGAGAATGATTTTGGACCAGTCCCGCGTGCCTGAAAGTAGGGCGGTCAGTTCCTTGTCGTTGCCCACCGATCCGAGGTTGAGGTAGAAGATCGATCGCTCGGTCTCGGCCGCGACAGCGTGAACCATGCTCGACTTACCGCAGCCCGGTTCGCCGTGTAACATGATGCCAAGGTGGTGCGGGAGGCCTAGCCGGTGGTGGTCTTCCTTCTTGTTTTCGAAGTGCTTGATGGCTTCGACCACCTTCTCGCCTGTATAGTCGCGAGTGATCACGCTATCCATCCGGCGGAGCGGCAGACGGCCCATGCGGCTCCAGCTTTTGCCATCATTGATGAACACCGGCACCTTGTCGAAGGATGCTTCCGCCACGCCCGCCGCTTCGCTGACCGCCTGAGAAAACTTCTCCAGACGCGAGCGCGATCGGCCAAGGATGGTCACGGTCAGGTGTTCCTTAAACTCCTTGGTTTGTTGCGACTCCTCAAGGCTGCGTTCGAGCAGCATCGGCCAGTGCTTGAAGAAGCCGATGTGTGTGCCGTAGCCTGCCGTCAGGCCGCGATGCTTGGCATACTCACGCCATTCCTCATGGTCGAACCCGATCTCGGTCTGGAAGTTGAAGTTCCGGCTGAACCGATCCCACACCACATTGTGCGTGATGAACCGACTGACCGCTTCATAGTCGGCCGAGTCGGAGTTGAAGCGGACTGTGGTCGTGGTGACGCGGGTCATCATCCGCCACAACTTCTTGGGAATTTCCTGTCCCCACGTGATGATGGCGGCAAGGATACCGGCCACCACAGCGGCTTGGCTGAGACGGTTGTTCAGAACTTGATCTTCGAAGAAAGCCCACGCGCCATCCCACGTAAACAACGTGGAGAGATTGGCAACGGCTGGGATACCTTGAGCAGAGGCTTCGGTCAGCATGTCATCCCCACTTATCGGCCGCGCTGAGCGGATCGTTATCAACTTCAAGAAATTCGCGCTGGATACCCAAGCCGCGAGCTTGCTTTGCACAATTGGTGGTGCCTGTGCCTCCGGGGAAGACCAGTAAGATGTCCGGCTGGAAATCGCGCAGCATGGCCCCGTTTCGCTTGATACCAGCGGCTTTGTCCAGCCCATCCCAGTCCGCAACGTAGCGTCTCCATGGCATGTCCCAGAGCTTGCACCAGTTCCATGCAAGGCGATCGACGCCGGTGGCGCAGCCAAAACCGAACTCGGTGATGTCATGGAAGAAGCGATAGGAATCGAGCAAGGACCAGACAAATCCAAGGTCCTCGAAATCCCGACCACCTGTGACGCAAGCGCGACAGCCCGGTCCACGCGGACGCTTCTCGCTCTCCTCAACACGGAGCACATCGATCATGGAGTAGGTTCGGATCGTCATAGGGTGCTCGCGATAATAATAATAAGAACGACGAAAGCGATGATCATCCAAGTGTAATCAGGTGGTGTTGGAGGCCCGGCTGTATCACCTGCCAAATAGGCGGGGTGATAGATCATATCACGGAGCCCTCAGGTTCAACTCAGGTGCTTGCCGAGAAAGGCCGTCCAGAGCGGCTTGTGTCACAAAGACGGGACCAAACATGCCGCTGGCGATGTAAATCGGGTAGCCTTGCAGTGTCTTGACCTTCTCGCCGCGAAAGCCGACGTAGCCGTTACCCAGTGCTTGCTCATACTGGTAGGGCGACATAATCACAGCGGCCGCCTTCTCCGCTCGTGTTGGTGAGTGGCCTTTGTTCACTCCAAGTTCGGTCAAGGCGTGGAGCGCCCGTTTGGCAATCGTCGCCGAGGATACCTCGATCTCACGGACTCGGGCGCGAGCGAAGCTGGCTTCGGCTGCCAGTGATTCCGCTTCTTTTGCCTTGATGTCGTATTCATCCGCCAGAAGATGAATGAGCATCTGGGCTTCACGCTTGGTCCGCTTCGTCGTCCAGAAGCCCGACAGGCGCGAGGCGACCTTCTCGGCGATTGCTTTGTAGCTCATACGCCTTTCTCCATGTAGCCTTGTTCATAGACGACCCGCACGAAGCGCGAGCCGATCTTGGGGTGATTGTTTTCGGTGTATTCGACCACCTCGAAAAACTCGGAAGTCGGTCGGGCGAACTCTACGAGTTCGTCGTTGGTTTGAGCAGCAAGAGGTCCTTCGATCGGGCGGTAGCGCGTCGATACAGTCTGGTTTCCTTCCCACATCAGGTGTCCGGTGACCTTGTAGATAGCACCCGACTTTCGGTGCTTGAAGAAAGCACCGACCGGGGTGCGGGCACGGGCTTCTTGGATCAGGTAACGGAGTTCAGACGGCGAGAGTTTCATGGTGTCTCCTTGGCTCTTATGCATACTAAAATTTGCGCCTATGTCAAGCGCAAGTTACCCTACGAAACAAAAAAAAAAGAGGCCGGGACTGGCCCGGCCTCAGTTGCACTCGCAGCTTCGCTGCAAACTTTATTGGACCAGTGCGACCAGTGCATCGATCGCTTCGATCTCCCGCTCTTGTTCGGAGACTTGGGCTTCGAGAGCCTTGGTCAGGTTGTCGCCGAACGGCTTGCGGATGCTCTGCACTTTGAGTTGGCGTTCCTTGCGCTCGGTTGCGAGGAAGCGAAGGGCGGTTTGTTTGACGGTTGCGTCCACAGTATTCTCCAGAGCAAATTGCGCTTATGGCAATTTTCACTACACAGAACAGTGTCCGGTGTCAATCAAAAAATGCGCCTCCCCGGTGAAAGTCGTATTGCCAGATATACCGATCCTCGACCCAGATGCGGCGGCGCACGACGTGCTCCCACCAGACGAGGTATTCGTCATCGCCGTCGATGATCCAGACCGGATACCATGCGAACCATGAATGCCACGTGTTGCTCATGCTGCCACCACCTTGGCCGTGATGACCTTGCGGTGGGATGCGCCCTTGGCCGCACCTGCCTTGATGTCCTTGAACAGGACGCCTTCGATCGGCTGCATCTCCAGCAGAAAGATGGCCTTGTCGGGCGCTGCATTCGTCTTGAGGTCCAGTGTAAGGTCGAAGCCATCCACCTTACCTACCAACAAGCGGGCGTCACTGATGGCGTCGCTGAGAGCAACCGCGTTGATGATCTGATCTCGCAGGATCGAGACGGCGTTGACCAGATCGGCGAGTTGTGCGGCGATCTCAGGCACGGGTCGTAGTGCGCGTGAAGCCATTATTCCACCTCCGTGACGGTGTTGCAGCCTATTGATTCGAGCCACGCCTTAGCGGATTCAAGCGTGCCGAAGTTATCGAACAGGATGGTGGCTTCGAGAGGATCGTCTTCACCTTCCTCGGCTTCGATGTTCTGGCCGAAGATGAACAGTTCGCCGCCGATCTTGAAGTTGGGATCGTATTTGGTGAACAGGTCAGCGTTGGTTGGCTCGGCCATGGCGATGCCCTTGGCATCCATCATGAGGTCATCGATCTCGGCCAAGTTGGTGCCCGGCTGGATGATGGCTTCACCAAAGGCATTGTAACGAAACGGCATTTGTGTTTCCTCCTGTGTTGGGTAAGTGATAATAGCGGCGTTGACTTGTTGTGCAAGCCTAGGGGGTGATCTCGCGAAGAGGGCGACGGACGAACATGATGGCTTCCATAAGTTTCATACCACCACCCTCTCCGCGAGAAAATCACGATCACGTTCCAGCCCAACAAGCACGCGGCGACGGGTGTCAGCCGAACCAGTGCTCAGAATGTAGCCGAGACCGATTGCATTCTCAATTTCATTCTGGAGTATCGGATTGTTTTCGCGAAGCATCTGGAAAAGCTGCACCTCGATCTCGAAAATCTGATCGCACTTGTCGTAGACGAGGCCGGCAGCATCGAAACCGTTCAGCAGTTCGGTCACGCCGAAGTCCAGCGATCGGAACATCTTCAGAGTCGCCTCAAACAGGCCATCAGGCGCGTCTTCCATCGCGACTCGGAAATTTCGGTAGTGTTCGGCGATCTGCGAAAGATCGATGTTCTTGCGAACGGTCATGTCTGTCTCCTCTGATTCGTTGTCGATGAGGAGGGGATAGGACAATTCTTCCTATGTGTCAAATGTTACAGTTCATTTTCCACGAACTTCGTATGCGCCAAAGTTCGGTTTCTTAACAGACTGACCCCGGTCGTCCGAACCGATCCGACAGTCCAGTAGCATTCAAGAAACGGTGGCTTATCATGGTAGACGGGCATTATTTTAGAGCCGACACCAGTTGAAGATAGGCCATGTCGAGATCGTCGAAGACCAGCACCCCGGCGCGTTTGCACGTAATGTCTACGTTGCCTTTGCGCCAGAAGCCATCGGGGCATGAGACGATCAGCTTGTAAGGATCGCGCTCCAACCACATGCCGAGTTCCAGCAACGTGATTGGAGATTTGGAGCCCGGTTCGAAGTGCATGAAGATCGTGTCCACCTCTTCAAGGTAGTCAAGCTCCCACTCGACTTGCTCGCGGAAAACCTTATTGCTCGCGCTCGGCTCCAACGACGGGTCCCAATCGTCCCGGCGCGGGTTGTATACATGAACCGGCTTTTCCAGCTTGTTCAGGATGTTGTAGGCTTCCTGTTGCCAGTCTCGGCTCGCACCGTTGTCGATGGTCCCGGCCAAAAAGACCGTATGGACATTCATTGTTCCGTCGTCGCTAATGCGGTGCGGAGGCTTGATCAAGAGTGCGGTCATGAAGTGTGTCTCAATTGACTATCATACAGGTAGATAACGAGCCGATCAATGGCGTCTTGATCGGACTCCTCTGGCAGCGTGGATATTTCGGCAGCCGCTTCGACCTTCTCGACCAATTCTTCGAGCGTGCGACCAACTTCCGAAAATGGGAACTTACCCAGCTTGATGGCCAGAAGCTCTTCGGCGTCAGGGCGAGGAAACGTGATGCGGCCAGTAGCCAAAAGCTCCAACGCTTGTCGAGAAACACGAATGGCGTGGCTCATCGCCTTCCAGTCCACGCCTTCGTTGGTCATCGCCATACGGGCGCGCTCGCCATAGTTCTCGTAGATGCGGGCATAGACTGCGTGGGCATCCTTGATCGTCGTCGTGTAACCACACCTACGGTTGACCACACTAAGATGCATGATCGGTTGACCGTGCGACATGATCGGCACAAGTTCGGAGAACTCGTGCATCCCACAAAAGGCGTCCAGAACCGGGTCAAGTTCGCCCAGCTTGGTCTTACCTCCAAGCTCTTCCATCCCTTTGGCCAGCAGATCGACAATGCCCTTACAGGCCGCCATGCGGGAGCCTTTGATGCCATACTTGTTGGCTTGCTGCCGACAGTAGCCCACGAAGCCTTTACACTCGCGGTTGATGAATCCGGGCGCTTGTTCGCGGACGTATTCCCACTCGGGCGTGATGAGTTCGATCGCGTCGTCGGATGCGAACAGGATTTCGGTCGCGGTGGTGTCACCCTTGACCAGCATATCGAAGAACTTTTGCAAGGGATAGGACTGATCGTCGATGTCGTCCACAGTGTTCTTTCGCGTGTCGTCTCCGGTGCCACGATCAATCACCTTGGGCACCCGGCCGAGCACGATGTCCCGGCCGGAAGGGAGAAAAACTCCCTTGTAATCGAGGTCCGAGGACGGTGTGTTGGTGCCGTAGAGGTGTGATCCGTGCCGGATGCGAACGATCTGCTTGGCTGGTTTATAGATCATCAAAACAGAAGCCACGCCCAGATAGCCGCACCAATCCACGCCATCGTGACGACGATGACTACGATGATCTGAACAGTAAAGACAACGCCGATCGCATTGGTGCTTTCTTTGCTGGAATTGATCGAGATCAGAGCGCCAATACTTACCAGCAGGAGGTTGAAAATCAAGACCACACCCACGCGGACGCTAAACGCGAGCGTTTCCAGCCCAAGTCCGGCTGGCACGATGAACCACTCCCACATCTGACCGAGCACGTAAGCTTGATAGGCCGTTTTCAGAAAACCGGTCACGAAGGCAATCAGCCATACGACCACACCAGCGAAGAGTTTGCCGATAAGTCCTGCTTGTGCGCTATTCATAATACCTCCCTTAATCCGTCCGACCAGTCCTGCACACGATCGTAGGCGCTCTGGGCGAGCGCTTCGATCTCTTCGTTGATGCCGTCGAGAATTTCCTGCGTGACAGGACAATCCGGACCGCCCGGTCCGGCGTCTGCCTGCAATTCCTCAAAGTCAGCTTGAAGTTCGCTGATCTCGTTTGCGTAGCAGTTCCAGACAGCTTCCTCCATGAAGGCGAGTGCAGGGCCGAAGCCGCTCAGTTCCCTCGGGTTGAGAGGCCTTCGCATTCGATTCTTGTTGACCGCATACATGATTCGTTTGTCTCCTTACGTTGTTGCAAAGATTTAATAGGACAAATAATCCGGTCAGTCAATCTAAATTTTTCTCAAGCCTCGTTCGAGCCATGCAAAGAAGCTATCTTCATCCATGGTCCCAAGCTGATTAGCAATCACGTTACCATCGCTGATGAGCATGAGTTGTGGTGTGCCCTTGACCTGCATCTTCTGGCCGGTCTGGGGCATTTTCTCGATGTCAACCTTCACGATCTGAACGCGATCGAGGACAGGATCGTCAATACTCAGCAAGTCCTCCATCATCACGGACGGGCCGCAGAACGAAGCGGTGAAGAAAACCAACACCGGCTTCGTTGCTTGCAGAACATCCTGATCGAATGTGGCATCAGTGACGATCACCGCAGGATCGTCCGATTACGTTCAGAAGGCATCCGACATGCGCCCGGCTTTTCCTTCTTCTTCTTCTTCTGCTCAGTGGAGGGCTTGGTCTCCGCTTTGGGGCGGTTGTCCCACGCTTCGGTGACCTCGCCGAAAGGCGCATCGACGAAGAACGCCTCAGGGTTCTTTTTCTCCTTCTTGTCCCACAAGGGGTCGATGGAGACGCGGACCGCGCCGTGCAACGGGACGTTGATGATCGTAACCCGTCCCTCAAGCCCGCTCATCATGTCCTTGGCCATGTCGCCCAGTTTAATGTGAATGTCAGGCACCTCATCGACACGTTCAGTTTTCTTGATCATGGTGGTCCTTAAAATTCGAAGTTGATGACATCCTCGGAAGGCACGAACGAAGCCCAGCCCACATTGTAGGCGGGACCTGCGTCGTATTCGATCTTGTGGAACGCACAAGCCGCTTTCCAGCCCGCGATGAATGCGTCCTCACCCAGCGCGACTTGCATATCAGCAAGCGCGCCGGAATGAATGATCATGTCGCGAATATCATCGGACGGCGCAACCACGTGGTTCGTCATATCGATGGCGAAAATGGGACGACCATCATCACCAATAGTGACAAAACTTTGATCACCCAGCCCACCTTCCTTGAAGGCTAGTTCAATCTCCCGCACCATTACAGGCGGGAGAAAGAGGATTCCTTGAAGCTCGCTCATGCGTCGGCCGAGAGACCGAGCATGTCGCGCATTTCGGCGTCGTTCTCTTCGAACAGGCGCGAGATGTTGACGCGATCGTCCTTGGTGCTGACGCTGCCATCGTCATCCTTGACGTTGAAGCGCACCATGGCGTAGTCCGGATCGGAGGACATGCCCAGATAGGTGGCACGCACCAGATTGTGCGGCAGCAGTCCGGGCAGGACCGACACGGCAGCAATGACGATCACGTCGCCGCCGATCGTCATTGCTGCCATCCGCTCACGCGCTTTGGCCAGCGTCCGCTCGTTGTCGGCGCGCTCTTCGGGCGTCAGATCGGGCGAGTCCACGTCGAACTCTGCAATCTGTTCCTCGTCTTCGTCTTCTCCATTCTGAACACGGGAGCCTTCACGGATCGCTTCGGCCAACACACCGGCGATGATGTTAATGCCAAGCCGCTTGATGATCTCGCCGATCGGCATCGCTTCGCTGGAGCCACCCACCATGCCCTCGCGCTGGCCGCTGATCGCGGCCTCGGCGGTATAGCTTTCCTTGAGCTTGACGACGTGGAAAACGCGGCCGGGGTTCTCACGCGTGAGGCGCTGGGCTTCCTTGCTGGCGGCGATCCGGGAGAAATGCCGCTTGGTCGGCGCGTTGCCTCCTTCGGCGACGACGAAGTAAGTGGGCTTTTCTTCGCCGTAGGTCTTGGTAATTTTCAACATAATTCATTCCCTCCTTTTGCTTCGGGTCCTTGGGTCATAGGAAAATATATCTTAGTTGGCAACCTAAAAATTCTATGCTTGCAACAATCGGTAACGCTCGCTTGCCGTAAACTCAGCGACGCCGTTTGGTCCTTCGATCATGGACACGCTCTGTTCGGCGAAGTGTGAAGGCACGACGCCACGTGACGGGTTCAACCAACGGCAGGCCTTTTCAAATTCGCTAATCGACAGTCCTGTTTGCGAAAGACGCCGGACCAGCTTTGCGTATTCGTCGCTCTGGAAACGAGCGTGTTGTTCCGGGCAATCGCCTTCGATGCCAATTTGCCAGCGAACCATGTCAATGAACTCATCAGGCGCGACGCCTAAGCAACGCTCGAAGTGGCGGCCGATCGCATACATGGCTTCGCGTAAGTCGTAATGGTAAGATGGCTTTCGGTTCTCGTCGTCGTATATTACCTTGAACTTCATCTTGTGGTTCGCGTCCCAGTGAAGGTCTGCGTAACGCTCCAAGCCATTGTGGTCTTCGGCTAACCACGTCTTGTTGCGTGTGTAGCGGAGAACCGGCACGATAGGATTGCGAGACCAGAACGGCGTCATACCGTCACGCAGGTTCGCCCCGCCTGTGAAGTCCGGGGCCAGCCAGAAAGCCGATGGCTGTCGCATGAAGTTGATGATCGTGGCGATCTTTTCATCCATGTCGAACGACGGGGTTGATAGATCGAATATCGGCTTGGGTTCTGGCTTGGGTTCTGGCGGTTCCTTGTAGAAGAAGACGTGGAAATAGTCTGAGGGATACCGCGAACGGAACCAGCCCGGCCCGAGCTTTTCGCCGTTCTCAGAGTCAATGCACCCGAAGCGCCAGTCAATCGAATAGTGGTCGTAATCGATGTCACGCTTCTTGGCTATCTTGGCGACTTCAACGTCAAAGCTGTCATCGCGTATGTGGTCGTGTTGTCCACGCATGATTTCATTGCGGTAGACCTCGACCGTCTCGACGAGCTTCCATCCAGTGTCGCGTCTGATCAACGACTCGGCAAGTGATGGCTCCCACAACTCACGACGCAGCGCCCCATACGTGGCGATGCCAGCTTCGGCGGCGAGAGCCGTGCCAAACAGGATTGCAAGCGTCGTCAGCAGCATCAGTTGCGGTCCACCATGATCTGGAAGCCTTCCTTGTTGCTCTTCCACCATGCATCCGGGTCGTTGAAGGCTTGCAGAAAGCCCTCCATGATTGCACCGTCAACACGGTGGGTGGGCTCGCGCTTTTCGTTGATCTCGTGGATGTATTCCTCGGTGCGCTCGAACACGATCACCTTGATCGGAGCGTTCCGCATCTTGGCAAAACTGATGAACGGACGATACGAGCCCAGCATCATGCCGGTGTCCGTGACGGCCCACGAGTCTTGGGGCCACAGCTTCATGGCCGACATCATCATGTCGGTGACCATAAACGACTTAACCTCCTTGGGCAGCGGATGGCTCCAGTAGGCCTTGCGCGAACCGAACAGACACTCGCGGGCGCGATCACGTTCAAGGCGAAGCGTCGCATGGGGCAGGTGATTGTCAGCCCACGTGCTCTTTCCCGCACCGGGCAGCCCGACAGTCAACGTAAGGCCTTTGAAATATGGGGTAAAGGTCATTGTTGTCTCCTTGATTCACTGCTTGTCTAACAAAAGTTGCGGTCAGCGTCAATCATCAGTTTCGTCGGGAAGTTGGAGCGGATCACTTACGTTTGAGGTCATGGTATGAAGCCCTGCACGGGCGATCAAGTTCTGGGTGTAGCCATGCACCTCGATCTTCGCCGCTTCGACCACTTCTTCCATGTGTTCGCCGAACTGACTGGCGACGAAAGGCGCGGCGCTGGTGAGCTTCGAACGGGCCACCTCGGCATTGCGACGAATTTCGTCCTTCTTGACCTTCGACACCTTCATGTCATCAATACTGGCCAGCAGCGTGTCGAGCGCCTTGATTGCCTCTGCTAAATCCTTCTGCATCTCCTTACCGAATTGATCGGCCCGGCTGGAAGGCATCGGCAGGGCGGGGATGCGTTCGCCGTGCCACTGCAAGGTGCAGGGAACGCCAGAGCCGACGTTGAGGGAGGAGACGAGTGTCGCCCACTGTGCTGCGCTCAGAGCGATCTCGATCAACTTTTCGCGATCGAAATGCCTGTCATTCGACAGATCGCGATGAAGCTCGCTCGTCGAGATGGACAGAACCACGTGGTTGTTGTGAACAAAATCCGAGCCATAAAGGGCTAGATGTCCTGAGCGACGCGAAGCGGAGACTTGGGCAAACGCCGGGTGCATGGTCTTCGTCGCGTTCTTGCGTCCCGGTCCTTTAACCGGCTCAATGATCGGTTCTTGCGTGTCAGCCATTAGTGAACTCCCGGTGCGATCAACACCAAATCTTTGAGGTTCCAGTAGCGGGTTCCTCCCATAGGACGATCCAGATATACGCCTTTCAAGCCCTTCAAAAAACGCTCGATCACCGCCAATTCTCCCATACGCTGCTTGGGCACGCTGTCCTTGAGTCGGACGGTTGCCCCTTCGCAAAAACGTGTGGGCTTGATCTCGGTGACATATCCCTTGCTTTTGACCTCACGTGCCTGTTGCTCGTCATCCACCAGAACGACGGGACGGACGCGAGCAAGCCGATGGGCCGTATCTTCACCAAGCCGGTCGTAGCGCACGATCTCGCGGCCAAGTTCAGCCTTGTTGATTGCGATCTTCGCGGTTCTCAAAGACGCGTAAGTTCGAGGATAGTTGTTACTCATTCAGTTACCGCTTGATACGCTTCCACCGCGACAACAAGCGGCCAAGCCATTCGGCGCACTGGAAGCGAATTTCGAGGTTGACGCGCTCGGTTAGTTCCCGAGCGCGCTCTTCGAGAGACCGGCTCATGCGGCTTCCTCATACCAGCGACAAGCCTCGCTGACGCTGGAGAGTCCGCATCACCTTGATCTGCTCGTCTTCTTCGGTCAGGTAACCCCAGCCCTCACGAAAAGCCGCGATGTCACAAACGATGATATTGACCAGAGCCGGAAAGCCTTGCACTGCCCGTGTGAGCTTGGACCAATGATGCGGGTTTACGTCACCCAGCCGAGGACTGATCCAGCGCTTACCGTCGCGCGGTCCTTGCCAAGTATCGACGTAGACTCCCTTCTGGCACGTGTCACCGTCGAACTCGATGGTGATGTAAGCACCGCCCGGTGCCTCGATACGGACGTAAACCTCGCGACTTTTGGGATTACCAGAGCCGTCGCGAAAGCGGGTCAGCGCCCGGTCTTCGATGGCGACGATAGCCCCTGCATCGAACGCCGCCACCGCCAGATGGTTGGCCATCTTGAGGCGGTCAGCCTTGCGGGTCTCGGACCATTGTGAGATGTCAGCCATCAGCTATTCCTGCGCGGTATAGAGGTTGTTAATCAGCCCTTCGAGATCGAGATCGTCGAACCCGCTCACAGCTTCTTCAAGCGCATCGACCGCAGCCTCAGCAAGGTTGCCCTTGTCACCGCCTTGCAAGCTCTCCGGCATGTTGTCGAAGTATTCCTGCTCTTCATCGCGGACTTCCTCGATCGCCCCACGGAGTTCATCCACGAGAGGGGAAAGCTCCTGTTCAATCCGGGCGATGATCCCATCGATCTGCTTGCGGCGTTCTTTGTTCATCTGTCTATCTCCTGTTTCGTTTCGGTGATTCAGGGATAGGACAATTTATCCGGTATGTCAAGCGTTATCGGGAAGCTGAAACAGTCCGTGGGGGGATTTCTTGTCAAGGTCGATCATACGAACTGACTTGACGCACTTGTTACCTACCCAGACATCAATGATGATTCCCTCCTGTGTCATAGGATCGGCCCAATGTGCGGTCACCACAAGGCTGGCGGCGATCGCTTCATTCATCGCTGACGTGATCTCGGTCTTGTGCTCTTCCATGGCGCGTTGGAGGCGGGTCTTCTTTGGTTTCTTAACCGGTTTGGTTTCGAAGCCTGTGTTGTCGAAAACTTCTGCACCGGGCATATTTTTCTTGGCGCTTTGGATCGCGGCCAAAGCCGCTTGCTTAGAGGAGTAGCCCTCGGTCGCGAACATCACTTCGGAATTGTATTTGAACCGGACGCGATACTCGCCCGCCTTGTCCTTGTAGAGTTCCCATTTGTGTGGCACTAAAATACCTCCTTGACCGGGACAACCGTGCAAGTCCGCCAATGATTAGACAGGCGCTCAGCGGCGGCTTCG